TGTGGGCTTCAGAACACTAAATAAGGTAGTTTAACAAAATATACAATAGATAAAATACGAGATTAGGGGTACTATTTACCTACATTCTGTTGGTGCTGGACAAGTTAAATTTACTATAAAACACTCATCGTTAGCAGCAACGCTAATAATGGTAGTAATGCTAGTCTTAGCTACTTCAATTCTAATAATGGAGTCAGTAATGCTAATACCAATGTGGGCTTATTATATATTTTTTATTTAGGTAATTTGGTTTCATTTTACAGTCTAAATAGTACCCTTGCCTCTTGGCAAAAGACAACGTAGTATTTAATAACTGGATGTTAGTAGGTTTAGTCTCGAACGCTTCTAAAATAAATATATAAGACTTGAAACGTATAGGTTATTTACATGATAAGGTTTATGATATAGAGAATATCGAGAAAGCTGATGATAAAGCTAGGAAGCACAAGTCAGTTAGATGGGGAATCCTCAAGCATGACAAGAATAAACAAGAGGAGAATGAGAAGTTATCGGAGCAGTTAAAAGACCTGGTCTATGAGACTTCTGAGTATAGTACGTTTAAGATATATGAACCTAAGGAAAGGTTAATATTTAGACTACCATACTATCCAGATAGAATAACACATCACGCTATAATGAACGTGATGGAACCTATTTGGACTAAAATATTTATAAAACATACCTATTCTTGCATCAAAGATAGAGGTATTCATAATGTAGCTTATGATTTAAGAGCAGCATTAACTGAGCATCCCAATGAAACTCTTTATTGTTTGAAGATGGATGTTAGAAAGTTCTATCCATCTATTAATCACGATATACTATGTGAAATTATTAAGAGAAAGGTAAAGGATGCAAGTCTTCTAGTATTACTCATTGGAATCATCTATTCTGCTGATGGAGTTCCTATAGGTAATTACTTATCTCAATTCTTTGCTAACTTATACTTAGCTTATTTTGACCATTGGGTCAAAGAAGAATTAAAATGTAAATTCTACTTCAGGTATGCTGATGATATTGTAATTCTCAGCAGTGATAAGAACTTCTTAAGAACAGTACTTATAGCAATTAAGATGTACTTGAAGGAGGTTCTAGATTTAAGGTTAAAACCAAATTATCAAATATTCCCAGTAGATGATAGAGGTATAGACTTTGTAGGCTATAGGTTCTATCATACCCATGTATTACTAAGGAAGTCAATTAAGATTAGATTATTTAGACTGGTAAAGAAGTATCAGTCTGGTAAGATTGACAGACAAGAATTAAGAAGGAGAATGCAATCCTACTTTGGTTGGTTGAAGTTCTGCAACTCTAAGAATTTGTTAAGAAAGATTCAAAGGGAAACAGGTCTAAGATTCTCTAATTGGGATGGGAAGAAATCTAATATTTCTAGATTTTATAACAAGTATATTCATGTTGTTGATATGGTTAGTTACAGTAAGTGTTTTAGAGTTAACTTTGTATACAATAACAAATCCTATTACTTTGAGAGTAAGAGCAGAGAGTTATTCTACTCTCTAACAAGATATTCATTCCCAGTAAATTTTAAAATAAGACCTTATGTTAGAACCAAAAAGAGTAGAAATGAATGTACAGCCTAACTCAATAGAAAAGCTAGGTAACGGCACATATTACTATAATTACGACATTACGTCAAAAGAAGTTGATGTTACTGACCCAGAGACAGAGGAAGTAACACAAGAAACAAGGTGGACATATATACAAGTTCATCTACATGGTCAACCAGACCACAAAGAATGCATTAAAGCTATTATTAGACAGTATGTAGACCAAGATGAAGAGTTTGATTTAATTAACAGCTCCAATAGTATTGTTTTAGGTTTATCTGACAATCAAACTGATAGACAGAAATACCTAGATTATCTTACACTGGTAGGAGAAATCAAAACTAAAGTAAGAGCTGACTTCAACGTATAATTATGGATTCAGTATTTAAAATATGCAAGAAGGGAGCTTGTGGTATTACAATAACTGGACTTGAAAGGGATAATGACGAGTACTTAAATGAGACTGATGAAATTACAGTAAGTACTCGTAACTATGCCTACAGTCAGACAGTTACTCTTAACGCTATAACAAGTATTAAGTCTTCAGGAGACGAAGTGACTCAGAAGTATGATATTGTAGAGCATGTTATAGACTGCATTGACGAATCCGAAATGGAGATGCCCATTGATGGTCTATATGAAGTAACTCACATAATCTTACCAACAGATGTGTGGCTTGAATATGTATTGGAAAGAAATCCTACTGCATTAACAGCTTACAATTCTGTTTACTACTACGATACACAATCGGAATCATTCATGAAGTATGTTGATGGGGAGTCTGTAGGAGTGACTGTAGAGGAGATATTAGAGGTTAATGCCACACCTCCTGCTACTGTTACTGAGAAGACTACTACAATCATTAGAGGTGATAAGAACACATTCTGTGTTTGCCACATTAATGAATGCTTCTACAGATTGTGCAAGAACCTTTTAGGGGACTTACCAGGAAGATGTAAGAACAAAACTGATGATGTTAAGATGCTAATCTATAATAGAGATATTATATGGATGGCAATTAACGTTATTAAATACCTAATTGAGTTAGGTCAATACTATGAGGCTCAGAGAGTCTTAGAGGACATTACTCAATGCGGAGGAATTTGTAAAGATGTTATGATTGACAAAAATACTATAGGAGGAGGTGGTTGTGGATGCAATGGCTAACCTAAAGTTGAAAGTAATCAAAGACTTTGACAAGTTCCTTAAGAGGTTAAATAAAGGATATATTGAGAACTATGATATGATTCTCCATCAAATATCCTTTATTCAGACTTGTCAATACTTTGATAAAATAGATGGAATATACGAATTTCTAATGAATAATTAACATGGCAATAGAAAGGGATACAAGACGTTATGCCTGTATTCATGATTTGAATAATTATTTCAAGAAGAAAGACTTGTTAGGTGGTTTAACTGATTTAGAGCAGGAACAGTTAAGAAAGAATATAGGTATCATTGATTATACTGGAGAAGGTGGACAATCCAAACCATTAGAAGTTACCTACGCAGTACTCAATGATAATATAGGTAAGAAGAGTTTAGTAACAGGGGCAAGGTATGTTATTACAGACTTTCAAACTATCTATTCTTCTAACGTTACTAATAGTTCTGGTCAGAAGGTTACGTGGGGCACTGATAGCTCCACTAACCCCTCACCTATTTGGAAGCTAATTGTAACAGCTATTACTAATAATAGGTTAGACCCAAGGGTTGTTATTGATAATGATAAAATGAAGGATTGGGTTATTGAATATGACCCTACCAAAGAAACTCTCGAAGATGGGGTTACTACTAAAGGTAGAATAACATTTATGAGAGACAATCATTTCAATTCAGCTCACTATGACTTTAAGAATATAAAGTTTAGAAGGACAGCTGAGGAGTTAGACAACACTAATCTTAATCTTGGAGCAGCATATGGAGATTTCTATACATTCTCAGATTTAACTGGAGGAGTTATTACTGATAGTTCTGAATTACATAATACTAAGCACAATGAATTGAAACAAGGATGTACTAATAATATATTCTTGGGAGACACGTATGATAATGTATTAGAGGCTGACTGTAAAGGTAATACATTCCTCAGAGGTTGTCATGATACAACTCTGAGGTGGAACTCAGTTAATAATATGTTTAATGAGAATGTATGTTACATGGAAGGGTCATTATATAATAAAGTATTTCCTATTGGAGATACTAGTTTATCAATGACAATTACCAAAACAATTCATAAGGTTAATGAAGCTACTATTATATCCTTCTTAGACCCTATGACATATGCTTATCAAATCATTCAAATCTAAATATGGCAGAGTTTATACGTCTTGACGAACAAGAACAAGAAGCTCCCATTTTACCTGACTGCCCACATTCCATTTCTAATATAAAACCTGATACTAAGATAATAGATGGTGTTATAGAGAAAGAAGAAGTAGAAGGAATTTGTGCTGACTATGATGTTATTACAATAGACAAGATAGACAGTGTAAAGGTAGAAGAGGAAGGAGTTGACCACATCTGTATTAAGGATGATTGTGATACTTCTAAATATTATGGGTGTACTGGTGGTGATGATGGATTTCAAAAGGAGAATCTATTTTCAGAGTTAACTGATGAATATCAGAGAACTATAGCCAGAATTAATCTTGGTATAGCAGATGAATATGCTCTAAAGTGGGGAAACATCAAAGGTAACTTGTCTAATCAAAAAGATTTATATACCTTTGTAACTGATTCAATAGCCTTCGATATTAATAAGGTTATTGATGAAATTAACCTTAAGCTCGCTCAATGGGCATGTGAGATAGAAATTAGATTTAAGAACAAAGCTGATATATTCTCTCCAAGCTTTGCTGGAACTCCAACTACTACATTGCCCTTGATGACAGATAATTCTAACAGAATTGCTTCTACTGAATGGGTTAATGCTAAAATAGCAGCAGCATCTATTGATGATAACGTCAAGGCTATATCTCTGGACCCAGAGTATATGTGTTATGGAGATGAACCTACAGATGTAAAAGTTACTTGGGAGTACCATAAAGAAGTTATAGAGCAATCTATCAATGGGGTTACACTAAGTCCAGAAGTAAGGGAGTACATTTTTACTAATAGAACTACATCTATGGTAATTACTCTCAAATACAAGTACGAGGATATTAGTGCTACAAGAGTTGTTACATTTGACATTAAATATCCAAATTACTTTGGAACTTCTCCAGACTATACAAAACTTGATAGAACTATTGATAACGTCTATACAGTTAATGCTGGAGCTGGTGAGTATATATACGTGATGATTCCTAATGGTTCTAATACTGTTTTGGGAGTTAGTAGTATCATAGGTGGTTTTAAATTACTTGGAACTCAAGAGATATTTAGTAACCTATATTATATATTCAAGAGTGCACAACCAGGATTAGGAGAGACTACCGTAGAAATACTTGACCAGAGTGGATATAATCCAGAGAGTATTGATACTACAACCATACGTGAATTATTAGCAGCTAAAGCTGATAAGCACACAGTATATACTAAGGAAGAAGTTGATGATAAACTTGCTGCTATCGAAGGCGGTGATATTCAACTTAATAACTACTATACTAAACAGGAAGTTGATGCTAAGATTCCAGATGTTTCTGGCAAGGCAGATAAGAGTGAAGTACCTACTAAGGTTTCTCAGTTAGAGAATGATTCGGAGTATTTAACTGAAGTTCCTGAAGAGTATGTTACTGATAAGGAACTTGAAGCCAAAGGTTATCTAACCCAAGAGTTAGAACCTCAATTTGCTGCTAGTGCTGCAAAGAACATAAATCAGCAAGACATTGATAGCTGGAACAACAAGGTTGATAAACAAGTAGGAATGGGTCTATCTGAACAGAGCTTCACTATAGAAGAGAAGGCTAAGTTATCTGGACTTACTAACTATAATGACTCTGGTATTAGAAAGACGATAACTGATTTGGAAGGTGAAGTTGCCAAAAAAGCAAACAAGACTGATATTCCTGACATTAGTGGAAAAGCTGATAGAACAGAACTACCGACTAGAGTATCACAGTTAGAGAATGATAGTGGATACATAAGTTCATTACCAGGCAACCTAGTTACTGAACAAGAACTAGAGGCTAAGGGTTATCTAACTGAGTTTACTGAAACTGACCCCACTGTACCTACATGGGCTAAACAACCTAATAAACCTACATACACATTGGATGAACTTGGAGCTGAAGCTGCTGGTGCCGCTGGTAATGCTTTATTAGAAGCCAAGGGTTATACAGACAGTAGGTTTGATATAATCTTAGAAGGTGCTGACCCATCATATAATACATTCAAGGAATTAAGTGATGCTATACTTGCTCAGAATACTACTATAGGTGGAATTAATACTGAGATAGGTGATGTAAAGACTGCCTTGAATAGTAAAGCTGATAAGTCGGAATTATTCTCCAAAGATTATAATGACCTTATTAATACTCCGAGTATTCCTAGTATTGAAGGATTAGCTTCACAGACTTGGGTACAGCAACAAATCGCTGCAATACCTGGAGTTGATTTGAGTGGATATGCTCTAAAATCTGAAATACCTGATATGACTAAGTTCGTACCAAAAGAGGAAGGTAAAGGATTAAGTTCTAATGACTTCACTCTTGAGTTTAAGAACAAGTTGACTAATCTAAGTAATTATGATGATACTGAACTTAGCAATAGGATTACTGCTGTTGAGGTGATTACAGATACAATAGTATCAGTGTCAAATGATTTGTATTCTTCTAGTACTCCTAGTAGCTATTTCGAAAGTTTTGAAGAGGCGTTGAATTACTATTCATATCTAGTTACTGCTAACTCTGTATCAATAGAGTATGAGCCAGGAAAAATATCCTCAGTTTATAATAAGGTAAGCACTGATGCTAAGGATGTAAATGGTATTAGGACTATAAAGGTAATTTTATTAGCTAAGATATCGGCATCTAGTGACATTAAGATGGTGTTCGACCTAACTAAAAGCGAGGATATTCAGACCTACACTTATAGCAAGGAAACTATCCAGACATTATCTAATGACTTAATAACAGATAGGTCGGACATTCCTCTATCAGCAGCTCAAGGTAAACTACTAATGGACAAACTTACAGCATTAGAACAGATTGTCAATAACATTACTACTAATGCTTCTATAATATTAGAATAACATGGCAGATGCAATGGTAAACAATAAGCAGGTAAATTTCTGGAGGGGTGATATGACTCCTCCAACTATTTACCACATCTGGATTAAGGACAACAGTAAGATGTTGTTATACGATGGTGAGAAATGGGTAGTATTCTTGGATAACAAAGAAATCATTGATATACTTGATAAAGTTCAACAACTGTTGGACGAAATGCAAGCTAAGATTGATGAGATTGGAAACAAGACTGTTAACAAGAAACCCATTAAAACCAATCCAGTATTAGATGGTACTGATATACTTATAAATGCAACTGGTAACTATGTGATTCCAACTGAAACACTAGCACAAACAGCTTTAAGATTAGATAACTTACTAACCACTAAAATAATTGAATAATGGTAATTGATAGTAAGTTTGCATATGTAAAGAAGAAAGAGGTATTCGAACCTCTGATTGAGAGTATTCCGAAGGGTCTAAATCCTATTGTGTTTATAGAAGACACAAGAGAAATGTGGACTTGTGGAACTTACTTTAGTATTGGATACCCTAGTATTGAAATATCAGAAGTAAGTGGTTCAGTAAAGGTTCAGATTGGTAACTCATTCTTCTTAATGTCTACAGCTGGTGAAAGTATTAGTGTTAGAAAGGGTGATGGTAATAGAATTATTATTAGTAGTAATGCTCTTAGTAGAGTAGATACTGAACCCCCTCTTGAGTGGGACGCAGCTAATAGAAAGCTATTACACAAAACTAGTGGAGTAATTCCAGGTTCATACGGTCAATCTACCAATCTTGGTAATGCAAGTATCTTTGTGATACCTAATATAATGGTAGATGCCACTGGACACGTTACATCAGCTGAGAATCATAATATAGAAATCAGAGATTATGTTGAGCAGTTAGCTCCGTCCACTTTAATGGGAGATAGAAATGTGTTGCTATCCTATAATGAGGCTAGTAATAACATGGATACTTCCCAAGTAAGAAAGGCTAATGGTCTTACATTCAACGATGCGACTCAGAAGATGACAATAGCTGGAGGTATGAACTCTAACGGACCAGTTAATGTTAATCATGGAGACTTATCAGTCTTAGATGGTTATATTATTGGTAACTTAAAGGGTGATGTACAAGGTCAAGCTACACCAAAGATTCACTTATCTTTGAAGCCCGAATATGGTGGTGCTTCTACTAAATTATATGGTCATGTAAAGTTACAAGATATTCTTAACACTAAACCTGACCCATCTAGTAGTAATGAGAACATTAATGATACCAATGTAGTTGCAGCTATTGCAGCTTCACCTTTAATGGTATGGAACGCAATACAGACTGCTAAAGACTATGCTGACAGTATTCTTGGTTCTAATAATGCAATGCTATATAAAGGTGCAGTTGAAGCTGGCACTACAAGCCCAGGTTCATTTACACCCAGTGCTGATGTTGGTCATACTTATGTAGTAACATTTGGTACTGGTACATATACTGATAGTGTTGGATATATTAATGGTGAGCCAGTAGAAATTGGTGATTTATTGATATGTAAGGAGAACACTCCTGCTGCTACTTCTTCAACATGGTCACAAGTAAGAACTAAGTGGACATTTGTACAGACAAATACTACAGGAGTTGTTAGTGGACCTTCAAGAGCGGTGGTTGGACAATTAGCTGTGTTTGATAGTACTACAGGTAAGTTGATTACAGGTCTTACTAATGGTAGTGTGGGACAGGTACTTACTATTAATAATAATGGTACTCCTTCATGGATTACTCCATTATCTCAAACATGGCGTGCTATTAACTACCAGAACTCTGGTCAGCCAGCAGCCCAAATTCTAAGTAACTCTACAGATTCTGGAGATTTAACTTTTGGAGCAGCAGGTAACATGAGATTGAGTTGGGATAATGCAACAAATACATTAACCTTTACTTCAATATCAGATAATAGCTGGCGTGATGTGTTAGCCTATACAACATCTTCTCTTTTACCTCAAAGTATTGGAGAGAATGCAGACTTAATATTCTCCAGTGATTTCTTATGGATAGAAGGAGAATTAGTAACGGGATGGGCTACTGTAGACTCAAGTGGAAACATAACATATTCAAGATAATTCAGGAGGACTCAGTTCCTCCTTTTTATTAACTTTGTGATAACACAATATGCTAATTAAAACAAAATACATTGACTGTGCTAGTAAGAGTGTGTTTAATACATGGAAGTTACCTACAAGTGCAGCAGATACCAGTGGAGATATATACTGGTCAGCCATTGTCTATATAAAAGACACTGGTGAAGTGTGGACTCATGGTAAACTATATGGAGGATTCTTCTCAAATGCAGACAGTAACAAAGTTAGTTTAACCATAGGAGGAACAACAAAGATATTAGCATTAGATGGACATGTCCAATCCTATACTACACTAACAGGTAGTGGAAGTACAGCTGACCAAGCTATCCTATCTACAGGAGTAGCTAATAAGTGGACTCTAAAGACTTTAGGTAAAAATGCCTTTAGTAATGTTGATTATCTACCTGCTGATGCTACTGCTGTTGCAGCTGAAAAAGTAGTACATGCTTTAGCTTTCCAATATAACGGAAAGGCTATACATTCTTTTGATGGTTCAGTAGCTAGAATCCTAAATATTGTACAGGGTGATAATGTATTTATTACTGGGGATAGTCAGGGTAATGTAACCATTGCTGCTGACCCAGGAAGTGATACAGTAAACACTGCGGGAGCTACTAACCTTATTAATAAGAAGTTATTCCTTATTGGTGCTGAATCTCAGACTACCTCACCTCAGACTTACAGTAACCAGTACGTATACATCGGAACTGATAACTGTTTGTATAGCTTAGGTAAGAAGGTATTAACTGAACATCAAGCTATTTATAATTTAGATTTACAAACCCAAGTGGGAGAAGCTGTTACTAAGGTTACTACGTTTGACCCTAATGCAGCTAATAATTCATTTACTCTAGTTCAAGGTACTAATGTAACTTTAACTCCTGATGTAGCTAATAAGAAAGTAACTATTAGTAGTAAGGATACAACTTATGATTTCTATAACCTAGTTTTCAAACAAGGAGAATCTGTTATAGATACTTATAAGCCAACTACTTCACCTAGTAAGACTCTCAAAGCAGGAACTAATGTTACATTTACGGGTAGCAATAACGAAGTATTAATAACAACCCAAGATACAAGAAATACAGCTGGTGCATCCGACAAGTTAGCTACTAAGTTATTCTTAACTGGTTCTTTAACTCAAACAGATAATCCACAAACCTATACTAACTCTAAAGTATATATAGGTGTTGACAATAAGCTATATAGTGATGGTAAAGTAGTTTCTACTGGAGACCATACACATAACTATGCAGGAGCTACTAGCCCTGGTGGTCCAGCTCTAAAAGTAGACTTAAATCCATCTGGATTGTTAGATGCTATTTATGGGAGCTATGGTGGAATACTACAAGACTCAAATAAGGGTCCTATATCTGGTTCTTGGTCTAATAGAATTAAAATCTTACATAATAACTCAACTGGTTATTATACTGAGTTAGCTCAGAACTTTACAGGCACAGCTGGATTATGGCATAGAAGAAATGTAGCTGGCGCAGTAAGTGAGTGGACTCCAGTGATTGATAAGGCTAACTTCCGTACTTACCTTGATAGTACTTATGTTATTAGAGGTAACGACCCGAATGTCCTTACTAATTACGTGAGATATAGTATAGCTTCTGGTCTTACAATGAATTGGGAGTCAGGTAATGCTACTCCAACCCATGTATGGGGAGCTAAGGCTGGTGATAGTTCTAAGGCTTATGTATTTAACGGAGACAATATTAGAGCTTTTGCTAATGCTGTGAATAGGGCTGGTGACACAATGACAGGTACTTTAAAAGTAACTGAAATCCAAGCTACTAACGGCAATGGACTTGTAATGTGGAATGGTACTACTTATACATACTTAGGTATGCAGGCTGGTACTACTTATATTAGAAGTGGTGCAACTGATTTACAACATAGGTATAATGGAACTGATTATAAGATATGGGATGCTAGAAACTTAGTAGGATTAAGAACTGAGCACTCTCATAATACTATAAACCATATTGATAATAGAGAAACTGCATCTACACCACAAGAACATGCAGCAGGTGTTTGGCTAGACTTTAAAGCTAATGCCAAAGCAGGACTTAGTGACGGTGGGAGTTATGCTGGACTATTGACTATTAGAAAGTATGGTGGTGCTTCAGATTGGTCAGGCGGTAAAGCTGCACAGCTTGGATTTACTGATAATTCTAATGTGTGGGTTAGATTTGGTTCGGGAGCGTCTTGGGAGAATTGGAAACAATTAGCTACTACTGGATGGGCAGATGGTAAGTTCTTACCTTTAGCTGGAGGTACTGTAACAGGTAATATTATCCTAAAGGGAGGTACTAACGCAGACATGACCAATGCTAACATCCACCCTAGACTTAGATTTGACAACAGTGATAGCTCACAGACAGTAAGCTTCATATTTACTGATTATGACTCTTATAGAGCACCTGCAGGTATAAAACTAGTAGGTAATCAGGGTAATGAATGGTTTGAGGCTCCTAAATTAATAAAGACTGGTTCTTCTGATAACTATGTGTTACTTGGTGGTGGTGGACATAAAGCATTAGCACAATTTGTATACGCTGCTGGTAACTTAGGAGTTCAAGAGTCCACTGGCACTTCTGATAATATTAGTAGGGCACAGTTTTGGAGAGATAACAACTTAGGTGCCTATGGTGTAACGTTGAGTCATTCTGATAATACTGGATATAAGACTAAAATCTACCATGACTATGGTAGTGGTGGCAACTTATATATGAAAGCTTGTTCTAATGGAACTTGGGGAAGTGTGTATACTATATGGAACTCTGGAAATTTTGACCCTAATACTAAGGTAAATAAAGCTGGAGATACCATGACTGGAAAATTGTCGTGGACTATGAACGGTGTTACTTCATCTATAAGTAATGATAATGGTTCATATACTCATCATAATACTAATGCTAGTGCAGGACATTGGTTCAATAAGAATGTGTATGTATCAGGAAACGTATATGGTGGTTCTTCTTATAACAGAATATTAGCATTCAAGGATGAAATCAATTCACAAGTAGGTGGTTCTAAGAGTGCTCAAATGAATTGGGCATCATGGGGTACAGACACCTATGGTGGTGCTATACAGATTAGAGAAACTAGCTTAGTAGGTAATGGTCAATCAGCTTGGGGCTATTCCCCCGCTTTGACATTCCATTGGGGTAATAGATATGCTAAGAGGTTTGGTATGAGAAGTGATGGTCAGTTTGCTGTAGATGATACTCCAATCTCTTTAAGTACACATAACCATAACTCATTGTATGTTACTGCATTAGGTACTAATGGTAACTATCTGACCTGGACAAAGAATGGTACAGCTAATAATCTTACTGTTCCATATGCAACTAACGCAGATAAACTTGATGGCGTTCATAATGGTAACGTAACTGCTAACTATTATAATGTAAATGGTCAGCAAACATTAAACTTGAGTTCTCTGGATGCTAACAAGTGGTATCCATGTGTAATGACTGCACATCCAAGTAACATAACCCCAATTAGAGTTACATTTACTGATGCCTTATCTGGTCATAAACCATCATGGTCTACACATAGTTCTGGATTCTCATTCCAATTTGATTTTGAATGGATTGGTGGAGGTTGGGGAACTATCGCTTGGTATTTAAGAGTGTACAGATATGCTGCATCGTTTGGAGGAGAAACAGCTTGCTATGGACTAGAGCAGAGAAATAACAGAAGTGCCTTAGTACTATATATGAGAGGTGGTACGTCATATTACTATAGGAGTACTGATGGTCGTTCATTTACAGTATATACAACAACAACGAATATCGGAGATAGTACATATCCAGATAACGTGTCACCAAGAACTAGTAAATTAAATGACTGCTACTTACAAGAATCAAGTAGTAGGTATGGAACTTGTTACAGGGCTTCTTATGCTGATAGTGTAACAAATGCAGATACTGTAGACGGATACCATGCAAGTGGATTATTTACTAATCTATCTAACTCTGGAAACAATCTTTCTATTACAATTGGAGGAACCAACAAGACCTTAACTCCAGCTTATGCTTCTAACTCTGGTTCTTCAAGTACTACTAATAAGTTGAATATTACTGGTTACCAAACTGATGGATTATCCTTTTATCAGACATCTTCATCATTTGATGGTTCTCCAGCTGATTGGGCACACTATATAATTGCTAATCATGGAAGTGGCTCAAGTTATTATCATTACACAATTAGATTGCCATTTTGGAGCGTACCGCAATATAAGAGACAGACAGGTAGTACTAGTAATGTTTCTTCATGGTATAAGTTCTGGACTGAGGAAAACTTAAATCCAGTGGATAAAACACTTTTGAAGAAGACTAGGATTCCAGGTGAGATAATAGATTTCTATGTATATCAAGTAAATGGTTATACTTGCACTAGCTATAACTACAGTACATTCAAAAGTCAGTTATTTGAATCTAATGGCAGAGGTAAAACTAGTGTTACTTACAGACCATCTAGTTACTCTTCAACAACGTACACTGTAAACCTTAGTGATTTCGTATTGTGTACTAGTGGCTGGGCTTCTGGATTCTATGGTGGTATGTATACTGCTGCTGCAGGTGCTACTGAAGACTATGAAGGTAGAGTTGGCGCTAGTGCTGGTTCTAACAGTAAGAGTATTACTGGTTATCAGATGCCTCGACACACTCACTGGTTTGCACACCATAGAGGTGATAATGCTAACGACCGTGACCACTTTGGTCCAGAGCCTAATAATGGAGATTCTCCTAATGGTATACAATCTGCAGGACAAGGAGGAAACTGGCATACAGGTTACTCTGGTAGAGGTGATGCCATCGACTTTAGACCAAGAACATTTATGGTATTTAAGATAATGTATATGCCTCAGTCGTACTAAGTTATGAATATTTAAGACAATTTATTTTGAATATTGGCAAAATATGATTAACTTAGCACTCGAAAACTTAAAAGGAGATTTTAGAACAAAACTAACTTTAAAATAAATTTAATTATGGAATTACTTAATAAAAGAGTAATGTACAACGTAAGAAACCAGGATGCTAACCTAAAGATAGAAGGTGATGTACAACTTACTGGAGATAATCAAATCGTCTCCTTCTCTGGAAATTTATTTACACTAGAGGATGGTTTCTCTGGAGGGTTTAGCTATTCAGAGGATACAGAAGGACTAATCAGTAAGAGTGTTAGTAGCTATCCTGCTTCTTTAGAAGACAAAGGTATGAAACTATTAGATGCAACAGTAGCAGCTTTAAAACAACAATTAGCAGGTTAATTTTATGACAGTAAATGAAATGATGGTTAAGCACAACTTTATCACTAAGGTGTTGCTTAGAGACGGAGACAAAGAACTCAGCAAAGACCTAAAGGTAAGGTTAATGAGTATGAGAATTGAGTTAGGTAAAGTAAGAAAACAGCTTGAAGAAGATTTACAAGAGGCTGTTAGAGAACTAACTCCTAAAGGTTATCAAGAACTGATAATGAAAGAGAATAAAACAGAAGAAGATAAAGCTCAAGTTGAGGCTTGGAATAAGCAAATCAATGAGGAGTATAATGCTTACGTTGATAAGAGAGGAAAAGAAGAAGTACAAATTGATACTACATTGAGTGAGGATGATTTTGCTCAAATCATTGAGGTAAACGCTGGCAACGATGTTGAAATTAATGGAACAAAGTTGAATGCAGCTGATTTCTTAGAAGTACTTTATAGCTTATTCGTAGCGTAATGTAATAAACGAGGGCTGTGTAGGTTATACATAGCCCTTTTATTTTATCAGCATGAATGAATATATTGAGGTAATTGGTCAATTAAAACCCAAAAACAATGCTAACTTTCCGTTAGCTGACGTTAATGACTTACGTGGTGGTTACATCCAAGTTACCAATATGAGTGATATGGAAGCCTTCCTCAGCACTAATAAACTGAAGGAAGGTATGCTGTGTTACGTTAAAAATTCACCTGACGACAACCATATGTACCAATTCTATAGTGGGGTATGGAATGTATGGAAAGTACAAGGAGGTGGAGGAAGTGGAGGCGGAGGAATGTCTATAGTGGTTGTAGAAACGTTACAAGAACTATTAGACAGAGACGATTTAAGAGTTAAAGGACAAATAGTATTCGTTGATGAAATCAATGAGATACGTTACTTTAACGGCTTCGTATGGGAGTCCTTCTCCAAAATTTACATACAGGATACACCACCTGAAGATAAGGGAGGTATTTGGATAGATACTTCTGAGAATAAAGAACATATGACAAGTAGTACTGTAATTCAAGACCTATTGAAGGTTATATCAGTATTACAAGACAAGGTACGTAAACTAGAATTTGCATTTAACTGCCAGATAGATTCAGGTGATTTTACTAACAATCAGAGATATGCTTATGATGGTATGCCTAATGAAGAGCCTAACTATGGTACTTCAGAAGAGGAAGATAATGCCACCCAAGAAGCTAATAAAGACATAGTTCTTGCTGATTCACCTGAACCAACTGAGTATGAAGAGTATTTACCTAATGCTAAGCATATATGTATTAAAAGTGGTACGTATGCAGAAATGCAGGCTAATAAAGGTGATTTTCTACCTAAAGAATTGTTATGGTGTTATGATACTCAGACATTATGGATTAAAGACCCTAAGACTTATAAATTAATTAAAATAGGTAGCACAGGTGGTGGAGAAGACCCAGGACCTGGACCAGACCCAGAAACAATGGATGGAATATTAACCGAAGTCATTGGAAGTGGTAGTGGAGCTAAAACCAAGATTATTGGTATTGAGTTCGCTGACATGACGAATAAAGAGAATACATTCCTTATTCAGGTTAAGGATGGTAAGTTAGATATACATGATTATAGATTAGATAAGAATACTTTAGCTGGTAATGCTCAGACTCAAGGTACTGGAATTTACTACACTACTCCATATTTCCCTATCATCCCAGAAGAGGTAGGTTCTAAAGACTCTCCAAAGATTTATGTTAATATGGTGTATTGTGGAGGAACATCAGAGGATAAGGACTACAATCCAGTATCTCACAATTTCGTAGAGTTGTGTAATCTTGGTAAGAAAGACTTAAATCTAAAGGGATTGTTCTTACATTATACAGAAAGGAATAGTGGAGATTGGGTTACATTACCTCTAGTTGGTACTCTTAAATCTCAAGGTACATTCTTGATTAAGGGTGCTCAATGTTCCGTAGAGAACATCAATACTACACTAATTAGAGTTGGTGAACCTGATATGTATTGGACAAAAGATGCAACTCTTAATAATACAAGGCTTGAGATTGCTGGAGATACAGGTGCAGGAGTACAACCTCATAGCATATGGTCAAGCAAAGATGATTGTATTAAGTTTAGTTATGACTGTGCATTCTATATTAGTAGTGAAGAAACTACAGATTACTTCAAGACTACTGTTATGAATAGTACTGCACCTTGGACTACTAATGGAGTTATTAAGTGGTATGTTGATTTAGTTGGAATAGGTAGCTATAACGATAAATCAATGCCATGCGAAACATCTCCTATTGCTACTAAGGGAAGTAACGTATTACTAATGCGTTACTATAATATGGACCCAGTAAAGCAGGCTACTAAAGCTCTGAGTGCTAGGAGTAATGTTAAGGATTGGACATACATCAATATGGACAAAATTAACCCTGCTATTGATATTCAAGAGTACACTCCAAAGAACTCATCACAGAATAAGAATATATTCTTTAATAAGCATCTATTAGTGGAAGGTGCTCCTAATATAGTCACTTGTACATTGGGACATGATGCTCATAAGACAAGATGCTTTAACTGGGTATCAGTAGGATACTATGATGAATATATCTGGATAAGAAAAGATGGTGAAGAATATACTCCAGAAAATAAGTTTGAATCTTTCAAGAAAGAAGACTTCAATACAGAAGGTGTTAGCCAAAATCCTAACAGACCTGCCAACCACAAGAATTGGACTAATAAAATTTACAATAGGATTAGAAGCATAACTACAGATGGTACTCCATTTACAGTTCATAAGTTTATTAAGGACTTCGACGAACCTACTGATACACAGAAGTATTATTACAAGGTAGGTAGAGATGGAGCATGGACTGAGGAAAGGTCATTTACTCTTAGAAATAGAGATAAGGTTATTGAAAGAGGATTTAACTTCCTACAAGTAAGTGACCAACAAGGATTTAATGCAGAAGAATATGAAATGTGGAGAGTTAGTGCAGAGTACATCAACTCTGATAAAGCTGAGAATCCATATGAATGGTGCTTAAATACTGGTGACCAAACTCAGAATGGTAATAGATTCAATGAATGGATTGACTATTATAAAGGTGGAGATGTTATCTACAGAGATACAGAACAAATGTTTACAGTAGGTAACAATGATTTAACCCCTGTAGATGTGTATGTGTTAGGTGATGGTGAAGATATTAGTAAGACTAACCCAGTAAATGTAGAGTTCTTCTTTACATTTGAACACCCTTATACAGTACCCATCTCGTCTGCTGGAGTGTACATCCCCTGCTGCTATAGTTTCGTATATGGCAACACCTATTTCTTGTCTATGAACTCTGAAATCACTGAATTAGCGAGGACAGACGTGTTCGGAGATATAACTGGTGTGAATGTATATAATGACTTAAAAGACTGGGCAACTGCTGATTTAGCACAACACGCAGCTGATGCTAAAATTAAATGGAAGGTTGCATTCTGTCATGAAGCTCCATTCACTATTATTACAGCTGACTTAATTATGAGTTATCTAAAGAAGAATGAGAGTGGAAGTTATGACAAAGACCTAAACATCAAGAGGGGTGGTAGCCATTTAAATACAGTAGGTAATTATTGGTTTAGTCAATGGCTACAAGATAATGCATTTAAGCTATGTCTATGTGGTCATAAACATACATATGCTAATTCAAGATATATAAGAGAGAATCCAAGTAGGACAATGGAACCTATCGTTTATGATGCTTCTTTGACTCCTTCATGGTATACTAGCTTACCAGATAGAGAAAGACAATGTGTTCAAATCTCTACTGATGCAAGCTTGAATTATGTAAGATATGTAATGTGTCAGGCTACTGGATATAAGTTAACTTCTAACAAGGAGTTACCTGCAAAGAACATTCCTTGGTTGTTAGAATACTACCCAGTATCTAGTCAGATTGAGAACAATACAACTAATACTGCTACAGTAAAGGTTAACTCAGCACAGCAATATCCTAATTACATTATATGGAATGTAGGTAGTGGTGATGAGGTTGAGACTCCTTCTATGACAACAGCTTCAAGGGAAAGAATACTTGGTAAATCATATAAGCTACAACTAAAGGATAATACTAAGGTTTGGGCTTACAAGTACAATGTACCTATAGCTTATACTGACCTTAAAAAGGTAGGAGGTAATGGTTCTACCAACCCAAGCAACAATATAGTAATTGAAAAGACATTACAATGAAAATAAAACATTATGATGAAGTAACTGGAAGATGGGTAATCGATGGTGCTTCTAATGCTTCAGAATTGGAACTGACAAACCCTGGCTTCTTAAATGAAGCTGGGGAATCAGTTTCTATTGACAATGGCTTTACAAAGCTAGATAATAGAATGACTAAGTTGGAACAAAACCTAGCCTGGGTGTATCTTAATGGTGCAATCGGAGGTGGTGGAGGTACTGGACCAGGTGGTGATGGTTCTGAATATACTATTGATATAGCTGAGGGTAGCACAGTCTATACAGCCACTAACACTGTTACACTTAACATCTTGATTAAGAGTGGTGGTGTTAAAAAGTCATTTACTGTAATTGCTAAAGATTTGGCTACCAACAAAACATTAGGAACATGGAAGAAGTACTCTATGGCTAGGACAGATATTACCATTACTGGATTATCTGGAACTACTGACGTAGAACTATCCGCTTATGATAGTGATAATGTGTATGCTACTCCTACATATGTAAAGATTGTAGCGGGAGCTATCTCCTTAGAGATTCAATCTATACCACCTAAGACTATGTACATGGGTGGTGTTGCAGAAGTACCTCTTAACTATACTGTAACTAATAATATCCTACAGAGTCCAGCAGAGTTCTGGATGACTATTAATGGTATTGAAGTAGCTAGAGTAGGTAACATTACTACTGCCATTAGAGCTTTGAGTTATGATGCTCGTAAACTTCTGTTTGAAAGTGAACACTTCAATCCTAAAGCAGGTCAAAGATTCTACTTTGTGGCACAGGCTAGTACAACTCTTAATGGTGAAATATTATCATCTGAACAAATTAAGTTTGACGTTACAGTAGCCGATAGTAATAATCTAGTTATTGTAACTGAGGACATTACAGAGTTTACTCCTTCTTCAAATCCTGGAGAGACTATTGATGATTTAACTAAGTATGGTCAAGGTTCACAGTTAGGATTTAGCTATTATTTCAGTTATGGTCTTAGTAAGTATAGTTCATTCAACATGGATTATAAGATTCATTTAATGAATGATAGCGGGGAGGTAGAGTTACTTGACACTGGTACAATTAAGAATATCAATAAGAGTGAGACTAATAGGTTTGTATACAGTACTGTAAATCTAGCTGTTAATAAAGCCAATGAGTATTTAAGAATTACTCTATTTGGATATGCAGTAAATGACCCTGGTGATACTTCTGCTCAATATACTAAGACAGTTACTTGTAGAATAGTAGAAAGTATAAGTACAGAGCTGTATGCAAATAATGACATGCATACATTACTTGCCTATTTTAGTAAGATTACTGGTTTTCCAAATACTGCAACTGGTACGTGGAACTATCCTATTAAGAATAATGGTGAGTTCATATATGAAGGTGCATTTGCATCTAAGTTCCCTGATGGGGTAAACTTTACTCTAAAGGGTGTAAATGGTAAGACTAGTGGTTTCATACAAGACATCGATGGAGTAAACCAAATACCTGCAACAAGGCTAAGTGGTGAAGCTTATGGTTATCTTGAAGTAGCTGACCAAATGTTCCCTGCTGTTGATATTGGTGCTGGTGTATCGTTCTTCCAACCTATGGGATTCCATATCTCATGTACTTATAAGGCAGATGCCTCTTCTTATCCAGAAGAAGTAGTATGTGGTATAGGTCAGTATGAGGATGGTGAATTAAAAACTGGTTATGAAATATCATTAGAGAAGGCTGTATGTAAGATTGGTTCTGCTGATACACTTACAGTTAAACTTCCACAAAATGAGTTGCTTACAGTAGACCTAGACGTATCATTACTATCAGGTAATGCTTGGTACTTTAAAATCTATGTTAATGGTGTATTATCTGCTGTAAGTAGAGTACTACAGTCAGACATTGACTGGATGTTTGGTACTGATTTCTATTTCGGATGTAGAAATGATAATGGGGTTAGAAGTAGATTCTCTGATGTTAATATTTATGACATTAAGATTTACACATCATCACAGAGTGAGTATGCCATTGTACAGAACTATATATCTGCAACTGAACAAGCTAGACTTGTAAGAGGACAAATAGATGCATCTTTAGATGCTGAGTTGAGAACTAAGAATTTATTTGATAGTGCAGGTAACTGTTTAATATGGGATAAGACTTTGGATGGGGGTAAGGGTGGTTTCTTAACAGGTGAGTTATTATACTCTAAGTTAGTAGAACAAATGGAAATTAACACACCTTATCCTATTGTGTTAGTAGAGGAAACATCTAACAGTCCTACGTTATTTGAACCATATTCAACTGCCATATTCTCTGCATCTGATAAGGTAGAGGTAATGGGTAAGAAATTCCCCGTTAAAATCACTTATCAAGATAGTAAGGGTAAAGTTGTTATTACGACTCCAAGTGGTGTATCAGAGAACAATGGTGTTACTATTGGTCTACAGGGTACATCTTCACTGTCTTATAATGCTAAGAACTTTGAGATTTATATGGGTGATGTAGACCAGACTGGTAAGAAGATGCTGTTCCAACCTACTGATGATTGGTTGCCAGAAAATGAGTTTACATTAAAAGCTGACGTAGTAGACTCCGCACACGTTAATAATGTAGTAATTGGTCAGATTGTTAATGGTAGAGCTAAAAACTCTTCTGGACAGTCTATTACTCCATTCTCAGCAACTCCACCTATGTCCTTAGGTAATGATGTTTGGGGAGGTGATGCAGACAAAGCTAACGCTATTAGGGGTAAGATTAAACATACTTCTGAAGGTTTCCCAGTATTACTATTTATTAGATATGCTCCAGATGCTGATGGAACTATCAAGCAACCTAAGTTCTGCGGTATTTATAATTTCAATTTGGGTAGATATGCTTTCTTTAACTTAGGATTAAAGTTACTTACTGACTATGTTAAGGTAAACCAAGACGGACCAACATTAGTAACTGATTATACAGAGGATGCTAATAGGTGGAACACTGGAGTAAGCAATGGTGTATATTCTGTAGAAATAAATCAAAACTCTTCCGCTCAAGGAGCTTTCCAACAGGATGATATGAAGATTGTTCAGTTCATGGGTGATGTAATGTACACATCTAGGGATGAATCAATTGGATATAATCAGGTTCAGAAGTTCTATACTCAAATGGCTAATATGGCTCTTACTCGTATCCAGAAATACACAATGGACGATGCTGGACAGACTCCTACTAAACCTATTCCTGGAGAGTTCTATGATTTGGATAAGAATGCTTATTATAACTTTAGTGCTTGTGACCAGCATCTAAACTGGGATAATGCTTGTGCTTACTTTATGATTGCATTACTATTTGGTTGTGTGGACTCTATGTGTAAGAACTTAACTATTCGTAGTTGGGGTACAGATGTATGGTATTGCTGTTTCTATGATATGGATACTGCCTTTGGTCTAAACAATGCTGGACAAGATATTGTAGAGTACTGGGCACATCTACATAGGTGGTATAATATTGCTTCACAAGATACTGGTATTACTCAGTATACTCAAGAGAAGAACTATGTATCAACTGATAGTTATAAACAATACTTTGCCTCATGGTGGAATAGAATATGGGAAGTACTTGAAAACTTAGCTGGAATCGACAGTGGTAGTACAGAGAATAGAACTAGCTTAGAATCATTATATGTGAATTTAAGAACTAACTTGTTCCCTGACCCTGATAAGTTTATTAAGGAGTATTACCAATCATATACAGAGAAGACAGGTTCTATCATGTTTAACTATGACTATAAGATTAAGTATCTTGCTATTTCTAAAACATATGACCCAAACACTGGTAAGTATGAGGATAGTACAGACTTTAGTCAGTTAAAGTTCTTACATGGTAATCGTGTGATGCACGTTAAGGACTGGTTCAGAAAGAGAATAATGTTCTTGGACGGAGTATATGGTTATAAGGATAATGCTAATCTATTACCTACTACTATTGAATCCCCTATTACTGGACTATGGGCTTCTAACAAAGCTACAGGTTCTGCTACTGAGGTAAGATTTAGTACTGATATAACAGCAAGTAGCCAGATACTTTATCACTACTCACATGATAAGACTACTGGTGCATTCTGGATTACAGATACTCCAACATCCGTTATACTACCTATGCCTACTGGTGAAACTGTAGTGTATATGTATGCTAACAAGTACATTACTGATTTTACTAAATTCAAGAGCTACCCTTGGACAGGTTTGGATAATATTAACCTACCTATGTTACAAGAACTTGATTTAAGTGGATTGGGTAATGTGGATGCAGCATACTTCTTCCAGGGAGGTGTATACAACGAGGCTAATGATATTGGTTTGAAGAATATTAAGAAGTTAAACCTAAGTAAGGTAAGACTTATTGGTTCTACTGCTTCTGCATATACATTAGACTTAAGTGGATGTCGTAAGATTCAGGAGCTTGATGTATCATACTCTTCTATTACTAAGATTACATTCCCAACATCTGCTGTGTTGAAGACATTGAATATGTCTGGAACAGATATTACTAATCTGAAGTTAGAGAACCAATCATTCCTTGAGTCATTACTTATTGATGATTGCTTGAGACTAACTTCAATAGAAATCAATAACTGCGGTGCATTAAGAACTCTAAACATACCGCCTAATGTAAAGACAGTAACTATTAGAAACTGTGAGAAAATGGAAGTTATTCAGATTCCTTATTCTTCTGTTAACAACTCTGTTAGTCCATTAGCTCAAGTTACTATTGATAACTGCCCTGGTATGAAGGAATTTAGTATTCCTGGACAGAATAATCCGTCTTTAAAGTTAGAGTTAACAGGTGCTTGGAATCTTGAAGTTCTAGACCTAAGCTATACTAAAACTGATGATATTACACTAGCATCTTTATACGTTAATGGTAAACCTAACTTCTCTAGTTTAAGAAGACTAGTTATCTCTAATACATCATTATCTACATTGAAGTATAATGACCAAACTCCAGGATATTTAGACTTAACTGCATTCCCAGACTTAGAAAGTATTGAAGCCATCAGTTGTAAACAGTTGGTAGAGGTTAGATGTAAGAATGATAAGACAAATCCTATAGAAATACCAAGAGGTGCATTTAGAGATTGTATTTCATTACAAAGAGTAATCGGACACCTATCTCTTCAGGGTGGTGAAGTATTTAGGGGATGTAGTCAATTCTACTTAAATCCAGATAGTATATACACTCAATATGGTACTGATGTTTTCCTTGAAGGAACAGATGTTACCAACGTATCATTCGATGCTGAGTTAACAGATGCTTACTTCTTATTTGAAGGATGTACTAGAATGTCATATAATGACTTTAAGTATCTAATGGTTAGACTAACTGAGAATGTTGTGTCACTAGAAGGTATGTTTAAAGGCTGTTCAAATATTACTGGTGATATTTGGTATGATTTATTTAGGTTATGTCCTAATGTAAACAGTATCAAGGAAGCATTTAGTGGAACAAGTTTAACTGGACCATTCTTCTCTAGAACCTCTGATTATAGTGCATCTAAAGACTCCACTTGGGGAGTATTAGACTTCTTACCTAAGCTTACTGATGCAGAGGCAGCATTTGAAGATACTAGCTTAGAGTGGATTGATAACAACGTATTTGCTCCAGTTAATGGTAAATATAGTTCTCTGGTTAAGATTGACTATATGTTCAGAAGCTGTATGCAGTTGAAGAGCTGTGCTAATACGAGAGCTGCTGTGCCAGTAGAAGGTTTATTAAGTTCTAAGACATTCTTTACGAACTTAAGAAATTTAGTAAGTCCGTATCCAAAAGGCGTATTTACTGGATGCGCTTGGGTTAGAATGTCTGTTGATTCAGACAGTAATGGTAATACTTATCTGTTCCATACTGTCAACAGAGTAGCACAACCTTTAATTTTAACAGATTCTCTATATACAGGAATTAAGTTAGTTGGAAAGATTGGACCTAATGTATTTGGTGGAGTAAGCCAGACTATCACTGATGGAGGTATGACATGGTATATTCCAACATTTACTTCTATACAATATCCATTCCAGTATAGTGGTGGAGGTGAAGCATTAGTAAATCTATCAGAGATGGCTAACATGTTCCAAGGAATCACTGGAACCCTTAGACAAGCTGTTGGTATTTTCAATGGTCTAACTTGTGCTAAAGAAACAGGTGCTCAGAGCATTCCTGCTACTCTATTTAAGAATTGTAGAATCCTTAATAGTATTGAAGGAATATTCAGTGGTATAGATTTAAATAACGACGGTAAGGTATATCAATTCCCACCTGCTGGTATGTTTGATGATTGTGTGAGTCTTACTAACATTAAACGTATGTTCAGTGGTTGTTATAACCTTAGAATGAGGTTAGTAGGTGAAGGCTTTAAGAATTGTGTACTACAAGATGTTTCATATGCCTTTGAGAATACTGGAACATTTGGAACTATTCCTTATAGATTATTCTTCATGGAAGAAGTTAAGGATGATGGTTCTAGGTCTATTAGACGTAGTATCACTACTATGGCTGGAACATTCAAAGGTTGTTGGTATTTAGGATACGATGAAACTAGAACCGTAGAGATTGGATTACCATTAGCTATAGGTAGTGAAGCAGGAACAATGTGGGAAGACCATATTATTGGAAATGCTGGTAATAGAGTTACCTATAAACTTGATGTAAGTAATCTAAAGAAGTCTTACAACTACGATAGAAACGAGGATTCAGGTAGCCCAGACTATAATCCTGGAGAACAGGCATTCGATGTTTGGTATCTTGATGGTTACGGATGGGAAGGTGCTTCAAGTACAGAAAGTGGTTTAGCTGATGTTAAATCAAGACTTACTGAGAAGTACTTTAAATATGATACTCAGCAGAAGACAGCTATTTCACAAGCAAGTAGTGGTCTAGCTGAAGTGGGCTATCAGAACTACATGATTCCTACTGACTATTTTAGGTATTGTAATGCTGAGTGTACATTAGAGGAGTCTATGGTAGATTTCAACTACCCAGAACAAGTTAGAAAGTTCTTGCCTGATTCTGGAGATTGGGCTATAGAACAAACTGGTAAATGGGATGGAATGGTAGGAAGGATTCCATGTAAGTTGTTTGAATCACTCGTAGATACTACTAAGATAATAGGTGTATTTAAGAACACAAGGTTCTGTGCATTTGTAAACCTACAAAGTAGTACATTTACTAGAGGTATTAAATACCCGCCAGACTTGTTTAAATATAACACTAAGTTAGAAGATGTTTCCGAAATATTCTCAAGAACTATTATTGAGGTTGGAGTTGATGTAAATAGTGACCTATTTGCTAACAACCCATCACTGAAAGTGGTTTCGGGAGTATGGTCAGATTGTATGTTCGATAAGAGAGCTTATAATGCTGGAGGAACACAGGAGATATATCCTCAGATTGACTTGGCTAACATATTTAAGAACAACACTAGAATATCTAATGCTTCTTACTTATTCTCAGTAACATCTGCTGGTGATGACAGAGAAAGTGACTATGGTCTACTTTTAATTACTGAAGACTTACTGAAGACTTGTTATAACATTAACGATATTCGTAATATGTTCTATTACTGTACTAAACTACAGGGAGCTGTACCTACGTTCGTTTCGGCTACTTATCCTATATTAAACCTAGTATCAGGATATTTAACTGGAGTTAAGAAGAGTAACATTACCAATGCTGACCAATTAGAGTCTAGATTAGTACCTGCTGAATGGCTATAACCAATTATATAAGCTAGTTATATCATAGAAATGATTTTTAAATATTTTAATACAATTATTTTGTAGTTAACATTGATTAACAATATTTCTTTGGTATGACCTTTAAGAATCATTAACTTTGCACTATGAAAATTAAAGAAGCGCGCTTAACAGATTGGGTATAAAAACACACACAAACACAACATTTTATGGCAGAATTTTTAACAATGCAAGAGGCAGAAGACAAATTCGGTAAGAAGGGTAGAACCAACGCCGCTCTGACTCTTGGTATTATCGGAACAGCACTTGGAGCTTTCGCAGGTAACAACAACGGCTGTGGATGCGGTGGCGGCAACGGTATATTAGGTGGACTCTTCGGAGGAAACAACAACTGTTGTGCTATGCAGCAAGCTGAACAAGCTAAGACAATGGCTATGGCTCAAGGAGAGATGTCTCAGAATCTAGCTTGGAACAACAGAGTGCAGTCTATGCAAGATGATATTGACCTATACACTTACATCAATGGTAGGAACTTAGCTACTAACGAAAGAATTGGAAACGAAACTCAAATTCTAACAAACCAAATCTGGAATGGTAGAGTAGAAGACCTTAAAGAGAAGAGTGGAATGTACGTTGATATAATCACTCGTGATAACGCTCAAAACATGAGACTATGTGATGAGCTTTACAAGAGGAGAGAGCAAGACGTACAAGAGAAGTCAGAAATTTTTGAAAGACTTAACACACGTCTAGTTGAGTTAGAGAAGAAAGAAGCTGCTACCGCTGCTGCTCTACCTCTAATGTTCGAACTTAACAAGGTTAATGCTGAAAGATATTCAGATAACTGCTGCTGCAAGTCAGAGAAACAACTATTAGTTGCTGCTGGTGATTTACAGAGACAATTAGACCATAAGATTACTGGACAGCTGAAATATGCTTATAGTGACTTATGTGCTCCAGTTCCTAGTATTTCTCCACTATACTGTAGTCCATTCACACAATATGGCACAGGTATGTATGCTGGACAAGCTGCTTCTAACTGGAATGCAGTGAACACAGCTATCAATAGTACTTGTCCTTCTTGTACAGCTCAGTAAGATATTAAAGGGAGATTATGCAAATAGTCTCCCTTTTTATTTTTATATTTAAAACACAAACACTTATGAAAGTAAAAATTACTCCTATCGGAGAAAGTGCTCAATTAATTGAATTTAATGTATCGTTACCATGTGGAGCAAGAGCATCTGTAGCTCCAGTGTCTACATTAACAATTACACAAAGATGGGCTAAGGTGATTAACACAGCTACAACAGGTGCAGCTTCTTATATGCAGGTTACTAAGTTTGATATTATACATAATACTCAGTATACTGATTGTAAGGGTAATGTAAGATTGGTTACAGAAGAAACATCAACTATACTAGCTTCTCCAGCAACAAGTGAAACAATAACTACACTTGTTCCAGAAGTTAATAAGGTAATTGATGTTATAATTCCTAACGGAGTTAGTATTGTTAATCAAGCTATCTTAGATGAGTTACCAACATCATTACCAGTTAAAGGTAATTGTGCTTACTCAGTATTCGAGATACAGATTCCTGCAGCACCTGCTCCAGCAGCATAATAATCACATGATATGAGCTTATTTGGACAACCTTTCGGTACTAACTATACTGATTTACAAAACCAATACTTGCAGCAACTTCAAGTTATGCAACAAGCTCAGCAAGCACAACAGAAGACTCAACCCATCCTTGATGAAATAAACAGGGAGGTTGGGTCGTTGTCTGTTGACGAGCAGAACGTATTGGCTAAAACACAAGAATATCAAATGGCTAAACAAACCTATGAAGCAGGATTCATGGCGTTCTTAGGCACTAAGTTTAGTTCAGAATATGTAAACTCCCCAGATGGTAAGGTGGCAGCAGAGAACCTACTGTCTACTATTAGGAAAAGTAAGGAGTTTATACAATCACAGATAAAAGCTAAAGAGGAGAAGGTTAATACATTATTAGAATTAATGGAAAGTGACCCAGAGATGAAAAAGAGATTTGATGAACTCATGATGAATAAAACAGCTAAATAATGAGTGACAAAGAATTGTTATTTCAAGCAGCAAACACATTCACTAAAAACTTGGTAGGTAACCTATTCGGTATAAACACAATAGGCACTGATGCTCTCATAACTTACGTAGTTAATAATATGGAGGACAAGTATGGAATGTATTTGGAACCATTCCTTGATAAGGGTGGTAATATAAATATAGATTTATTTGGTAATGCGCTACGTGACGTTATGAAGACTCGTGCTAAAAATGGATATGTCGTTAAGCTATTCGGTAAACCGATTAAGTTTGGAGAGGCTGACATTGATGAGTTCGAGAAAATATTTAAAACGTTGAAAGCGAACAATGGACAACATTAGAACAGAGTCATTTCTTGGAGGTGACAAAGTAATAGTTGGTAATAAGTACACTGATTTAGTGCTTGAAACTCTAGGTAAGGTCTATATAAAGACTGGTAACAGTTCAAGAGTTTTGAGTGATGTTTTAGCATTACTTGATAAAGCTACAGAATCAGAAATTAAAAGCCAGACTATTATAGTTGGGAGCTTACTTGAGATGGAGCAGATGGAGTATCCTGGAGATGGATTCTTCGTTTATAACACACTTACAACTACCCTATATATTTCTTATGATGAGAGATATGTAGCTTTAATAGAAGCAGCAGAAGGTGCTGGAGATGGTTATGTAAGGCGTAAGGGAGACACAATGACAGGACAGTTAGAGATTAATACTGTTGGTCCTCCTTTAATAGTGGCTTCTTCTAAGTTAGTAAACAATCTAAACGTCGAATTTATAGGCGGCTATGCTGCAGATGATTTGGCTAAGAAAAGAGTAGATGAATACATTACAGGTAACTGGACATTTAAAGGTAAAGGTGTTTCCGAGAATAATTGGACATTCAACCAAAATGTTCGTATGTATGGTGATTTAGTAACAAGTGGTAGCTTAACTTCTCCAGAGTTTGCATCTGGATTCGGAGGTTATGGTTGGAGACTTGATGCCGATACTAATACATTAACTGTAGATTATCTTGTAGTTCGTAAAGCTATGAGAGTATATGAGATGGTTATTAATAAGATTAGTGCAACTAATGGTAGCTTATGGGTTAGTAACTCCAGTAAATGTACAGCAGCTTATCAACCCAAAATCATAACTCAAGCTGACCTACAGGGAATAGGTACATGGGGAACAGAGGATGCAAAGAGTAATCTTGAAAAGTTGATACCATCTAACAATTATTTCTTATTTAATGATTTAAGTACCAATTATTCAGTAACAGAGAAATTTACTACACAATTAGCTAATGCTAGTGGAACCTACACTCCTAAAGCTTTTGTAGATTATAACTTCATAATCTATATTAAGGATATAACAGTAGTAATAAATAGCCCACTGTTTAAAGGTCCAAGTAGTCTATATGATTTGAATGTACTAGACAAGTCATGGGCTGAATATAATACTAATAACCCTAGCCCTGGGATAATTACTGAGAAGGTATTCAATACCTACAAAAGTAATATTAAACTTATATTCATAAGTAAGTCAAGGGAAGTCATTGAATGGAAAGAAGTTCCAGGAGACCCACTATCAGGCACTGAACCTTCCAAATGGGCTAACGTAGACACCTTTAATAAAAGGACACAATTTTTCATAGTTCCTAAAAGTAGAGAAGTGAACTATAAGAAGGATGGAAAGACATCTAGTGATGGTTCTAACTTATACAGTGTCTATCCCTATTATAAGTACTTTGGACTTCAAAAACCTGATACAGGAATGCCCTCACAATCTAATATATGGGTGGTAGAGTGCAAGAACGAGGATTATCCTTATTTTAAACCTGGAGATATTGTTCGATGTCAGAAGTATAATAATGGTAACATTAAATACTATGATGCTATTGTAACTACACAGGTAGACTCCTACACATATATAATGCAGAAAGCTCTATCAGTATTTGATACATACACAGAGGTGTCTTATGATGATGAAGGTAATTTAATTAAGTTTGAGCAGAGCTTTAATGATACTCAGTATAATAAGACTGAACAACTCTACAATTCAAATACTAATGAGTATGAACCTGCAAGAACTACTGATAATGGTAAAGCTGATGGAAATGCTGTTACTAAAGATGAGAGGCTTGACGACATAGCTAAGGATGACGACATGGTTCAGATGGGTAATATATACAATATTGAAAGACAGAATGCTGTCTATATTACATCTACTGATGATTGTGGTCCTTATATTGACGTATTAGCTGGACTTAACAGACCAGACTATTCTGTACTATATGTTACTCCTACTTGGGCTACTAAGAAAGCTAATATCAAGAAGAAAGGTGATATATATGTAAGAGAGGATGCTAGTGATTTCTATTATCAGACTACTAATCCAGGTAGTGTAAATCCAGACAACTTCGGAGGTAAGATTGATAAGAAGCATCCATTAATATTCTTAAGGACTAAAGGAAAGGATACAATTCTCATAAATGATGGTGAGAATAATCAAATTACTCAGGAGATTCTCAATAACCCAGCTGAGTACGGTTACTTCCTAACTGAAGTTCCTACAGCAGACTCAGCTCTATTATTCAGGAATAAGGAATATAGGTGTACCTACACTAAGATTACTAAGGTTAGGCTAGGTAATCTATCTGGAATACATAATGAAATCTTTGGAACTAAACAGCCTTATGGCTATGGTTTATACGGAGAGAATGTATTCTTGACTGGAGAGTTCTACCTTAATAATGGTACTTCTATTGTAGACTTCTCTGAGGAAAGTATCCTATTAAAGTTTAGGAACGCAGGTCTTGAAATTAGAGATGTAGTCAACGAGGATGGAACTATTGACCAAGTACCAGCACTTAACTTAGAGGGAGAACCTATCTTAGATGAAAATGGTAATCCTACCTATAGGAATAAGACTGAGATTTACATGAATGCTGACCAATTCGTGTTTAGTATTGCAGGTAATCCAGCTATGAAGTTAAGTGGATTGTTTGACAAGGAGACTGGAAAGGTAGACAACATTTATCTTGATGTTAATGGATGGGTCAAGGCTAACGGATTGGAAATCTGGGGTGAGAGGTCAGAATGGGATGCGAATGGAAATAGAAAGCCAATCGCAGGTACATACCAAATGAATGCTAAAATTGATAGAAATGGAAACATCTATGGTCAAGATGCATATCTCTACAACGCATATATGAGAAATGCCTATGTTCAAGGTGAAATAGTTGCTGACTCTGGTAGAGTCGCTGGATTTAAGATTCAAGGAAGTATATTGTCTTGGACAGGTGGTGGATACTTTGGAGGTCAGGAACATGGTTTACAGCTGGGCTATGTTACGGTACACACTGGTCAGTATAGACCTTTAATTGGAGAATTAACATGGAACACATACCTTAAGATAAGTTCTACCTGGCAAGCGATGCCTCTTATGGTGTACGCTACCAATGGTGCGGGTATATTCTCAACTATACATTCTGAAGGAAGTGCCGAAGTAGTATATCCAAGTGATTATACAGCATACGCTGGATGGTTCGACGGAAGTGTAATGGTTACAGGTACGTTAATGGGTAGATACTGGGCTACTTCAGATGATAAACTTCCAGGTCAAGGAGGTCAAGGATATGGCTATCAGGGAGTATCATTTGATGCTAAGACTTTTGACTTAGATGATGTTAGATTTGCAGTTAGAGATGGTTTAATTGTTATGGTTACTAATGATAAAGGACGTCCAAAGTCTGAAAGTATTGATGAATACGGAAGGAAGTGGACTTGGTAAAGTTATGAATATTGCATTAAATGTAAAAGACAGGTTAACATTAATTGCTATCCTTCCTACTACAGGTAAAATGACTGATTTAGTAGAAGTATTGGAGCTGATAAAGCTACTTAAGTTTACAGAAGAGGAGAAGCAAGAAATAGATTATAAAGAGGCTGATGGTAAGATACTATGGAATATCTCTAAGGAGAGTCCTAGGGATGTTGATATTAACTTTGAGCAGTTAAGAATTATAAAGGATAAGATAAAGGAACTTGATGATGCAGGTAAGATTGACCTAAACACTCTTGATACTTGTCTAAAATTTAGTAAGCTATGATAATTCTATTAGATGCAGGTCACGGAGAGTCAACTCCTGGTAAAAGAAGTCCTGATGGAAGACTCAGGGAGTATAAATATTGTAGAGAGATTGCTAACGAGGTAAAGAAACAATTAACAGACAAAGGCTTTGATGTTGAGTTGGTAGTCACTGATGAGGTTGATGTACCACTCATGCAGAGATGCCGTATAGTAAACCAATACTGTGATATACATGGAAAAGCTAATACTGTATTGGTGTCAATTCACTGTAATGCTGCTGGTAGCGGGGCAGATTGGATGAACGCTAAAGGTTGGAGTGTGTTCATCTCCAACAACAGTTCAAGTAAGAGTAAGAAGCTGGCAGAGTGCTTGTTTGAAGCAGCACGTAGAGAGGGTTTAACACTAAGGAAATATTCACAAACACAAGTATATTGGAAACAGAATCTAGCTATATGCAGGGAGACTAAGTGCCCAGCAGTTTTAACAGAAAATCTGTTTCAAGATAATAAGGCAGATGTAGAGTACCTACTATCGGATGAGGGTAGAGCAACTATAGCTCGTCTACACGTACAGGGTATATTGGATTATATCAAGTCAATACAAGGGTAATAAGTAAGGGTGTTCCTAATTATTAATGAATTTCAGTATTTCATTTTGGGACACCCTAAAAATTCCTTAATTTTGCAAATAACTTTAAAAGGGAATAATATGGAAATGAAATTAGAGGATTTAGACATTGACGATGTAGGATTAGACGAAGACATAACTCCTGAAGCTGAGTTTGACGAGGATACCTATGAGAAGCCTTGGCTTGATGGTTCCGCACCACAAGAAGGGGAAATTCATGAGGATGAGCCGTCTAATGAGCCAACTGAGGACGACATCATCACTACCCTACTAAAAGATAAAGGAATCAATCCTGATGCTATTAAGTTTGAGAACGAAACGGGAGAGATTGAAGAGAAGAGTTTCAATGAGCTTTCAAGAGAGGAACAACTTCAAATACTAAATTATGACGAGTCAAATGACGATTATGGTTTAGCAGAGGATGAGGTTACTCTTATTAATGAGCTTAGAGAGAATAATCTGAGTGCAGAGGAATATAAAAAGTATATTGCTCAACAAGCTATTCAAGAGTATTTAGCTTCTAATCAAGAAGAAACTCCTGTTTATGAGGTTGATTCTATCCCAGATGATGAACTGTATCTTATAGATTTAAAAGCTAAAATCCCAGAGCTTACTGATGAGGATGCTGCTGCTGAGTTAGAACTAGCTAAACAGCACGAAGCATTATATCAGAAGAAGGTTCAAGGTATCCGCAACGAATACAAGAAGAAAGAAGAGTTGCTAGCCCAACAAGAGGAAGAAGAACAAAGATTAGCTGCTGAAAAGGCTGCTCAAGAGTTCGAAGATACTATTGTAGCTGCAATTCAAGAGAATGATACCATTGATTTGGGTGAGTCCTCATTAACCTTGTCTGAGGACGATATGAATGAAATTGCTAGCTTTATCTTAGATTCAGATGTTGCAGGAGTTAGACACATTGCTAAAGCATTGAATGACCCGAAGACCTTAGTGGGTATGGTTTGGTATGCACTAAAAGGGCAAGAGGCATTTAGTCAAATTTCTGATTATTACAAACAGAAGATTACAGAAGCATCCAAGTATAATTATAACAAAGGATTTGAGGATGCTAAGGGAGGTAAAGCTCCAAATGCAGCTAAGACAGTGGTCAAAAAACCAGCAGGTAGTAAGGCTGCCCCTGCTAAAAAAGTATTAACAATCGATGATTTAGATTAAATTTAAATTATAAAGTATGATAGTAGCAAATTTCGTAACCAATCGCCCTACAATGAGCGAAACTAGAACTTATGAAGATTTCTATAAGTTCTTAGGCACAAAACCAACTAGACTTGGTATAGTTTCAAGACTTTACCCTAATCTAACTGCTTCTTACTTGACAGAGTCCCTAAGAAACATCTTCTACATGGATTCTAAGTCAAATAGCAAATACAGAAGTATTGACAGTATGTACTTCGAGTGGGAAGTTGAAACCAACTACATCAAGAGAGTTGAGTTCGCAGATGTTCCAGCAACTAATGGTGAAGGTGGTACAACCATCGTAATGGCTTTCAAAGAGAACTATTACCAGAAGTATGACATTTTTAAGATTGACAAAACAATGCAGCAATGCCAAGTTATCTCTAGACCTACAAGAGTTGCAGATAACTATTGGACTGTTGAGGTAAGACTAATTGATAATGACTATTCTTCAATTCTTGACTTAGACGGATGTCAGATTGGTGACACTACAAGATTCCAATCTAACGCTATGCCTGAAGCTCACGAAGAGGGTTATGTTAAGTATCAATCTAACATTGAGAGACACAGAGGTTACATTACAACACACCGTGTTGATGATAGCTATACTTCTCTATTCAAGCCACTTGAGCAAACATTCATCAGTATTGGTAAAGGTGAAGGCAATGGTGCTGTAAAAGAAACAATGTACAAGATGGATACTCTTGAGAAGAATCTATTAAGAAACTTCCTTGAAGTACGTAACCAAGGTCTATTATTCAATAAGACTAACGTAGATAAGAACGGTAAACCAACAATCTCTGACCCTGACACTGGTCGTCCAATCTATATTGGTGACGGTATCATCCCACAAATCGAGAGATTTGCATCTAAGTATGTATACAACAAACTTACTCCAGAAGCATTCACTACAGCTATGGCTATGATGAATGAAAAGAGTGAGAACCCAACTGGTAACAAGTATGTATTCATCTGCAACGAGAAGATGTGGAATGACATTCAAAGCTGTCTATCAGAATGGCTTGCTAGATTCAAAACTTGTGGTACTTATCTATGGTCTAAGAAGGCTAACGGATATGTAGACGTTGGTGCTACATTCAATAGCTACGAAATCGGTGGTAACACTATTTCATTCAAGGTGGACAGAACATTCTCTCGTGAATGGGGTTCTGAAAAGGGCTTTGGTCTAATGCTTGACCTTACTGCTGATAAGACTAGTGGTGAACCAGCTATCCAAATGTTTACATTAAAGGGTGGTGACTTCATTACTAACAAGTATCCTGGTGTGGGTGGTTTAGATGGTCTAAGCTCTGGTATCGTTTCAAGTACTACAGCTGCATCTAAGGTAATCAACTGGGGTTATTCTGGTGTTGGAGTATTCTCTCCATACAGAAGCTTCATTATGAAAGAAGCATAATAAAAAAAATATATAATCAAGATGTGTTGGGAGGGGCTAATCATAGTCCCTCTCATACTCATTATAAAGATGATGTATGATATACAATAAAAAATACGAATTAATATGGCTGATGTTTTAGACGATATAATTATTTTAAGAAGTGTGTTCGGTAAAGTTGGACAGAAATACTTCATGAATCCTGTTAGAGACCCAAAGACTGGTAGATTTCCTGATTGTGTTAGACCAGTAGATAGTAAGGGTGATATGATTATCTCTGACAAGGACAGAAATGAAGGTAAACCACTTATTCCTGAGAATAAAGTATTCATTATAGAAGATGGTACTACATTCAATCTAAATGATGAATGGCAGGCTGCTGAGTGGCACTCAATTCAACATTGTCCTCTCATTGCTCTATCAAGAGATGCGAGAGACTCTAAAGGAAACTTACTAATTGATGGTGAAATAGCTGAGGGTAAGGCTCGTGCTCGTTATGGTACAGCTGAACTATATGTAGAAAGACCTGGATATGATACTGCTAAGAGAATCTCTAAGAAGAAACTTATCCATGATGCTGACTCCTACATCTATGGTGACCCTAAAGGTGCAGAAGGTAGAGCACTTAAAGCTAGATTGCTTGGTAAAAATATGCGTAATGCACCAGACGCAGATATTACAGACTACTTACTTGAAATATCACATAAATCTCCAGAGAAGATTATTGACCTATATACTGGTGGAGATATTAATCTGAGATTGATGTTTATTGACGCTAAAGACAAGAATGTCATATACGTTAAGAATAAGGTTTATCTATATGGTGATAGCATTGTATTAGGTGCAACTGATGATGCAGTAATCACTTGGATGAAGAACCCCACTAACAGTAAGGTACTTGAACTTATTAAGAGAGATACTTATCCTGATATGTACTTAGAAGAAAGTGCATCTAAGAAATAACATTACCTAAATGACAGCGAAACAAGTATACAGAGGAGCATTAGTTGAAATGAATAAGACTGCTGCTCCAAGTATTTTACTTGAGGACTTTAACTACTTATTAAATAAGGCGATATACCAATACATTAATAAGAAGTACAACATTTATGATGTAAATCAACAATCAACAGATGACATTAGAGTATTAAAATCTACTGCCATCCTCCAGCCTACTCTGGCTACCAACACATACGCTGCTGTTAGTTCTCAAACTAACTCATTGTATGGAGCTGTTTATGAAGTAAATCTACCATTGGATTATTTACATATTTTGAATTGTGTATGCAATTTCAAAGTAGTAAAAACGTATGAATGTTACGATGCTGGTACTTATGTACAAATTGGTGCTAAGCGTTTAACTTCAGACCTTTGGTCACAAATAATAAGGAACTTCTATATGCAACCCTCTTATAGAAATCCTTATTACTTCATACACAACGTAAATAGTGCTACAACGATGCCTACCAATCCAGTAAGACTTACTGCTGGAGAAGGAAGTATATCACCAAACACAACTATTCAACAAACTACTGGTACTGATGGTTCACTTCCAACTAAGATTACCATTGGTGGTAAATCAGTAGATTTAGTAGAACAGCCAGGAGTTAATAGGTATGGAAATCCATCTCAAGTTAGACTTGAAATTAGGTATGGCAAGGACTCTTCTGTATTCCAACTAACTGATATATTTGTTGATTATATAAAGACTCCTCAAAAAATTAGACTAACACAAGACCAGATTGAAATGGTTGAAGATACATCACAAGTCATGGAGTTTCCAGATTATGTGTGTCAAGAGATTATAAATGAGCTGGCAAAGCTATTATTGGAGAACGCAGGTGACCCAAGGCTTCAAACTAATTTAGCAGTTAATCAGACTATTGCAAATCCAGCTCAGCAACAGTCACAAACCAAAAAATAATTAATTTATGTTTCAGTACACTAACACTATTGTATTAAACTCACTGAAAGATGTAACCACTGGTTTAGATAAAATCGTTAAGGGTTCAGACAACATTGAGGTAAGACGTGTAAACAAATTCCTCAAATCTAACGTAAGTGCGATGTACAAGAGGGCTGCTTCCGACCCAGTTATTGGTAAGGCAGAGTTCACTGTTACTAACCCAGGCGCAGGTATCTATAGGTTGAAGTTATACATCAGATTATCTGGAAGTCAAAACTCATACTACTCTAATGACTTCGTATTCAAAGGTAAACCTTTTGTTTACGAGTTCAAGATTGCTTCCAACTCTACTACTGCAACTGATGTTGCTAAAGAAATCAAGAGAGTTATTGATAAGATTCAAGCCTTCTATGGTGACAAATATATCAAGACTGAGGTAGCTGGGGACAAGCTAACAATCCACGGAGTAGACGAATATCAACTATTCACTGAGGCTAAGATTCAAAAACTTAATACAGCTGCTAACAACCCACTTACTAATGAAGTATTTGAGGATGTTACTGAAGGAAAAATCACTAAGAGTGTTGAAGGATTCGGTACTTATACTCATATCCTAAAAGACCTTAGACTTCCTACTATCGAGGCTAGAAAGTTCGAAGCTGTTAACCAAGAAGAGCTTCCTGTACCAGGTGCTAAGTACAATCAGTACATCATCGAGTACAAGGTAGATAGAGGTCTGTTTGGTGGAGCTGCTGTTGGTCAGCAAGTTACATCTAAGACTACTCACGTATTCTATGTGTTAGATTCACTAGCAACTGAGTTTGAAACTGCTCTAAAGGTTCTTGGTACTATCCATGAAATCAAGAAACCAGGTGCAGATAACGAAGACGTAGCTTAATAAAACCTACTAATACTAAGGCGATGACCATTTAAGTCGTCGCCTTTTTTATTTTGTACTTATGGGATATTATTTTAAATTAGCATCTGCAATCTATAATGATATAGTATCTGGACTTAGAGGTTATACCACTTCCAATACTTTATCAATAGAACAATTAGAAGATGATATTGTAGATGAAAGACTCCAAATCATTAAGGAGTATTCCATGAAGGGACTTATCCCTAAGAGGGACTTATTAATGTCTATAAACTGTATTAACGTAGACTGTAAGGATATAGAGAACTGTACGTGTGGAAATAAGGCAGATGGTACTCCTACATTCCATTTTGAAATACCACAACTCATAACTGAGTTCGGAGGTGGTATTGAATACATAGGCTCTGTAGATAAAGGACAACCATTTATATGGTATATAAGTCCTACCGTAATGCAGTATCATAAATATAGAAAGAGGGCTAAGAACAAGCCTTATGTATATATAGACGTAACCCCAAATGCTAATAATATGTATGACTGTTGGATATTCAATCTCCCAGTTATTAAGCAGGTATCTGTAGTAGGTATATTTAAAGACCCTCGTCAGCTACAAACTTATGGATGTTGCTCTGCATTAGACATTAATAATATGACTTTCATCGACGCTGAAATAAAGAAGAGATTGACAGAGAAGAAGCTACGTTATTATAGACAGTTAGCTGCTCCAATATTACCTAATGACCAAACTCCTAAATAATGGAAAACTTTCAATCAGCATATGCTCAAGCTAACCTATTATATGGTATAGAATTAGCACCAGAAGAGTTCGAAGAAATAGGTCTGATTGCCTGGAACAAAATAGGTAATAGACAAACTAAACTATATAGATATAGATGTAAGATAGACTGTGAAACCTTAACTGTTACATTACCATGTAATTGTGACTTTATCGAGGCTGTAACATATGACTTTGAGGATTGGAGATATACTACCAATGATACAGTCAATGGAGATTATCAATCACAGTTTATTGAGAATTACATCGAAGGGCGTAAGGTTTATAACAATCCATTCTACATTAGTGGTAAACTAGCCAAGTATGAGAGAGTCAACGATACTCTTTATTTTGATAAGGATTATGGCTCTGTTAACATATTATATAAAGGAATACTATTAGATGATGATGGATTACCTTTTATCAATGAGAAAGAAAAGGACGCAATAGCTTGTTATTGTGCTTATACTGATAGGTTTAAAGAAGGCTGGAGTAAACATAATCAAGGTATGTTACAAGAGGCACAACTTCTTGAACAAAGATGGTATAAGTTATGTGATGCTGCCAGAGTTCCTATGTATATCAACCAGAATGATATGAATGAAATCTTGGATGCTAAGACAAGCTGGAACAGGAAGATATTTAATAAGACTTGGAAATTTGTAAAATAATGAATTACGCTACAGGATATGCCATGAATATAGATGAATTATTCATCTCCTTTCCCACTAAGAAGATGAAGATGACATCAAAGGCATGTGAGGAATTAATAGGTAATAGGCACAAAGAAGTTATTGCTAAGAAGATATTTAAAAGTGCCTTGAATATGGTTTTAGAAGATGTAATCGAAAACAATGCTACATTTGTCCTTCCGACTCGGTCTAGGAGAGCTGAATTAAAGATGAAGAGGTTCGAGAGAGAGGAGTTCTCTAAGGCAAGGAGAAATGGGAAGTGGGCTAAGGTAGACTTTCTGGCATCTAATTTCTGTGCATACCAAATGGTATTTCACTTCCAATCTAAAGGGGTTATGAGAGAAAAACTAATATATCTAGACCCAGAGCATAGAGATAGGATATTAGAACACACAAATCAAGGTAAACAATACTATTAATGCTTAAAAGTGTCAATGATTATTTACCAGACCTAATAGCCCAATTTCCTACTGTACCTCCAGAGGATGTTAAACGAGCCGTTGAATATGGATGGAGAATGCTATATTACTATAATCTTAGAGGATGTGATACTCTTATTAGTAGTACTAAGTTTAGATACTGGTTCTACTGCGGACAACTTACACGTGATTCTATTAAGCACTATAACTATTATAGAAGAATGTTAAGGAGGAAGCTAAGAGTATTATACTCTAAGAAAGTTAAAGAGTGGGATGGGTACTATTATATAGGATTGACTGACGATGAGTATGAAACTGTAGTTAGGTCAACCACTGGAAGAGGAAGAAAGAAAAAGAATTTCATATTCCATAATAAATTCGGAATGAAGGTATTTGACGAGGCTAAGGTGTTTTACAGTTGGTCTAAATACATCGTAAGATATAGATACATTACTGATATGGGATATACATTCTTTAAAGATACAATGAAATGCAATGATTTAGAGATTGCATTAGTAAGAGATAATCCAAGTACGTTCAAGGACATACTTATTAGTAGTAACAACTATGAACTTATAAAATATGAGAAAAGAAGCAATTAATACCTTTGGTGAGGGTTTAATAATGGACTTACATCCATTGACTACCCCCAGTAATGTATTAACAAACTGCTTAAATGGTACTATAATAACATACAATGGTAATGAGTTTGTATTACAGAATGATATGGGAAATGGTGAAGTTCATACAGCCTATCTTGATAAAGGATATGTGCCTGTAGGAATGAAGGAACATGGAGGTATTATTTACGTTGCAGCTCATAATCCAATCACTGGTAAGAGTCAGATAGGTTCGTTTCCATCTCCTCAACAGCTGTATGAGGGAGAAGACCTAAATGTCACTCCTATTAGGTTTAACTTCAATGAGTTTATCACAATGAAGGGCACAGTGCCCTATATAGAATTAGAATACTACAAGCAGAAGCTATTTCAGGTTAATAATTCAGATGAAGTAAAGATATTTCATCCTGGAGACCGATTTGTAATAGTTACTAATTCTATAGATGCAACTATCAAAGAAGCAATCAATAAGGGTGCAATTAAACTAAGATTGGGTGTTATAAATAGTAGTGGTAGTATCGACTATATAGATGAGAAGAACTTGAAGATATACAGTAATGGGTTATGGATTTACGAGAATAGCAATACTCCAATGCTAGATGTTATTAAATCCAAAGAACTAGTCCAAGTATTTAGTGCTAAATCATCTGGAGCACTAATCTTAGTAGTTGAGTTAAAGACATTTGATACATTCAATCTTATTAGGAAGTATTCATGTAATGATGATACTAAGGTTATTAGTGTAGAGTTCTCTGGTGAAACTACAGGAGTATTTAAAGGAACAACTAAGAATAATCCAGATGAGGTTGGATTGATTGAATCTGATTCATCTGCTGTTAAATCAACTATTACTAAGAGTGGTAAGACAGGTAAAACCCAATACAAGATTATGCCAGCTTGTCCTTATGGGGTGTTGGAAAGGATGGCTAAGAGTGGAACTATAGACTTTGATGCTATTAGAACTAATTCTGAGGTATTGGGAGAGTGGAGGTTCTACGTTACTGATACATATCTAAAGATAGGTTGGGGATATGACTATTATAACCTAAATGAGGATTCTGATATTGAGAAGATAGAGTTTACCTTTATAAGTCTAACTGATTCAGCTAATGCTGCAAGTGCTGAAACTCTTAATGGTAACTATAAATATGCTATCTCTAAAGAGTACTATAATGGTAGTTTTGAAGAGATTATACCATTTGATGATAGTACAATTCAGAAGAACTGGATTTATATAGTTAGAATAGACAGATATGTGGCTGGAGTTAAGAAGACTGTAGGATATAAACTAGTCTATACTGGGGGATATTTCAATGATTTCTATGAAGAAATCCCAGACTTCAACACTGGTCTTCCTAGTGGTAATGCTAGAAGTAGAATCCTATTAGATGTTAAGAGCGAGGTTAATACATCAGTTAAGAAGACTGGAGTTCCATCCTTAACATTAAAGGCAGGTGCAGCTACATCCCCTTCTACTATTACAAGAGTAAACATATCTCAGTTTATCACAGAAGTTCCTTCACTGGATACAGATGTTTCTGGTTATAAATATGAAGTAGGTAAAACTGGAACTTATGAGGTTAAAGTAACACCAGCTGCTGGATATGATTATGATAAGAAGATGTATGCAGGTAAGCCTGATGAGAAGATAGTAAATAACTATTTTGGAACTACACCAAGTGTAACATCATGTGACTTTGACCATTCAGAAGTTCTACCTAACAATAACTCTACACTAACTGCTAGTATATCTGACCCAACTTCAAAAATTGCAAAAGCTTTTGCTTGGAGTAATAATCAGTTAGTAGGACAGTTAGCTACTACAAGATACATCTACTCTAATGCTGGAGGTGTGGCTTCCAAGACTATAAGTCAAGAAGTGCTAAGACCAGCTTATGAACAATCTATGGATTTAACACAGAAAGAGAAATTATTCTCATTCGGAGAAGAGAATGGTAATCTTAGGTGTGTACTTGCTAGTGACAAGAATATGGAGTATAACTGTTCTGTTACTGCGAGTGGTGCTGCTGTAGGTAGTGGTCAAAATAGTGGTGCAGGTGTAGATGATACTGGATTACAGACTAGTCTGTCTAACATGGGCAATGGTACAGTAGGTATATTTGGAGGTAAGGATGGAGATAGTGCTTCATTATGGTACAATGCTTCAAGAAGAACTATAGACGGCTGGAGCTGCAGTAAGAATGAGGTAGACGGAGGAGATAACTTCCTATTTGCAACATGGAAAGATGTAAATGGAGTTCATCATCCAGTTAACCTAGCTTCTAGACGTACAGCACCTACTACACCATCTAGTGGCTCCAATAGGACAGACAACCTTATTAGAGTTGATAAAATGGTAAGGTGTTTACTAAGTCAGCTTCTTATATTGCAGAAAGGAAGTAAGACAATTAACTTTGTCGGACCTAATAACCTTGACTATGTGTATCATGTAGCTTCTGATACATTATGTACTATCAACATTGGAGTTCCAAATGGTGGTACTAATGTAAATGTAGATTTCTTCTTAGGAAGTGATACTACATCTATAGAAACACATATGAGTAGATGGGTAGCTGCTATTAAAGGATTGAATAACTATCTTCCTATATTTAGTATCCATAAGAATCAATCTATGTCTACTGTAGTATCTATAGGGGACGACTTAGACTATTCTAAGGATGCTGATATTCTTAACTGTTATACTAATGCATACTCAGCTTACACAGTTACTTCTGATTCCTTAAGTGGTATAGACAGGGGTAAGATTTATATAGCTGATTCAAGTGTTGGATATACTGTTAACAATGATGGTAGTTTAACATTTAACTCTTATAAACCTAAGGCTGCATCCGCTACAACTTTGGTTGATTGGAAAGGTTATACATGGACATTCTCTGAGTCATTTAACAATGTATTCGTTACTTCATACGCCTATGAGAAGTTATCAGGAGAGATACCTGATGGTTACTATAACGAAATCCTGGTTAAATCACCAAGTACTCGTGTCGGAACCTGGAAGAAAGGTAAGGATAGTGATGCTCCAGATTTAGCTATCAATGTCCTAAAGAGTAACAAATCTATTTACACATAAATATATGAATTTCAAATCACTAAGTGGTAAGTCACTGAACTTAGACTTAGGATTGAATCAACTCCAACAGAAAGGAGCATTGGTTTATGAGTACAATCCATTGAGGGTACTAAGAACTAATGAAGATATAAGGGAAAACGGAGTAATTATGTATCCTAAAGGTAGTTTAATCAACCTGGATACAGAATTACTTAGTTTTGACCTGAACCATCCTATTGACATTGTTCCCCAACAGTCTTATGATGGTTCAGTAAACCTTATCCTTAATGATGGTAGTAATTATCCTAAGCTAATTAACACAAGATTCTCATCTACTGGTATGAATACATATCAGATTGTAGATAGGGAAGGAGATAATGACACTAATATATATGATATAGATTCCTTTGAATCTGATATATCACTTTATAAGAAGACTAACAATATTGCTAACCTTACATTCATGGGATTAAATACCAGTGGTAACTTAAGAGTTGGTAATTATGTATTCTACTTTAAGTTATCAGATTCTGATGGGAATGAAACAGATTTTATAGCTGAGTCAGGCATAGTAACTTGCCATATTGGTAATTTGAATGACCCATCCTCTATACAAGGTGGAATTAGAGATGAGAACAGTTATAAGTCAGCTTCATTCTTATTAACTAATATAGATTCATCTTACAACAATGTAGTAGTCTATTATACAAGAAGTACATCTGATGTAGATGGAAATGAAATGACTACTTCGTTTAAGATTATGAAGCAATTTGCTGTATATAACAATGTTGCTAAAATTAGCATTACTGGGTTTGAAACTGTACAATCCGTTAGTATTAATGATATTAATGTAGCCTATAATGTAGTTAATAGTGCAGCTGCACAGACTACTTGTCAGAATATGTTATTCTTAGGTAATGTAGCAAATCCAGATATTGAATATAAAGAGCTTACTGACCTATCTCTACACTTCTTACCAGAGTTAAATGTAGAGAATAATATTGGTAGGGTTGATAAGGATTATAAGGACGAAACAGGACAGTACGAGTATTATAATGTAATGAACATCTATAATAAACTCGGATACTGGAATGATGAAATCTATAGACTAGGAGTAGTATATATTCTTAATGACTATACCTTATCACCAGTATTTAACATTAGAGGTATTAGTAGGTTAGCTGTTCCTGGTGATTCTGATAGAATAGATTGGGAAGACTATCCTTTATTTAAGAAGGACTTTGACCCAACTAGTACAAATAACATAGCTGTTATTCAGGCTAATAGAGAATATATCCCTATTAATAAGGAGACATATAAACTTGATAGTCAGAATGAAAACTCCAAGGGTGTAGTTAAGATTAAGTACAATGGTAATCAACTAGCCGAGAGTGGTACAGTTCCTATTGGATTTGATATTAAAATTAGCAAGGATGCTGTTAGAGAATTAAAGAGGTACACCAAAGGATTCTTCTTCGTAAGGCAAAAGAGAATACCTACTACACTAGCACAAGCTGTTACGATAGGTCTAGAGAATACAAGTCATCTACCAGTGCTTCCTTCTGGTACTGATAAGTACAGAGTAGAGAGATTCTTAGATAATGATGGTGTTCTTACACATGATTTTGATAGAAGGTGTGAAGACATTGCTAAGGATAATGTGTTAGAAGGATATGCAGCTTTGTGTCCAGAATTTGAACTAAGACAATCTTACTTCAATCAGTTATTCACTGGTACTCAATTTGAGGTCAAGATGGCTAAGTCACAGTTTGGTAAGAAATATTTTGATAGAAGTGGTACTCATTTCTACAATCTATCCTATGTTACTAATGACTCTACCCAAGATGAGACATATAACATTATGGCTATTAGTGATAATGTTAAAGCATTGAAGGGTAAGAAACAGCTATTTAGTGCAAGGGCTGGTGAAGCTGAAGAGGCATGGAGAGTATCTTATTATAATTATACAAATAAATCATCTAATGCTCGCAATCTATTAAGAGGAAGTTGGGGTCCTTATATTGGTCTAGAGGGATATAATACTAATAAGATGAGTCTTATTGATATTAAGATTCCTAACTATGAGGAGAACCTATTAGATACTTACTTCGAAATTAGGTACGAGGATTCATCAGCTTTCTATGCTATATGTAATAGAATGCTATGGGATGATTTAGATGAAGATGGAGATACTATGATAGCTAAGAACCTATTTAGGGGTGATTGCTATATAGGTAACTATACACACAGAATGTGTAGGAATTTCCAAGATTCATCAGCTCCTATTAATGATGATATTGTAGACCAAATGTCATGGAAAGATAATTATACTATAGGAGATAGTGAGAAGAATGGCAAAATCAACAGAGGTGATGTCAATGCTATTAAGATGGGACACTGGGTTACTATTAAGGTTTGCAGTAATGTCAATCTATCAATGAGGTGTACTGATATGTCATATACATCTGAGATGGGAATGGCGGGTAAACCAAGAGGATTCTATCCATTACAAGCTATGTCGGTTACTGGAGAATCTAAGATACCAGAATCATTTGTAATAAATGGTGGTATAAACAGTACTACATCTGACAAGTATTACTACGAGTTGCCTAACGTTCCAGCTATTAAGAATAAGTTCCATATTAGAGTTATGTACTCTGACATTAATGTCAATGACTCATTCAAAAATGGTTATAGAGTATTCAAATTAACTCATTATAGAGACTATCCATTAACCTATGGTAGTATTATTAAGTTGGTTGAATGGTTTGGTAGTATTATCTGTGTGTTTGAACATGGTGTTGCTTTGATACCTGTCAATGAAAGAGCAGTTGCAGGTGAAGGTGCGGGTGGAAATATCTTCATAAACACCTCTAACGTGCTGCCAGAGAATCCAAAAATGCTGTCTGATACATTCGGTACTCAGTGGGCGGAAAGTGTCATCAAGACTCCCTATTACGTCTATGGAGTGGATACTGTTGGGAAGAAGATTTGGAGGACTAATGGACAACTGTTCGAGGTTATCTCTGATTTCAAAGTACAGAAGTTCTTAAATGATAATATATCACTTACAGAGAAAGAGAAGACCCCAATTATTGGTATTAGGAATGTGAAAACCCACTACAACAGATTTAAGCAAGATGTAATGTTTACATTCTATGATGATATTAACACATTGGAAGAGAATGTATGGAATCTGTGTTATAATGAGGTGATGCAGAAATTTGTAACATTCTATTCATGGGTTCCATCTTATTCTGAGAATATTGACAACATCTTCTTTAGTTTTGATAGAAACACATCTAAGACAATTACTAAGTTAACTTCTAATTACCCTCTTATTAGTATGCAGGGTGGAGCAGTAGTTGATAATGTACTAACAGTAGTAGATGGTAAAGCTAAGCTGGGTAACTTACAACTAAATCTAGATATTAGTGGTTCTAGTATTGAATATAGCATTGCTGACGATAGAGTTAGAAATAAGTTCTTTATTACTAATGGTAATCAAGTATCTGTTAACGCTAATTCTGTAGGAGATAGTAGATGGACAATACCTATTAAGGCTGTAGTTTATAATCAAGGAACTGACTTAGTTGAGGGTGAAGTTAAGAATGTAGTAAAAACATTATATTCTAATGTAACTGTAGTTACTAAGATGAGATATGACCTATTAACTACTTCATTCTGGAAACATGGTCAAGCTGGATTAATGACTACTAGAAAACCCATTAGTCCTTGTTACTGGTATGGTAAGCAACACCCATTTGAGTTGGAGTTTATCGTAGTTGATAATCCATCAGTTCATAAAATCTTTAATAATTTACAGATTATAAGCAATAAAACTCAACCTGAATCATTCCATTTTGAAGTTGTCGGAGAAGTATATAACTTTGCTAACGACAAAAAGAATATGTATTTTAGGCAAGAGGCTACTAAGCATTTATATCAGTATAATGGTGCTGATATAGTTTATAATCATGACTACTTGAATGTTATACCAGAACAAAGAGACATATTATATAGTACTACTAAGTACAAGGATATGTCAGTTATGTTCCCACTATTCTATTCAAGGGTAGATAGTCTGAACGATATTGAAGACCATTACCAATCAATGACATCAGCTGGTAGAGATTATCAACATATATCTGGTTCTGAGATTGTGCATGATAATCAGCTAAATGAATTTAAGATAGCTACTCATATAAAAGCATGTCCTTTTAAAAAGAGATATTTACAAGAGATAACTCAAGATAGATATAGCTCACTTATAGCAGCTGGATATACGAATGTACTTGTTCAAAATGGTAAATGGTATGAAGTTATGGAGTATGGTAGAATCAATGGTAACATGGACTACTTAGAGGATAAGTGGGATATTCAAATACCATCTATAACTTACTGGGCTAAGAATGAATTAGCTTGGGCTGTTAGAGACAAGGATGGTAATACATATCCTCCACTCAACTTAGTTAATAATCCATTACCTGAGAGTATGACTGCTCTAAATATTACTAGTGACTCTGATATTCCAACTGAATTAAGAGACCGAGGTTATAGTGCTGATTTCTTGTCATTAGATGTTAATAAATGGTCTGATGAAAGAAAGGAGACTAGAATTAGGGACAAATACATTAAGATTAAAGTGAGATATACTGGTGATGAGTTAGCTATAATAACAGCTTTAAAAACATTATATATCGTAAGTTATGCGTAAACGTATACAGAAATATCAAAATTCTGGGGTATTAACAGGGGGGAGTAATTTAACTCCTCCACTACCTCAACCTGCAAGCCTTACTTCGATGATTCAACAGCCACAGTTCCCAACAAAATTGGAACTTCCAGATAGTGTTAGACAATGGAATCAGAACCAGACATCTAAAATACAAAAAGCATATACAAGGCGGAACAATCTTAATAAAGGATTTGGATTAGCTGGAAACATCGCTGATGTAGCTGGAAGTTTGATACCTCCAACGGAACAGTCAGCTCTCACTACTGGTTTAAATCAAGGATATGATGCTGCTGCTAATGCTGCAATGGCTATTCCTGGAGTTGGGACTATTATTGGTGGTGCTATGAAAGTAGGTGGAATGCTATCTGATGGTCTAACTGCACTTGGAGTGGGTACAGACCAAATGACCACAGCCGATAAGATACTGGATAGTAAGTTCCTTAAACTAACTCCACTTGGCTTAGTTAATGCTATCGGTGCTAAGAAAGCTGATACTATTACTAAGGACAATGAGGCGTTTGAACAGGTGGGTTCATCTTATGGTGGAACTCAATCTACTGTAGATGATGCTCTTACTAAGAGTGGTAAGAAGTATGGACTACTAAGTGGTGGAGCAAGGAACAGGGCTAATAGACAAATACACAATGCTCAGATGCAGCAATCTAAGATGAGTAATATAGCAGATGAAGCTCAAATGGCATTTACAGCTTCTAACAATCCCTTACTTGGACTTGGGACTCAATTACAACTAAATGGCGGCTATCAACAAAATACAGTAAAGGCTGGTAAGTCTGGATTAAAGATGGACAGAGACTTTGCTAAAAGGGTAGTTAAGTTATCCAAAGGTCAGAAAGAAAAGAGGAAGAAGATTCAAGAAGAGGTTAGGATGGAAGAAGTAGCTGGATTTCAAAAAGGAGGTGTCGTGGATGGTATTACAGGGGCTGCACCAAAAGTAACATTTGAATCTTGGTATAAGACTGTCCCTACAGATAGAAACGATACCACTTCATATAATCTTAGAAGAGCTTTTGAATTAGCCCCTAGAGAAGAATTAGAGGCTTGGAGAACATCAAGCATATCTGATTTAAAGAATGGTAAGAACCATTTAAATTCAGTGTACTTAAACCCTAAAACAGGCGTTTATGAGTTTATGAAGGCTAAGAACCATCCAACTCTTAAATATGAACTGGAGTGGTTTAACTCTAATGACCCAGAGGCAGTCCAATTCAGAAACAATTATAATTTAGATGACTCTGGAGAATACTATAGATATGTACCCAAAAATCCAGAGAAATTTAAAAACGGAGGTGCAGTTAATGTAATCCCCGACGGTGCTTTACATGCTCATAAACATCACTTAGAGAATGTAGACGAGAAGTTTGAAGATGTAACTACTAAAGGTATTCCAGTTATTACAGAAGAGAAAGGCGGAGACATTAAGCAACATGCAGAGGTAGAGAGGGAAGAGATAATCTTCAATCTTGAAGTTACTAAGCAATTAGAGAAGCTAATGCAGGATGGCTCTGATGAAGCCGCTATCGAAGCTGGTAAATTACTTGTACATGAGATTCTTGAAAATACAGTTGATAACACAGGACTATTAAATACAGTTGAATAATGAAGATTGAAATAGGAGACAGAGAGTATAATGTAACTTGTGCTAGAACTGAGGAAGAGAGAATCAAAGGTCTACAAGGAGTTACAGAAATGAAAGATGATGAAGGAATGTTATTCTTCTTTGAGGAACCACAGACTGTAGGATTTTGGATGAAAGATACTAAAATTCCTCTTGACATCATCTTTATCAATGAAGATATGGAAGTAATATCAGTATATCAGGGAGAGCCTGAGAACGAGAATATAGCAGAAGAAGATGACGTTAGATTTGTATTAGAGGTTAATCAAGGCTCTGGAATTAAAGAGGGAGATGAACTTGATATTGAAGAGGATGAAGAATTACCTAAAATGAAGGTAATTGCTCCAGACGGCTCTACTCAAATGGAGTTAGAAGGTGGTGAGAGAATCTTTAGCAGAAAGAATACTAGAACTTTAATCAGAATGGCTAAGAGGGCTTCCAAATCTAAGGATGAAAAGGACTATAAAGCATTAGGTAAGAGGATGTTTACTTATCTAAAGCAGCAGGACGAAAGAGAACCTGAATATGTAGAAAAGAAAGACTAAATAAAAAAAATAAGGGCGTTACCAGTGAAATCAATCACCAGTAACGCCCTAATTGTTTTATATAAGGTTTAGTTGGAACATTATTCCTTTTACCTTATCTATTAAATGTTCTATATCGCTATTATTATCTATTCTGTAATCAAAACCTTCATAATCATCTAATGCTGTTTCAGACGGGTGATTATCGTGAGAAAGGGTTTCCCTATCTACTCTAATAACTATACCTCCCCTATCCTTAATAGCTTTAGCTTCTGAGGGAAATCTAACATCTGGGATAATCCAATGGTCATCCTCACTATAACTCGTGAATAGAGCATCTACCCATAGTGTAGGAGAGATACTTCTGCCAACCTCAGTTCCAAACCTTTGTAGGAGTTCTCTATTAGTATAATACCCTCCCTCTGGTTTAGCTATCTCACTGCTAGACATCTTAAATATATTGTCCTCAAATGCAACAACATCTACATTAAGTATAATGGATAGGACTTGCTTGAGCTTATCAGCATATGCGTGCTTGTACCATATACTACCCAATGGGCTTGGAGTCTTAAGTAACATCTTTACAAATGTAAGCATATCACCATCTCCATACCTATTCCATATATCTAATGCTTTAATAATTTTACATACGGTATCCTTACCACATTGTTTCTTTCCAGAAATTCCTATTAACATTATCCTACTCTTCCTTAGTTGGGTCTACATAATCCCAGAATGGCTTAGTTGCTCTAGTAGCTGCCACAGTATTAATTAGACCTTGATACAAAGATTTATCTCCTGATATTACACTTGAGAATGTATCTACAGTTCTATTGAGAGTTTCGAATGAGAATGGGGTCCATTGTGTTCCACGACCAGCAATTGCATCAAGGAAGTTGAAATCATAAGCGGAGTTGGTAAGTATCTTACTACCAAGAGACAATGTCGTATTTATTACTGCATCGTTCATTGTATCGTTACCCCTCTCCTTGATATCATCCTTAACAAATTCAGCTAGTGAACCACTAACTACTGCCCCCACGAATAATAGCATGAATAAATCGTAGAATAATTGTCGTAGATTAGATCTATACGCTCTTCTAAGATTTTCATCCTCATTATTCCAAATATCGTTGGTCATTAGTTTCCACCCTTCTCTTACACTACCCTTCTTGTAAGACCCAACCACTAAGTCATTTAAAACCTTAGTAAAAGTCAGTAGAATACCTTCCTCAAATCGTCCTTCCCACTTATAAAATGGGAATCCTGTATCTTCTGTAGTTGCTTCATCTGTAAGTTGCCCCTTGTCGTCTAGTTTATGGTAATACTTTTGTCCATTCTCCTCGTAGTGGACTAATCGACCTTGCAGCTTTATACCCTCTGGGGCTAAGTACTGATTCTTTTTAGAAGACCAGTATGTACACATTTGGAAGAACAATCCTCCAATTAAGGTACTTTGGAACATAGATTTCTTTTCATGGGAGTAGTACCCATATATTGAGTCAGCTAGAGCCTTATGACTTTCTGATTGTTGAACAGTATAAGCCTTTGGCAGGGCATCTCCAACTCTAAATAGGGAACCATCTTCATTTCTAGTATGCTCCTTAACTAATTGATGCGCCATAGTATAATATAGTGCCTCCTGTTTCTTGTAGTCTGGGCTAGCTGTATTACCATTGGCATAGGCATCAAACCTCTTATCCTTCTTCCAATCGTAAACTAACTTTCCGTTATGGACTGAGTGTGCTTCCCAACATCCATCACCTCTCATTTGTGCTCCAAATATAGTCATTCTATTATAGAAATCAGGTCTAGATGCGAACCTAAATGCAGCTGACCAGAAGTTCCATATTCCAGCTTGGTCAGACTTGACCTTATCTGCATAAGTATTCATATCCATGTCGTTAAGCCCATACTGCTCATTTAACAACTCTGACATAGATTTGTTATTACCATAGTGAACAGCATCTGCTATAGCATGTTTGTAAGCCTTAACCATATTCTCCTTAGTAAAAGCTAGTCCACCATCTGGCTTTCGTATTACTAATGATATGTCCTTCCAAATACCATCTAAATGTTGATACATTTGTACTGGAGAAAACGCTAGTGCAATTTTGGAGGCAAATCCCATCAATCCTCCAGTAATAGCTGCAAGTGGTTTACGGTCGTCAGAGATTAATGACTGGTTAAATATCTTATTTCTAACATAGTCACTTAGATACTTTAGGTCATCCTCAAACTTGTCATTTAAGATGGTACCCATATCACTTAAGTGGATAGCTAAAGCTTGTAATGATGGGAATATTTCGTCTAAGTGCTCCTTAGCAGAGTATGCAGTAATGTGCTTAAGCAATAAAGTCTCAAGATTTGTCTCAAAGAACTCTGGTTTTCTATCCTCTATTAGACTTAGCCTTATATCAGACCCTTTCTCTCCAATATCGAATGAGTTAGTCATTTCCCATAACTCTCCCTTACGAACCTTCTCAACTTTGACATCAGTTGGGTCTAAGAAACCCTCTACCTTTGTTTTAGCTCTTTCTACAGCCTTCTTTGGATTCCAGTCTTGAAGTTTATCTTTTATAGCTGACAGTAATCCCTTACTTGAAGCAATGGATGTAGCATTACCAGCAGATAGGGGTAATCTATAATATCTGACATCTCCTGATAGCCTCATTTCTTCTAGCTCTTCCTCAGTCATATTCTTAAACCTGTTTGAGTTAACTGTTTTAAGAAAGTATCTTAGGAACTTTCTTTGAGCCTCTGATAAACCAGTTGTTGGGTCGTCTGGATTCTTTAGTAGTATATCTCCATCATCAGTATATACTATCATATCTCTATATAGAGTAGCTTGATTACCTATTGTCCTTTCTTTTAAATAGGTAAAGCCTTGGTCATTCTTTAGTTCATTTACCAAAGTTCTTATCTCACCCTGCGACCTATTTACCGTATCTCGTATATTTTGATAAGCTATAGTCACTAAGGATGTTAACTTATTTAGAATAGGACTCTTCATATTACCAGGATTGTCCAGGTAAGTACCTTCCATACCAGCTTTCCATATATAGATAGACTCTAGCCACTTATCGTGGTCACTAAGCTGTTGCCTAAAGTCTAGACCATCTATCTCACCAATAGCCATTTCCAACATTCTGTATACTTGAACGTGGGGCATACCTATTACATCATCGTTGGGTCTAGTATCATTAACGTTAGGGAATGCTTCCAAGAACTCCTTTCTAAGATTGAGAAGCTCTAACCTAAGTTGAGTTGGGTCACCAATGCAGGCATCCAAAACACTAGTAGACTCTGCAAACTTTCTCCATTTCTTATTTACCTTAGTATCATCCTTAACACTAGATATGATTTCTCTAAACCTATTATAGAATATGTCATACCTATTCGCCATTTTGACAGCAGCATCCCTTCCTTTCATATTATTAACTCCGATAGGAGATAATTTGTCTAGTTCATTAAAGCAGTATAACAGTTGTCTATTGTCTGCAGAGATACCTTCCTCTCTAAATGGATTATATACACTAACTTCTCCAACTATAGCGTTTTCTTCAAACAGACTAGGTAAGTTATTTAATACTAACATAGCTTCCATTAATTCTATATTACCATTAACACTTTCCATCATCAAAGAGTTAGGTTTGTTCTGTGATATAATATCACTCTCAAATGCTCCAGTAAGTCCATGTCGTCCTTTTATTAATTCCCTTGACCTCTTTAGCATTGATGTACTAATCTTCACTACATCTATTTGGTTAGTGAATTTATTTCTAAGTAGGATACATCCAAGGTATTCTGCAGGCTCACAATCCACTACTTCCCAATTAGAGTTACAGTATCTAGCCATTCTTCTCTGGAACCATCCATTAACACCTCTAGGATTGTCTGGAATTTGTGCTTTAGTAAATTCATAATAAGGATTTTCATCCTCTATAGCCTTTATCAAACCCTCCTTAATAACTTGAGTAGAGTTTATCTTGTTATTGGCTATACTGTTCATTCTTCTCTTCACCATTACAAACAACTCCTCATATGTATCAGCTTTGATAGGATAGTCATTACCTTTAGGAGAATATACATATTTACCTGTCTCCGGGTTTGGCTTGTCTCCCTTACCCTCCTTTATGGTTTCAGTTACCATATCATCTGTAATCTCTCCTGGAACACTATCATATCTAGGGAACCATTTAGACATTACACTAGTCACGGTTTGTAACAAATTCTCAGTTGTAGCCTTAGTAATAAATGGTGCTGGAAGAAACTCGTCAATATTCTCCTGAATATTGATGTTAGTTTTAATATCCTGCGTTAAATCCTCAACATGTCCGGAGTACTCATTTATCCCGCTGTAGACCCAATCATCCCCCTCTCTTCTGAAGTCTGATAACTGGATAGGTGCTATAAATAACTTTGAACCACTAGTGTTTATTCCATATTTCCTTAATAGGCGCTCATATACACCTAATTGGTATTTAAAGGTTAGGATTTTAGCTGAATCATACCCTGCCTCAGAAGCTGTTCCTATATAAGGTCTAGGTGATGTTTTATAGTCAATAATGTGGGCATTTCCCCTTTTATCAATTACTAGTAAGTCAATAACTCCTAGTAGCTTACTAGGATTACCAGATTCATTTATCTGAGAAGTACCCCCAGAAACAGCTACCTCAGGTAGGTATATTAAATCTTCTCCTAATTCCTTTTGCAATGACTTCTCTAAGTCCCTACAATACTTAACAGCTTCAGTGATAACTTTGCTTGGAACTAGGCTAGTATCTAAGACAGATGGGAAATATGTATTAATTAGAAAGTTATCATCTGACTCTCTTATGTTTCTCCCACTCTTTGATTCACTGAAGTACTTCTGCATTACTTTGTGAAGTTCAGTACCTATCTTGCCCTGAACTTTCCACTTATTTTCAATAACTTCTCTAGCCCTAGCAAACTCTTCGTCACTTACTATAGGTCTAGTTTCCATATTCTCACCAAATATAGCAGCAGCTTCCTCTTTATCAAAGTTACCTCCTGCCCACCTTGGTTTAATCTCCTTCCAATAGTTCTCAGGTTTAAACTCAGGGAATAGTAAATTCCCATCTAAATTCCTAAGACCTTGCAGGAATTTATTTACACCAATGTATCCATTGCCAGACACATTAATGTTCTCAATATCGTTCTTACCGTCCTCAACTTCAGAGATGGTCCTACTTGCCTTAAGAGCTTCAGTATCCATCTTTAAACTCATTATAGAGTCATAGGTTTGGATAGCCCTATTGCTTTTGCTGAACACTATGTCTCCATATTTAGATATAAGGTGCCTTCTTTCAAGTAAGAAGTCATCTAACTCCAGCTCGGATTGGAAGACATGTCCTTTATAATCGTATATACATCCCATTATCCACAAAATTCTTTTAGGTCCTTATTTTTTATCAAATCTGATTTGACATTGGCTAATATTCTATGAACCTCAGCTGACTTAACATTAAGAGTTCCAGAGTATTGATTATTTGTTAATGCAGAGCCTAGGTATTCGGACAGTTTTATCAAGGAAGAATTAAACAAGTCTTTGGGGTTCATAGTAGTTACACTTTGCTCTCCAAACAAAATAGAGTCTAATACTCTATTCATGTTATATAGTACCTTGTATAATGTTTTACTTGGCAATTTATTAATAACACTTCTCTGTCCTGTCATATATTTTGAAAACTCTGATACCAGTAATTCTTCATTTATATCAGAATCAGTCCTATTCTTATAGTCTCTAGCCAACATTGACCTGTTAGGTAACTCGTTCATAGCCTCCACCATTGAAAAGTACAATTGAGGGTCACTGTACCTAATTGAACCCAAGAATAGGTGTAGCATTTCATGTAAAGGAGCATCAATACTGGAATTATCTATATTAATGTATATATCTCCATTGTAGATAAAAGCATTAGTTGTTTTAGCATCATCTACTATTCCATTCCATTGTTCTGAGGACAACTCTCCATTAGTAATTCCGATGAAGTTAATACCGTACAGATTTGCTAACTTTTCTAGTATACTGTTAAATACACCAATATTTCTAGAAGGTGGTATAGAATCATCTATGATTATTCCCCCTTCATACACATTATCCCATCTATTGGGACGTTTCCTAACTTGTATTGTAGAGACTTCACTAGAAGGAGTTAGCTTCACCTCTAGGTCTCTATACGTGTTATTTATTCTAATATTAGCCTCTTTGACGTCTGTTGTTCCCGTCTGAGAGAATATCTTATCGTTCTTTACAAAGCTTGTACTATCTATTGTTTTGACTGACAAAGAGCTGTTTAAATAAGGTCTTGAGTCAGCTCCAGGTATCTCATCAAGCTCTGGATACCTATCGAATTTATCTACAAATGTAGACACGAAAGCATTAAATTTAAATTCAGAGAGACCAGACATTTTTAACAACGTCTGGTACTCTACTGAATTTCTGTTAAGACATACTGCCATAAATTAACAAGGATTGTCTAATAATTGAGTTATAATTGCAGAATATTGTAAACCATCAACAGTTCTAACATTCATACCATCAACAACTCTAGTTACATAAGGTATATCTAAGTCTGATTCAGAACCACCTAAGGATTTAGCTAAGCCTATTAAAGTTTCTTTACTATAGGTTTTACCCTTATAGTTTATAGATTTTAGCTTCTTATCAGAATCAAGATTAACTACAGAATTTGAATCAATTCTTATGTTATAGTCATTATATATGTCCGCAGTATCCCAAGGATTTGTATAGTTAGAGTTTTCAATGACTCTTGTATAATCCTCCAGATTTGGACCATATTGACGTCCACCAATATCACTGTTATCAAAATCATCCTCAACCCAATCAGCATACTCTGTATCGTATTCAAAATCTCCATCTGTCTCAACGGCATCCATCGAGCTAGACTTCCTTACAAATAAGTGATACTTCATATCTGCATTATTATAGTCTCTGACATAATAACCAGAAGAATAATTGGTATCTTCAATAGGTGCACACCATTTTTGAACCTCTTCATAGGAGAAGTCTACACCTTCAACTAACTTAGAGTTAGAATCTAATATAGAAGTAAACTTATGAAATTCCTCAATTAGTGGTGAGGATTTTGTTCTAATGATGTCCTCGAAGATAGTAGTTAAAGAACTTTGAGAGACAGTGTTATTAAAGTTTATTAGATTATAATAGAAGAAGAGGTCAGTTAGCGGATAGCCTTGATATGTAGGAGCACCTTGTAATTGATTAAAGGCTCTCTTATACCTATTCAAACGTTCTATCTCTGATGTAGACTTAGGTAACATGTTTGTTAACAAAGAGTACACGAAAGCTGCATTTCCACTAAGGGTTCTATCTAATCTAATAGGACTCAAGGACTGAATAAACTCATTAGGTTCTGTGTCCTTTAATTCAGGAATTACCACAGAGTCCATCCACATCTTGAATGACTCATTACCCCACCTTGTTCCTAACATGATAGGGGTATCACCTTGTGTAGTAAATGTGTTACCAATACTATTCATAATAGTAACACCTGCTGGGATTGTAATTACTTTCTCAGAAGTTTTCATCCAAGTGTTTCTAAGAGTCATATCGCAGAACGATTGTAGCTTCTTATAAACATTAGACCTTTCCTTACTACTGTAGAAACTACCATCCTTGATAATTCTAGGACCTAAATCCCTCATCATTCTGTACTTTGACATAATCATGTAGTTACCTTCCATATCCATATGGAAAGCCTCTAAGTAGCCCCTATAGTGAGGCACTGACCAAGCTGCGTCTAATACATTAAATGAGTGTTTTAGTCCTCCATATAGAGCGATTAAAGCATTTCTATACTCTTCATCAGACATGAACTTACTGAAAGAGATTCTGTATGGGTTGTCCTCATTATTAGTGAGATTTCTCAACTTTGATATAACGTCAGAAACCTTCATAACCATTCCCTCAACCATTACAGTTGACTCTCTCTCTTCACTTGTAATCTCCCTAATTCTATCCTCAAAGATACCCTCAAACTTATCAATAAACTTGAACTTATCCTCTACTTTATTAGGAAGACCTTGATTAAGAGCATATATACTTCTCAATCTACCCATTTCAGATGCACCTTGAACTAACTGCTTTATTGAGTCAATAGCTCTGTATTGTATTCCCTCAGAATTAACAATTATATCATTATTTATAATATGAACAAATCTGATATAATCAGATAACTCTTCCAGAAATTTGTACATTGAAACTTTGTTCATAGAAGCATCCATAGATTTTACTGCCTTTCTTAGACTATCAATCAATTCGTGACCTTTCGACAAGTCCGAGAGTCTGTACTGTAACATCTTACCTATTATGAAGTCAGATGCATCTGTACCAGACCCAAATACTTTCTTTAACGTAGACACAAATTCAGGGTCTAATTCTCCAATACTCGGACCATCCTCAATATACCTAATAGCACTAGTAATAGACATACCATCCCTTCTGTTAAATACATTAGGGTCCATAAGCTTAGAGAGGATGCGGGCAGTTTTAGACATCATAGTGCCAGCCAAATCACCTAGAGGGATACCAATAGCTGTACCATAGGTATATAATCCCATCATGTTAGGACCAGCATTAATCTTAGCCAATATTGGGTCTTTAGCATTATCAGTTGCAGCTGACATCAACGCTGAGAATACTAGCTTAGCATCAGTGTCATTATCTACGTTTTGTAATGCATCTAGCACTTCCAGATTCTGTACAGACTCCAGGTTGCTAGTGTATGAATTAGCTAACAGTCTAAATCTCTTACCACAAACAACTCTATTGAACAGTAGTTCAGATTGCTTCATTGCATCTCCACTATTTAGTGTAGTATTATAATAGTGAGTTAAACCATCATATACCTTAATAGCTGATGCAACTATGCCTACATTCTTCTTACCAGATTGGAAGTCATACATGGACTCGTACTTGTTTACTACATTACCAGGAGTAAACTGCAAAGTTCTCTGACCCTCCGTAGACCCTTTAGCTATCTCCTTCAACAGCGCTACAGCATCATCAATAGATGATTGTGACTGCATCAAGTTAATAGGATTATCGCTAATCTTGAACATATAAGAAGATATAAAGTTCTTAATCATGTCCTCTGGGTTGCTAGAGTTTCTCACATATAGATTATGTCTATCAACTAGCTCTTTTATCTTATTAAACGGAAGACTAGAACCTTTAGGAATGTATAACTTACCACCATTCTTCTTAATCATCCTCAAGAAGTTTGATAGAGATTGTATTGAATTTAGAGAATTATCCAAGTCATACTCCGGTAGGAATAACACTTCTGAACCACTAAAGTTAATCAATTTACCTGAACCTACAAAATCATATGCCCAGTTAGTTAATGCTGTATCACTAGTCTCAACTAACTCTAGCTCTTCATTTGTGGGGAATGGTAACTTCTCAGATTCAACTAAAGCATTCTGTGAACTCAAGTTAAAGTATGGACTCCATCCAACATACTTACCTGTCCTATCAAATGAATATCCTAGTAAGGAAACTTTATCAATATCCAGGTCAGAACCTTGTAACCAGAACTGGAAGTAGTTAACATAAGCAGAGTTTGTGTCAGTCTCATCAAACCCAACTACTCGCATAGGCATAAACGACTGCATAGATTGAGCAGGAATACGAGCTGCAAGAACATCCAGTGATTTAATAAAAGATGTGTACAGCTCTGCAGCTGCATCTCTTATAGCATCAATGCTTGGGTCTTCTATTTTAGCTCTAGGATTAGTCTTCAGCTTTTCAATACTTTCTGAATATAGCTTATTTACATAAGTTATAATATCAGTAGGGTCATTCTTACCCATGTATTTGGCAAACCTACTAGCTACTTTAGACTTAGAGCTTAATATAGGCTGGATAATCGTGTTAATATCCTTACTCACGGCAGCACTGTTAGACACCCTTATAGTATGGTAATTAAAGGAGTCAATATAGAACTGAGTGTTATTAGTAACAATCACCTCATTACCATTAACGTCAGTGTATATTCTATCAGACTCGTCAGATAGTCTATGCAACTTCTCTCCAGAACTATTAACTCTATAAAGTTTATTCCCATCCCATCTAGTCTCAATCTCTATAGGACTTAACCTAGAATCCCTATAGACTCTTTTGTCTACTAGGTATACGTGCTTACCATTTAACCTCTTTAGCTCGATGTCAAAATCTGCATCATCAACCTTACTTTCCCAGTTTGACAACATCCTCTTTAAGAAGAACGTATCATCATTTTTGATAGTAGCAAGACTATCACCCCTCTTTAGTCCAAACCTACTTGCGTAAATTTTAGGCATTATTAACTCAAATGGTTGAGTTTGTAGAGAGGATTTGTCTACTTGTACGTTCAGACCATTAATAGATACATAGTCAAGCTTACCATTACTAACTGCACCCAAAGCGTCCTGAAGTCCTCTTCTTAAAAGTATTCTTTCCTTTGGGTCAGTAGAGGAATAAAGATTCTTAACCACATCCAAATCCCACATGTTGTAGAGATGTCCTTCCACATCTCTAAATGTAAAATTATAAGATGCTAAGTCTCGACCAGCAGTAACGTTCTCCACAATGTTGAATTCTTTATTAGCTAGTCTGTCTCTTAAATTCCAGTACTGTTGAGGAGTTTCTATAAACTCTGTAGAAGTGATACCATCTACAGTAATTGTATAGTATCTACCAAGCCTCAATTCTGACAAATTTGTTATAGGTTTTGAATTGTATAATTCCTGTAACTTCTGAATTTCTTCATCGTTATTGAACGAATCATACATCCTATCCCCATATAACTTCCAAATCTTATGAGAGGGGTTTAGTACTGCCAAGCTACCATTAAATTGCAACCTAATAGCTGCCTTAGTAATAGTAGATGATATAGCAGAACAAAGTCCATTAAAGATACTTGGGTCACTACATGGGATTACACCTTCAACATCCTTGTACTTTATCAGCTTACCTGCCTTAGTATCAGTTATTAATGTATCCATGATAGCCTGCATAAGATTTCCATCTCTACTAGTACTATTCTGGATAGACTTAACTATTGTGGAGATTATAGCATCTTTGAACTTAGTAGAATCACTACTATCCATATACTGCTTAAACCCTTCAACATAGTCATTAATACCTGCCTCAGTCAGAGCAAACATAGCCTCATAAACCTCTCCAGCTTGTTCTGAGGTATATCCCCTTGATGATAAAGCATTAACTACCTGAGTCATAATAGACAGTGTTGACTCATCAGCGTTATGCTCTGCATCTAACTGAATACCAATGTCAGTAGTCTTGAACTTCATGGTCAAGTATGGGTTATCATCAAAATAAGCATGCTTTAAGTTCACATTAGCTGCACCTTGCTTAATGGCTCCTGCTGTTACTACATACTGGATAGAAGACCATTTTAATGGTTGGATTACATCTGACTGGGAGATGACAGAGTCAGATATCTTAACCCCTACATTATTAACAGCTTTAACAACATTCCTTACTGAAACTTCAGATGGTATTAGTCCATCCTCTGATTTAGAATAGGAGTTCCATCCTCCAAACATTTGATATAAACCAAAGTTCGTTGTTACTGGATAGAGAGTTGTTCCACTGGCTGTAACTCTTGGACCTTCTCCAGGTTTTGGAGTAATCTCAGCTGGAAGTTGTCTTACAATAGTACCATCAGGTTCAACCTCAGACTTAATAATTATATATGTACCATCCTCAGGTACATAAGTAATACTATTAATCATATAGAATTTACCATCAGTACCCTTGTAATAAACATCCTCGTAAGGTATAGGGTTACCTTGGAAGTCTACCAATACGCTCCTATCAAATAGTGCACCCTCAAACTCCCATGTCTTACCCCACATCTTTCTAACCATTCTCTGATAGAACTTACTGTTCCTCATAGTAAAGTTAGTCAGAGCAAATCCTGCGGTTTTAATAATACCTCCAGTAGCACTACCCTCCTTATAGAAGTGGATAAACGGTTTCTTATCAACACCAGCCTTAGCACCACCAAGAGAATTATTCTCCAGATACATTGTCTCTGGAGATACAAATGTACTACCATCATACTGCTTAGTTCCATGCTCATCATAATCACCCATAAGGTTATATGTTGGAGCAGTATCATCCTCGATAACAGCAATTGTATACTCGGGTAATATACCATTTATTAAACCTTGAAGCATGACTTGCTTAGCAGCTGTATATGATACATTCCTCTTATGCTGAGCAATATATCTTGCAGCTTCTTCTACTAAATCATTAGGACTTGACGTAGCTTTCTTTGCAGGATGATTAGCATGAGTACCAACTGTAGAGAGTACGTACTCTTGGCTAAGAAGATAGTCTATTACATTAAATCTGGCTAGGTCTGGATGTAGTTGTAACTCTCCACCCCTTATCTCTAAGAATTTGGAAAAACTAAATCCAGGTGTTCCCCAATTATAAGTTATTCCATTTTCAGTATAACCTCCAATGGAGTATAAGTCAGACCATTTAGTAATATCAAAAGTTTTACCAAAGTTGGTATATTTAGCCAATATCACTCTTTTAGTAGAGAATCTCACCCAGTCTTTATTCTTGGCTAGATATACTACCTCTGGGGTGGTAAGAGCGTTACCTCTCTCGTCAGTGGTTTCAATCATGAAATCGTTGTCGAGCAAATCAGTTAGCAATTCCACCTCTTTAATCCTCCAGAAATCCTTACTATTAGTAAGTTTACCAAATACCTCCTCCACATTAAGACCAGCCTTAGTAAAATACTCTGGATTGAATCTGTTAGTAAGGGATACTAAGGTTCTGTTGAATGACAAGGTCTTGCTCCCTTGGAATGATACTTCGTCCTTAATTTCAAGGTTTCTACCCTTAAAGATGTCTTGATATACCCTCAATACCTCCTCAAGAACCTTTCTCGAATCTCCCCCGTAAACACTATTTACTTCTGCAAAGTTAGTCATCGGGTTAAACACAGGAATTATCTTCTTACTAGATAATAGAGGGTACTGAGTTGGATTACCAAATACCAACGAGGTGTCAATACTTCTAAGTGCAGTGTTTAACTGCTCCCATTCAAAAGTTATGGAGTTTATTATCTTAGCATAACAATCTCCAAGCTCCTTGTTAATAATGGCTATGGTTTCATCTTTGGTTAGATTCGCATAGGGCTTACCAAGTTCACTGGTAGACTTTAAATTCTCAACCATGTGAATCAGAGAAGACTTGTCCGAGATAACAGAAGGAAGGAATGCAGCGTCTGTGTTACCAACTATATTACATAGATAATTGCTTACAAATGCAGTATAGAAAGACTCTGACATATTGAAGTCAATGTGCTTCTTGCTACCTACCTTACCTTTGTACTCTCTTGATATTGCCATTCCTCGGTGAAGGAAAGAGTTATTCAAAAGAGAGAATGCATTAGTAGCAGAACTCGGATTCATACACTGGTCCACCCATTGGTTTCTATAGTTAGTACCTAACATAGACATAGCAACTCCAGACAGTGCACGACCTTCTCCATCCCTAGCTATACCACTTACATAAGCATCTGTAGTCATAGCATAAGCTGCAGCAACATCTTCCATTACTGGAACGTAACTAGGTAGAAGAATACCAATATCTTTGGAACCCCTCTTTATGGAAGTCAAGTTCTCAGTACCGAATACTTCTTCTTGCCTTCTCCTAAATTCTTGAGTGCTAGTTTCTTTAGGAACTAGGTTATGAGAGAAGTAAGAGTTAAAGAAGATGCTCGTGCTAAGTTGGAGTAAATCACTAATGGCTGATTCATACTGAATGTTTCCATTCTTTGTCTTCAATGCAAGATAACTTTCAACTAGAGGTCCGTCAGAGACGAAGTCCAGATACAAGAACTCCTTAAAGAAAGGAAGTGCCTTATCCCAATCCTCTTTACCATTAAATGTTGTTAGAGGCTTATCATCCCTTGATATAGAGAAAGCATTAGACCTCTTTGCTTTAGGATTAAATTGAATGGACACATTTAACTCTGGAATCTGGAATCTAAACACTGAAATAGTCTTCATCCCCTCCTTAGGGTCTGTAACCTTATCTTCCTCATATCTAGGATTGTACTTAGCAACCTTAGGTTCATACTGCGTAGGAGCTGTAATACTCAGAGCTGAAGAAATACTCCTCTCAAGTTGATTTCTCAACTGTCTATTAAGGTTATCTCTTAGAGTTGCTCTAACTATATTACCATCTTCATCAATCCTGTATTGCACAAAGTCAAGAGGACTGGCTGTAGCTACCAACTGACAGATGAACGAATAATAGTTAGTATCAAGAACATTATTCTTATAAATCCCAAACAGAGAGTGATTACCATCACCAAAGATTCCTTGCTTCAATGAATACACCAAGTTCTTCTCTATACTCCTAAACCCCTTAAGCAGTTCATAGTTACTATTAAAGAAGGACTCATCACACAATAGTTCAAACAGAGCATGATAGTTCCTTAATACATCACCAGTACTAGCTGAGGATAATAGTGTATAGAAGGACTTACCCTCTATTAAAGGACGTATATGCTCAAACTGTGGATACTTTAGGAAGAACATTCCATCGAATGTAAGGGCAGGGTTATGGATGTCAGGAGAATTAGTTAAACTCTTAACTTTAGATATAATATAATTAAATGCATCTAATTTAACCTTCTTGTCAGCTATAGGTGTACTATTTCCCCAAGAATATGTGGGAGTAGTCTCAACTAACAATTTAGTTATATCAGACACATGGTCATTCATATTTACATCTTTCTCCTTATCACCCCAGTTCCTGCTATTGTTAGCTCCAGTACTCGCAAGGGAATACCTATCTTCCGGACTATACTTAGGAAAATTCTCATTAATTTTCAAGACTCTTCCTAATTTAGAACTAAGTAAATCATCAAAGTGGTTTAATATAACTAGACTGTTATATGCCTTAATGAACTTCTTATCAGTAATCCTATTTCTAGAGTATATCCTTCTGAGGTCATCAGCTGTAAAATGAGAGTGGTGGAGAAAACTCTCCCCAATAGCATTAAGCTTACCGACTGCATCTAAATATACTCCATCCTTCCACATAGTAAGACTTGACAACTTCTCCAAAGTATCTTGTGCATCACCAGATGGAAGTTTAGAATATACATCCTTTAAGTAAGCAACTACATCCTGTAAAAGAGTTTCCTGATAGTTTCTTAGTGCCTCATTAATCTCATGTTCTGTTCTTATGACTTTACCAGATTCTCTGTCTACGAGGAAACACTTAACGATATTATCAGTAACACTAGCCTCCATTGCTGAAGCAATTTCAGTTGCAGTACCATAGTTAGTTACTATAAATCCTCTAATTCTCTGTTTTGCATCAGCATTACCTTGAGGGTCGTCTAAGGCATCCAGCTTTGTTGGATTCTCCTCAGCAGTATCATCGATATTACTACTATTTCCAGAGAGATAGGTAGTCATATTAGATGGAACAATGTCATGTAATGCTGGAGCAATCTCCATAACGAATGCATCAATAAAGTCTGCAAGGTCGGAGAGGGATGTAATATCATACCCCTCCCCTATCTCTTTCAGACCATTAATAAACATCGCCTTTCTACTAAATTCGTCTTTCTCCTCCCAGATTTCTTCTAACATGTCTTGCAACATGTCTTGTAAATCTAAGTTAGAGTCATTCTTGTTAAAATTACATTTACTCATGGTTATAATTTAATTTTTATAGTTATTGGACATGAATTGTCAGTAGTGTTTAGACGAGCTTTCTCATCTTGCTTAGACTGTAAGAAACTAACTAAATTCTGAAGCATGTCTCTCTGAGAACCCTCAAATTGGTCAATCTCCTCACTCATCCTTTTTATCATTTTAGAAGTTGCCCTCATAGCATTAACTTCCTTATTAAATGCTTCTACACCCCTTGCAGATTGTACTTTACCTAACGTAGCAAAGTTGAATACACTAAGAATTTTCTTATATTCAGCTACCTCTTGCAATGAGTTTACAGCAAAGGTAGTAAGTGGGATTCCTTCTCCCATTCCCGCCTGTTTTGTTAAAGTAACCTCATTATCATTTAAGTTAAGCTCTGCACTAAAAATTTCATTCCCCAAAGTTAAGGTAAATTTGTGAATATTTAAACCTAATTGAGAAATATCTGAAATGGCGGAGTTAGACACATCAAGGTTGGATGGTTTAGTACTTATATAAGTATCAGAACCTATAGGTATTACTAAATGGTTAGTCCTTCTATATACGTCCAAAACTTGCTCCTTGGATAGTGTCTGCAATGTATCTATACCTATTTCTGCCATAGTGGAGGTAGATGCTTTAATGTTCATTGATTTGAAGATAGTATCAACTGTAGGTTTAGAGACCTCCCCAATGCGGGAATGACCTGCTAAGTACTTACTGTTATCTCTACTACCTTTAAAGTTGCCATTATCAGTCATCTTATTAACTATAACCTCTAACAAAGGATTCACGTTACCATAAAATGAAGGGCTGTCTATCTTACCATTTATCATAAATGGATTGTTGTTAATAGAATAGCTACCTACATCATAAACTGCATCCAACACAGTGGCATCTGTAGAAGACTTGTCATACTGTATATTATAGAATATTCCAGGGATTCTGTTCTGACCTAAAATATACTCTATAGAGCGTAAGTTAGCTTCCTTGAATATTCTACTGGTACTATCAGCGTTTGGAGGATATACTGAACCTAGTAAATAGTTTTGAAGGGCCTGTCTAGCTGTAATATTAGCATTCAAGCCTTTAATATCTACAGGGTCATTAAGAATTGCCATCTGAGCTTTAGTATCTCCTTCTACATTATTAAGCTTTCCAATTAACTGCATTATACCATCGTATGCAGTATTGTTATAGTTTAAGTCACTCTTCTCAAATCCTGGCTGAGCTGATAATATCTTAACAATTCTGTAAGCAGTAAAATCATTACCTATTCTCTTAATGGAGCTTTTATCTCCAGAAACTATGCTTAGTAAGTTGTCAAAATATTCTTTGACAGATGCTTTAGGAGGAACTACATAGACTAGCTTTACCTTCTTCTCTATAGAACTATCCTCAAGTTGCTTGTAGTAATAAGTTTCAAGGTCTGAACCTCTCAGCATTATATCATTACTAACAAAGACGAAGGGATGTCCTGGTTTAGCGAAATTAACAGTCCTTCCTCCGAACGTATAGACACCTTTAGGTGATAGCTTAACTTTAGAAATAGTTGTCCCTGGAACCTTTGACAGTTCGTCAAGTGTTATCCACTTGCCCTCATACTTTAGATTACCATTATATTCATAGTCCATACCCTTAACAATGTTCGTCACAGTTGGACCTTGTGATTTAAGTCCTCCTGCTAACGTCCAGTTAGCATCTTCAACATAGAATACACCGTTTGAGTTAAAAGTATACACTTTTAGGAAGTTTATTAAAGCATTTCCTCCCTCAATAGATGGGTTAGCCTGAATAAACTTGATAAGTTCGTTGAATCTATCATACATGGTAATGCTAGGATTTCTCCTTGAAATCTCATCATACTCATCCTTAATTACCTTAAACTTATCATTCTTAAACACAGTTACTGGGTTGGGAAGAATGGCTAAAGGTAATTCCAGTACATCGTTAGTACCTTCTCCTATAATGATAGATAGGGTCTTTAGTTTGACGTTCTTGCTTTCTTCATCCTCAGAGAATATATAATTCAAAGATTCAGAATCAACATCTTTCCTAAACCTACCCCAGTCTGCATTATTAAATGTACTAGCAGAACTTTTGAATGCAAACGTGCAATAAGCATCATTACCTAGACCGAGTAAAGTTTTAATCTTCTTAGTAAGGTCCCCTTTATCAGAAGTGTTAAATATAACACTCCTCAAGTTACCTATTACTTGGTCGAAGGTCTCCTTATTCTTTACTGGGATTCCAGGTAACTTATTTAGTCCAAAATAACTGTCTAGTCTCCTACTATTCTCTTGAGTTACTATTAGATTACCTTTTTCATCAAATGCCGTTCCAGATTCAAATGTTGGGAACGTATACATCAATAAATCAAGAATAGCTTCAGTCTTAGTACCCGAAGTATGACTAACCCCAGTTGTAGGTGCAGGAGGCGGAGTAGTATCCTCACTTGAGGCAAGTGTCTTACTCCTCATATCTTCCTCAGTAGGAAGACCATTATTTGTAATAATTACTGTCTCTTTAGTACCATCATCAGTTACAGTTGTAGCCACCTCTGAAGTTAATCCAACTTCTGGAGTTACAGTAACAGAAGGTATAGTAGTATCCTTCTCTCTACTAATTAGTTTAGTAGGTTTACTATCTAAGGTAAGTCTATTTAACATATCTCGCCTTTCGGAAGAGAACACCTTAATTCCCTCTTTAGATAACTCACTAACACTAGTAGAAGGGTCTTGGATGGAGATTAACTGATTAGAATTACTAGTTCTATAATCATCTTTGGTATGTAAAACAATACTTCCCTGTATAGCTCTAGAGATGCCAGTATATAGGTCGTCCCAATATTCCTCGTTCTCTAAGCCAGCAGAGTCATCAATTATGTAATACTTACCTTCTAGACCTTGTGAAGAGTTACCTTGTTTAAAGTCTATTCTATCTTTATAAGTAGCACTAGAGAGGAGCTTATATATCTCAGTATCAGTGTCGTAGTAAATAAACCCTATTTTTTCATCTGGATTCATACTACTAATCATAAGGTCGATATCCTTTTTAACTAGCTCTATACTATATGGCGTTGAACTGCTTGCATCCTTACTGTTATAAACCTTAGTTCCAAATAGTCCGGAATCATCTTGGTAGTAGTGCATTAATATATCAGAGCCATAGTTGTTACTTCTCAAGTCAGGTAGAATACTCTTAAGACTATTAAGATTGACTGTTACCTGCTGGTTGTTAGACCTCATTGATACGCCTAGCTTTGTGCATCTTATAAAGTTGCGGCGCGCCAATTGTATTGTGTTCCTAACGTTTACACCCTTAAAGTTGATTAAGTGCCTTCCAATAGCTTTACTCTGGTCGAAGTCTCCAGCTACAATAACTGGAACACCATACTTCTGAGCAAATCTATTAATTAAATCCATATCAACAACGGTATATCTTGATACCTCATCAATAAGGATTAGCGATGGTGCTTCTGAAATTTCATTCACTTTAAAATTGGACCTAGTGATGTTATTATCGTCAAAGTATATATCGCCATCATCGACTATTGATACCATAACATCATCCTTAGAGGATGGGTCTACTTCTTTAGATGATTTCTGAGGGTAGTCTTTAAAATCTCTCCATTCTTGTGACACTCTCTTCATAAGATGCTCTCTGTCCAGAGCTGTGGCTGAGTCAAGATTTAAATTGGTTTTCAAGGCACTAGCACTATCTTCAGTAGCATGACCAATCCAAATACTCTTTAGAACTTCTGGATGATATTTCTTTAATAGTACAATAAGGTTATTAAATACTCCAGTAGTCTTACCACTTCCAGGAATACCTTCAATAAACGTTACTCTAGCAAATCTTGGAGCAACTAAGGAATCAAGTACCCCTTCTCTAAGAATACCATCTCCGTATTTAGACTTCCACTCAGCATCTGTCATGGAGTTAGCGTAATTCTTTAGAGAAGTATTTACAGCATTACAGAAGTTCTCTATTACACCCCCATTAAGTATTGAAGCATATCCCAAATAGGTAGCCAATTCTTGAGTTGGGATGGGAGCAATTTTATCACTAATAATGGACCTATATTCTTCATAGAAGTCAGAAGCTCTAACAGCAGCTCTGGAAGCAATATACCAGACTATAGCATTATCATCTATATTAGTAGACTTAGAGTTTAAAGATTCTACGTTATCATTCAGGGTTATAAGTCCAAAATCATCAACACTGATAAGTTTAGATAAGGCTTCTGGGTCTTTTACTTTATCATTGTTAGCTTCAAAGAAGTCATATATAGCATCATCCAGCTTCACCATTTCGGATTCAACCTGGAACCTCTCCTCCTTACTAAGGTTAACCTTTTTTGCTGCAGATATTTCCTCGAGTTTACTTAGGCTACTTATTACACCCTCGAACTCAACCTTCCCTGCCCAATCATTAGGAATATTAAGAGCAAATCTCTTTATCCTATCATAAACAAGTATATTCTTGTTGTTAGCAGTCCTTGTCTGCTCTCCTAGCTTTTGAGCATTATTAGCTGCAATGACCTTTTGGAAAGTCTTAAAGCGTAATTCAATCCCTTCTAAATCTTGCATCATTGCATCAGCTACACTAGATTGTAGTTCTGCAAGATTTGCTTCTGAGTCTAATTCATTTATAGTAGTATTCATACCATAAAGGTTCGACAAGTCAGCGTTATCTACTCTAGCACTAAGTAACTGGGCTTTAAATACATTAATTACTGAAAGTGCTTCAGCAATTTGGTCAAGCTTCTCATTATTTAGGTTAAAATTAGATAAGTCTTCCATATGCTCTCTTAGAGCGGCATCAGTTTCCTCAAGGATTTTTGATACCTTAATATCAGAGTCAGTAGTACTTAGAGAGAATTGGTCTAGTAGTTCAATGATATTTGAATGCTTTAGCTTACTAATTTGAGATTTAGCTGCCTCTATCTTAGTTGCATTTATATACCCAATCTCATCCCCATAATATTCAGCTTGATTAATAAAATACCAATATGCTGAATCTAAAGTGCTACTTAGCACCCTCTTTAGTTCTGGATTGATATACCCCTGATTTATAATAGGCTTGGTGATAGCTTCTATATGTGATACCAGAAACTTACTTACCAATCCATTATATTGTTCAGTTTGCATCTCTGCTGTATAGTCTTCCGTTATCGGAGTATTTATAATGTCAGCAAAGGCAGCTCTTTCAGACTCAGTTCCAAAAGTAGCTAATAGGGGTTCAATAATACCTACGGATGAATATGCATTAAATTCTGACATCTGCTCCGAAAAGGATTCAGAGTCTTTTATTTCATTGAGTTTATCAACGTACTCGTTTAATCCCGACTGTAATGTTCCTAATACAGAGTGTAGGTTCTCATCAAAGCTCTCATAATACTTTAAGCTATGGTTTTGAAATAATGGGGCAACTACTTTGGCTACAGACTTATGAATTGAAGCAGCAGTACGTACCGCATCTTTAAATCCTGAGTTCTTCCATCCATCGTATTCTTTTGATATTTCCTCTAGTTCATTCTTAGGAATATCAGTTACCTTTTTACCAGTTTTATTTTCAGCGTACTGTATAAGGGTTGGAGCTAAGTAAGCACTACTAACAGCGGTAGACATCTCAAACAAAGACTCATATATAAGCTGAGGTGCTAACTCTCCCTTCATGTATGCTTCTTTCCTCTCGATTGCAGCCTTAAGTTCACCCTCTATCCTACTTCTCTCAGCCTTAGTAGCCTCGTCTCCGTTCTCCTTAACCTGAGCATCTGTAGGACCACCGTTCTCCATACGCTCCTGGGTTCCACCTAACGTATTAAGTTGATTAGTCAGAGTTACAATCTTCTCACAAACACTATTATAGTCCTGTAAGTAACTAGCTGCTACACTACTATTCCTTAGTGCAGAGAATCTTAAGTCATTAAGGGTTTGTGTATCAAAGAAAGCATCATCACTAATAGTAGCACCCTGTGCAGCCAGTGTGTCTGTAATAAATTTTGCTATCCTTCTAACCTCTGACTTAGCAGCAAGGTCTTGGTTGTCAGAGTCTGTACCCTGCGCCCATACCTTCTTACCGTCTACACCATCTACAAGCTTAGTGGCTGAGAGGTATTTATTCCCAAGTTCCATTTTATTTACCAGCTTTAGGAAGTCATTCATCTTACCATTTCTAGCCATGTAAACAAGTTGTTGTATAGCTTGTCTGTTGTCTATATTCTTAAGTTGCCTTGCTTCTCTAAGATTAGGTAAGGCATCAAACATACCACCACCTAGTGCACCACCGACAAATGACATACCATACCTGTCAAACATATTGTCCCATGCTTGTAATGGAGGTGTATCACTACCAGCTAACCACATCCCAAGATTAGTAACAGACTTAGCAAAGTCATATAATAGTTCCTCTGATACCTCTTCTATACCTTCCCCTAGAGCATTAGCAGCGGTAGCTTTAAGTCCACTTTTTCCTATAGAATAATTAGATTGTGCTATATCCTTACCCAGTTTGAATATCTTCTTCATCCACTCAGTCTTCTGAACTTTAGAAGCATTATCAATAGTCTTTCTTGAACCTTCTGTTAGGGTTCTAACCACTTGCCTCATTTGTTCTTTATCCATCCTAAGCTCTGGAAGTATCCATTCTCCTAACCTACTGTTGATGATTGCGTATTCACCAGCAGCATATCCTAGAGTGAGTAGCGCAGCCTCTAAATCACTAGCACCTTGCTCTTTAGCCTCTCCATAGGCGTCTTGGACTGTAATGCCAGTCATATATGCTTTAGATAGAATCTCTCCTATCTTATTATAGCCCTTCATGTAATTCTCTAAATCGTTCTGAGCTTTTAATGCTGTAACAGCTTTTAGCTCTCCCAGTTGCTTACCTAATTTAGATATGTCTTTTTGGGACAATTTAGTATAGTCTTGTAGCGTAGCCCATTTCTTTTGAAACTCTAACTCCTTTTTAGCTATTCCAGCTTCATCCATTAGACTACCTTTTACTATAGCTGGTGCATATTTAAATATCCACCTTTGTTCATATAACTGCTTAAACACATCACCAGCCAAGTTGATGAAATTCTCCATAGACCAAGCATTGTTCTGACCATACTCTGAAGTCGTAGGTTCTAAGGATTTAGCAAAGCCTTCTACAGATGAAAGAAATTTATTATCACTTCCTGAGAATACCTTACCTAGAGTGGCTAGAACCTTAGTTGTTTCTAAAGCAATTCCAGCACCTATATACCAAGGACTAACTCCAGGGATGAACATAGGAAGGATTGATACTGCATTGCGAACCAAGGAACCAGTAACACTCTTATCAACTCCATCTGAATCAAAGAAATCATATTTATTAATCGCAGAGCCATCAGTAGTTAGGGTGTTCAATTTTGATAAAACCCTTCTTCCATACACGTCCCTACCGTCTAGGTTCTCATAATAGTAAGTCCCATTCTCATTTAATTTCAGCTCCCCCTTCTTATGCTTGACTACCTCTTTAGAGATTGGGTCTACATGTTCACCATCCTCATCCCACTGTGCCATAACTCTAGTATCCCAGAAGTCTGTCCAGAATGAGTCATTTGGGGCATCATGCCATACTGGGTTAGCTCCATTAGATGCACCTATAGGATTAGCTAATACTTTCTGTGCTTGGGCTATTTCATCAGCAGACATAGTAGGGGCGTCAAGTAAGTTCAACCTTCTTACTCCTCTCTTCTGCCTTAGAGGATTTGCTTCCCTAGACAAGTAAATATCTGGACCTTTCCTCCTTTGTTCTGGCTCAGCAAAGATATTGTCTCTATGGAACGTGGCTTGACTTACCACATCTTCTTGATATGATTCATCAGCTAACTGATTATAGGTCTCAGCCATATATTTATATACATTATCAAACTTGGCTTCATCAAATTTACCATCAGTTTGAAATGCAGGATTATCTTGAATTTGTGGAATGTTCTTGTAAACACTTGCATCTGCTAATGAAGTGTTAGTGGCATCTAATCCTATTGCCTTAAAATCGGAGATAGAAAAGGTAGGATTAGATACTCTATTTAACAGCCAATCATTTTCCTTTGAATTTGTCATATTACTAGATTTTTACAGTGTAGATAGCGAGGGACTTGGCACATATGTTTGTAGTTTTTGTTTCTGTTGTTCCTTAGCTTCTATAGTCATAGCATCGTTACCTTGCATTGTAGGATAATGTCCTGAACCAAGAGAAGCATTAATAAGGTTCTGCCTTACTGGAATGTAAACAGAGCCTGAGTATACATTATTACCACTAGAGAATATACCAGGTTGGCTCATCTTAAACGATGAGTCAGCAGCCTTTAATATTCTTTCTATACTCTCCCTTTCATTAATGTCAGTAACCTCACTAAGGGTATCATCCATTGTCGGGTCTTCTACAAATGCAGATTCATCTGCTGAAGCATCCAACACAGCAAATCTACCATATGCACTAGCATTTATTTGTCCATTTATATACTTATATGGTAGTTTATACTTAGCATAGATTTCATTTTTCTGAGCTTCGTCCTTTATATCTCCTTCTCTAATCTCATTCTCAGCTAACTCTAATCTCTTTAGTGAATCAATGTCAGGTTTAAGTATTCCTGACTGTATTGCCTGGACATCAATAGGGAGGTCAACTGCAACTACGTTAGAGCCGTCTATAGCAACTCTACTTCTTTGAGAGGAGTTTAGCAACTGTCCCCCCATTGTAGCATTCTTGAAGTCTAAAACTCCAGAGAATGTACTTCTTGCAGCATCCTCTAATGTAGCACTTCCTATTGTTTTGCCAGAAGTATCAACTAGTGGCGCACTATTACCTGGAAGGTTTAAGCTATATGAGTTTCCATTATTAATTTTATGGTTTTTAACCTCTCCTAATCCAAGCAGGAATGCTTTAGCAGGGTCTGTGATATTATTGTCTTTACCACCTGAGGTTTTAGAGTTTCCACTGGCGTCTATCTTCTCCTGCAAGTCAAGTTTTAATGTGTGCTCCCCATTTAATGCAGACTGGGTCAAAGACATTAGTAACTTTTTAACTCCTTCTCCGGAGTTGTCTCCTAGATACATAGCTGCTTTAGCTTGCAGAACAGTTCTCATGTTCTTCGGTAAAGAAGCTAACAGATAGCCCAATGCTTGGTTAGCTTGAGCTTGTTGTGATTTATCCAAACTAGACATTTTATAGAGTCCATCTACAGACATTCCAGACAAATCTTCTTTACTAGGTTGTAAAGCAGTGAGGTACTCTATACCCTTTAATATTTTACCAGATTGTTGACCTACATACCCTTCTCTAGACATAGATGTAGTTCCCAACTTGTTGATTACAGACTGTATATATTCAGTAATCTTAGGCACACCCACAGCATTACCTATAATGCCTGTTAAGTCAGTATTAAAGGCAGCACTAACGCTATTAGCACGATAATTAGCTAACTCTGAGTTCGTCAGTATTTGTTCAGAATTGAGGTCAACATCATTTAATGACTTCTTTTGTAATTTACCCTCAGCATCTACTGTGATTACATGACCTCCATCAGTTACTGCAATTTCACCAAGTCCACCATTCTTATCTGCTTGAGTCATAGCATTCTTGAACCTCTCATTCTCTGCCTTTATTCGTGGAAGCATCTTTAGTATGGTCTTATATTGGACAGTAGCATCTTCCTTTCTAAATGGATTCTTATATATACTGTTTGAGAATATACCAGAGTTCTCTATAAATGCTTCCACGTCACTAGGTATACCATTCTCGTACAAAAACTTTACCATATTCTTATCTAGCAACCCAATGGAACCATCCGATTCTTCCTGATTAGCTGTTGCAGGTGAATAAGGGGCAGTTATCTGGGGTTGAGGTACATCGGTGTAGCTAACGAAGGCGGGCATTCCCCCGCCTTGTTGTAGCTTATCAATTAATTTCATAGTTGCATTCCTTTCTTTATAAGTGCAGCAGTAAGAGAAGACATATTTGCAATCATTTTGTTATGCTCCCTCTTAGATTCCATTATATCTTTATGAAATTGCTTATTATCATCTGATAATCTTTTGTTGAAGTCCTTAGCTCTTTGGAGCATTGCCTTCTCCTTGTAGGAGAGCTTACTTCCCTTCGCAGAATAAGGTATCATGTTATTAGTAGTAGGAGTTTTACTAAATAACCACGGGCTGCCAAAGATTTGTTTCTTATAGGTTAACATATCTTGACCCACTTTGTTTCTCAGCTTACCCAACTCCTGGTTAAACATAGCTGGATTATCCTTATATTTAGCTGCCAAGGCTGCATAGGCAGTATCATATTCAGTTGCCATATTATTTTGAGCCTGCTCCATAGCAAACTGCTTCTTCATAGCAGTATTCTGTCTGAATCGGTTCTCAACTCCAGCTAGATAAGGAGCAATGACTTGCTGATAATTAGCAGTAACTCTTCCAGCATCAATTTGCTTCTTAGCAGCATCTATAGCATTCATTGAAGCTCTATTCCTATTAGCTACATCAACTCTCCTTGCCTTAGCAGCATCAGATTCTTGCTGTCCTAACATTCTAGTCTTATAGAACATTTCTGCATCTTGTAGACCACCTTGGAATCTAGCTTGACCTGCCCTACCACTAGCTTCTAATTCTCCAGCAAGCTGAAGTGAAGCATCAGAAGTTCTAGGTCTAGCTGCCACAGATTCAAGATTACCTGCTTGTTGTTCAGCATTAGTTGTAGCTTGGAAGTTGCCTTGTAATGGAACAGTATTTTCAAATGTGTCTAATAAAGTAGGTTTTAATCCCTCTTTATATAACTTAGCTGCCTTATTGTTAGCTGCTAGTCCACCAACCATTCTACCTAGTGCTATTACATCCTCTGGCATTACTCCAAGATTGAAGCCTTTACCTTTCTTAGGTGCAGCTCCCTTAATAGCTGAAGGGTTAGTAGTTGCAGGAGTCTTAGGAGCATCAGCAGTTACAACAACCTCTGGTAATTCAGTAGGTTTTTGTTCTAATCTCCTTAATCTGTAAGCACCATTACCCTTATCATAGAGTTCCATTCCTCTAGTTGCTAACTGCTTATTAAAACGAGCAACATCTTCTGGAGACATTCCTCTTGCAAGTGTTCTGTTACCAGTTCTATCACCAGCATATATATCAAATCCAGAGTTACCTTCTGTAGTACCATAACCTACAATACCCTTTCTGATTAAATCATCAAAGCCTTGATTAGTACCTCTAAAAGTAATCTGTCTATGTTTAGCTAATGGGTCTTGTACTGAATAATTGTACTTACCTCCGAAGTAATCACCAGTCTTAGATGTTAGTTGGTCGTAAATATCTTCACCACCGTTAAATGCTAACATATAAGAATCAACTACATCATCTGGACCTTCATGTTGTGATGCCCATCTATCATAATCAGCAATCCAATCGTAGTTAGCTAAAGCATTTGCTCTGTTCCAACCAGACATATCTTTAGCTTTGATTCGTCCTACAGTGTTACCACCTTGTAAGAACTGAACAACACCTCCCTCAGCCTTCTTGGTAACTCTATCATCCCTTGAAGTTTTCTTCTTCTTAGGTTTAGCCTTACGAGGAGGATTATCTCTCTTAACATGAGCAGTACTAGGTTTCTTATTAATAAGTTCCCATAAGTACCTTGCATTAGGGTCTTTTATAGCCTCTCCTGGAGTTACATATACCTCAGTAGGTGTAGGAGGAGCATATGGACTTCTCTTAGGAAATACTTCCTCATATCCAAAGTCTTTTTTGCCTCTAACAGCTTCATCCCATACTCGGTTATACTCACGCTCAGCAGCTGGGTGGAATACATCTCTGTATTCTCTCTCAGTCTTAGCTCTCTGTTTACCAAACTGCCTTCCGCCTGGGATTTGACCTTCAATGAATTGGTCTAATCTTTGAGTAGGCTGTATAGTTTGAGAGGCAACTACCTTATTAGCATTTCTTGATGCAGGAATAACAGCAGGTAAGTTCTTAGATTTAGGAATGAATGGCTCTAATATAGAGTTGATAGTCTTAACTGTTCTAACTGCATTAGCATTTGGAGATTCTACTGGAGTACCTCCTACTGGAACAGCTCTATCTGTATAGCTTCCTGGCTTTCTAAGATTAGATGGGTTAGTTACATCTCTAGGAGTATTAGGTTTACCTGAACCCATAACGAATACTCTGTTGGATGGAGTTGTTTGTCCTGGTGCTGGTAAAGCCAATGGTGTTTGTTTAAACCTTGATGCTGTATGTAGTGTTCTAGCTATAGAAGATACTGCATCAACAGCTTCATTCACTGTTTTAGGGTCTACTTCTTTCTTAGCTGGTGTATAACCCCAGTCCTTCAACCATTTTGGACCCTTCCAATCTTTCCAGTTGTGTCCCCAATTATTATTAACAGCACCTCTCCAGATACCTTGATTAGAGAACTTAGTTGGCTCAAGAATAGTACCATCAGGAGCAGTTCTCCTCATAGCATCTATATTGATTACAGTATTCTTACCAACATCAGGAGTTCCTTGATATACTCTCTTAGGATTATACCAACTCTTAAATGTTGTTGGAAGCTGTTCACCTTTTGCACCTTCTACGGCTTGTAAGGCTTCATTCTGTCCTTCAATACCAGAAGCTCTCTTTATTCTCTGGAACTCCTCTTCTGACATCTGAACTTGCTTACCAGATTTAGTTGTAACTGTTCTAGTAGTAGTTCCATATTTATGTGTATTAATTTTGTTCTTTGCAGCAGCAGCTCCCCAACGAGTAACACCAGCAGCAGCTGTCAGACCATTAGCCAATGCTTTCCAGTCCTCTACAGTCATCTCTTTAGCACCTTTGTCTTTTAACTTGGTAAAGGCTTGCATTGCAGGTGCAAATGATGTAGATGCACTCCAAATTGTAATCAGCTTAGGTGCAACTTTTAATAGGTTCTTTACAATCTTACTACCTTTACCAGCAGCCCCCAAACCTGGAATCAGACCTACAAGGTCCATTCCTAATCCAGCTCCAGCATTTAAGAATGCAGAACCTACTCCCACACTCTCATCAGCTAAGTCTGCTGTAAAGTTTCCTATTGTACTACCAACTCCAAGTGCAGCTGATGCAGCCGTACCATATCCTGGAACAAAGGAAGCTATCATTGAACCAACATCAGCACCAGCAGATACTAGTCTAGCATAGTCTTCGTATTCCCAGTCCTGTCCATCAGCCATAGGTTTTCTTTCACCTGCTTCTACTTGTTCTGGAGTTCTATCAGTGGCTTCAGCCTTAGCTTGTATTTGTTGCTTCTTCTCTTCTTTCTTCTTAGCAAACTGTTGTCTATACTTTAGGTAGGCAGCTTCTTTGGTATCACCCCCACTTTGGAATTTAACTACACCTCCATTCTCTTTCTTAGCAGGATGTCTTTTGTCGTACTCTGGGTGAGCTAGCAACTTCTTGTAAGAATCGTTAGCTAGCATTGAGGTTTCTTTATATTGCTTAGTACTAGGATTATAGGACACGAATGACCAATTATCATAGTTGTAAGTTCCTGGAATACCATAGTTCCCATCTCCCAAATCATCTAAGTATCCTGACTGAATAGCCATGTCTAGGTTGTTAGCTAGATGTTGTGATGTAACATCGTTCCCTCCCTGCATTTGCTTTAACTCACCTCTAAAATATTTAGGGTTTAAAGCAGCTTGCATATACTTAACAAATCCACCATAGTTATCCCCATATTTAGAGCTGATAAACTCGTTTTGTTTCTCTGGATTATAGGTAGTGTTACTTGCCACATACCCACTTATAGTTCCTTTGAACGGGTTCGTAGTAGCATAGTCATTAAAGAATGTGTCCCTTTCCCTATTATATATATCTTCTTTGTTTTCCTTAATAATAGCTGCATTTCTATCAGCTTCTTCTCTTTGTTTACGTTGGATATATGCTGATTTAGCTTCAGGAGTTGTAGCACCTGCTGCCTCAGCTTCAGCTTCCCATGCCTTCATCCTACTTTGTTCTGGAGTAGGTTCAGTTTGTACTGGAGCCTCCTTTAGGAACTTATCCAAACCACTACCACCTAATGTAGCAAAGGTATTATAGTCATCATTATCTAACGTATTATTAGAAATGGCTGTACTAAACGCCTTTCCACGAGTAGCTAAATCTTCTGCACTATTAATTCCAGTGTCAGTCCAATCATAATCTTGGTATAATTGATTATAGTCTGCATTATTGAAGATGTCTCCCAATAGTGCGTTACGGTCTTGCTCACCTCTGTTTTTGAACCAGTTACCGAAATCTATATTGTTACCACCATACCATCTTTTAGAAATCTCTTTAGTTAGGAAGTCGTTAGTATTAAACTTTGACTTAGGCTTAGCTGCTGGCTCAGTGTATTGTTGCATCTGATTGATGTAGTCTAGTGCATAGTCCCCAACTAAATTAAAGGCATTATTAGTAGTATCCTTCTTACGTCCTATCCAGTTTTTATCAAACTTTCCAGTACTAGCCATACTACCTGTTGCATCAGAGAATGTACCATCACCATTCATACTAATAGTTCCATTCTCAATACCTTTAATAAACTGGTTAGCAGAGTCTCTGAATGAAACTGCTTTGTCTCCGCTAAGATTATTATTCTTTATATAGGTATCTATATTCCTATATAGTCCAGCAACTAAATCAGCCTTATTGTACTTACCAACGCCACTTCTCTCGAATAGTTCTGGCTTAGATTGTTCTATCTTACCAGAGTTCTCAAATTTTCTTATTACTTGTGACATATACTATGTATAACAAAAAAGGAGCATATAATTAATATACGCCCCTTCTTACCTTGTTGACTAATTATCTTACTCTTACTAGTCTAGCACCTTTTCTTGCAAAAGTTGGTTCCTCTTGAGGAGCTTGTTCTTGAGCAGCACCACCTTGAGCGATTTGCATTAGGGCTTGACACACAGCCATCGCAGCTTCACAATTCTGTGTTTGAACTGCCTGAGCAGCCACTTGTAGAATCTGTTGCATTGGGTCTTGTCCACCCTCAGCAGGTGCACCACCTTCTGCTGGTGCTCCCTCAGCGGGTGCTCCTCCTGCTGGTTCAGCGCCAGGTTGAGGTGCAGCACCACCTTGTTGGAATTTTTTAAATTTCTCTTCGATTTTCATAAATTAATACGTTTAAACAGTTTAACCACTTAATTTCTGCAAATATAAGCATTATAACCTGTATTACCAAACTAATTCATGAAATTTAAAAAATTCGAGTAAAGTTAGATATATTAGTTAATTACTACACAGTATCTTTATCAAGACTTAGCACTATGAGCTATAACTAAGTTTCCACTATCCATAGCTTTCCTTATATACCTCATTAGTGTAATAGGTTTATAAGAAGCTACAAATGTAGTTGTACCTACATCATCCTTATCGTTCATATCAATAGGGAACACTACTATTACATTATCAGTTTCGATTTTGTAATACAAGGTTCCAGCTATAGCATAATCAAACTTTGCTTCAGCAGGAAGAGTTACTATTTCCTTTAGTGTCATACGAGATAGGTTTTAATCATATCAGCTAACAACTTACCATCTACATTAGCAAGCTTCGCCTTGACCAATTTAATAGCCTCTCCCATGCACTTCTTCGGGATGGCTGGACCACATTGTGTTCCGTTTGGTGCATCTTGGAACCAGTTCTTCTCTTCGCTGACTTGAGCGATTGCATCAGCAATTTCCTCAGGTGAGGCTTCACTCGGAAGGAAAGACTCAAGCACAAGAATCTCTTTGGATTCATTATCGGCTAAGTCTTTCCTTCCAGCTGAAATGTATTGGTCTCTACTATCCAATCTCTGCTTCACCATCTTACGAAGAATAGTAAACTCGGCTGCATCATCTAAAGGCTTAGCACCCTTAGCAGTTTGGTACACTAAGAACTCATTCTTGATAGCTCTCAATACTTCTGTTCTCTTTACATTCTTATCAAGCATTGACTGCTTAATAAGTGCATCCATTTGCTCTCTGAGCATTTTCGTTCTCCTTTCTTATTAAATGTTTTAAATACTCATACTCTTCAATACTAATCATACTTTTTAGTCTGAGAGATGCTAGCTTCCTTAATAGAAGTGCTCTATCCAATGAAGGGTCATTATAGATGTGTCTCAGCGGTTGTATTGGTATCATTTAGAATATGTATTGCTTGTTCAACATCTTCATCACTTAGACCCCATTTCAACCAATCAGATTGAATGAAATAAGGTAATTGAGAGTCCAACATATCAGTATCATCGTCAAAGATTACATACCGATAAGGTTCGGTTTGCTTATCTAACCACTCTTGGATTTCGGAACCTCTATGCCTACTCCTCATATAAGGAGTTATATCATGTATGGGTTCTTTAATTCCAACAAGGTTAAATACTTCCTGCAAATTACTATCACTTCTCCAAGTAGAGGATACAACAATCTTGGCTCCAGTAGCATCAGTAAGTCTATTTAGTCTTTCCACTGCTCTTGGGTCAATATTACAAGCATTCCAAGCTATACGCTGAGGATGCTCTTTAATCCAATCATTGTACCTCTTATCTTGGGTTCTTTCAGAGTAGAAGAGATTACTATTCATAACCCCATCTATATCTAAAAATATAAACTTATTCATGCTTTAGGTATTCTTTAGTAAATTCCTTAGCCTTCAATACTATATCCTTATAGGACATAACTTCAAGCATCTTAGGATGTTGTAGAAATAGACTAGTGAAGTGGAGTCTCAACTGTTCAAAGTGTTCTTTCTCGTCAGCCTTTTGTCTACTAAGGATTATAGCCTTATCAAGCTGATATTCGTCTATTTTGTCCATCTTCTTAGAATGTTTTGAGCAGTACCAGAAGATTCTTTACCTTTACGAATAAAGGCAATATCATAGTCAGAGTGCTCAGTCATAGCTTTGTCCCTTTCTATATCAGATGTAAAGCCTCCTTGAGTAGGCACACTTCTAAGAGCTGTGTATCTGGGAGCTTTAAACATATGATATACAGTGATATTTCTAAATGAAACACCACAGGCTAGTAGATAATCCTGAGCCATTCTATCAGCACCTTCACAATCGCCCACAACGAACTGGGCTGCATTATCTGTACTAAGTGTTCTACTAATGGCAGGAGCATACCATTTGGCAAACTCCTCCCATGTTAAGTCCCTATGTCCACTTATAAAGTACGTCATACTGGGTCTAAGTCAATATCCACCATATCCAAATCTCCATCTTCCAAGTGCATCCACTCAGCGAACTCTCTGATAATTTTATCATGGTCAAATGCCCATTGATACTTATCAATAGAGTCCAATGGAATCCACCCAATAGCTTCTACTTCATCCTCTTCCCCACCTCTATCATTGCCAGTACCAACACTGATACTACCTGGCTGTGCATCAACTAGAGCATAGTATCTAAAGGATACATTTTGTCTATTTTGAGTAGGAGAATCATTGAACTGCCAGAAGTGTAAGAAGTTAGGATTTAACTTAACCCCAGTCTCTTCATAGACCTCTCTGATTACAGCTTCTGCTGTGGTTTCATCGAAATCTAAGTAGCCACATGGCATGTTCCACATTCCTTGAAAGTCTGGAGTACCCTCGCCTCTTTTGTTAGCAAGTACACACCACTTACCATTAAGGAATGTGAATACACATCCTGTTACAGCAATAGAACGGCTAATCCACCATTCCTTGCCATCCTTGTCTAATAATGGAAAATTCTTCATATTAATAAAAGTAACTCTTTGGTTGTTCAACATTAAGGAAATCTAACGGGTCACCTAATAACTCTCCTTTTAGGTATACACCTTCGTCTTTTATCGTATAGCCACTACCGTCACTATTTACCCTAAGCGTTCCAGTGAAGGGATTTGGAGCTACAATAGTTCCAAACTGACCATTTACAATTTGATAGAAGTTATCAGCTGTTCCAGCAATTCCTTTAAAGTTTAAGTTTTCATCTATCTCTGTACTGTATATACCCAGTCCATTAGTTGATTTGTAAGCTAAGAACATTGGAACTCTATGGTTAACACACCATATAAGTTCTGAAAGCATTCCCCTAGAAATACTCTCTAGTTTCTGTTGCCATGCAAATCCATCTAATACGAACACGACATAGTCTGATTGTTCCAGCTTAGAAAACTGATATTCAGTTCCTTTCTCACTGTAAACCACCTTATCTGTTCTACTTTTAGCCTTTATACTTTTGGCTACTTGTAATACACCAGAAGCAAAAGACCAAGGACCTGAAACATAGATTTGACTCATTTATATAGTCCAAGTTTTCTGATTATTGAATTTACCTCATCTGTTACAAATGGTAATATAATCTTTCCATCATCTACCCACTTCCTAATAGCTGTAGAGCATATTGTAATGTCAGGAGCATAGATAACCTTCACCTCGTCATGTGGAATATCCTCACTGTTAAAGTGCGCTACATCAATTACTAAGAACTTATTGTCCTTTAATATATCTTCACCATGCTGCCATCTTGGAATCTCTTTATAAGTTTCTGCAGATGTGATAATAGTGAAGTCATTATAAATTTCTTTAAGTGCTTCGATGGTTTTGTAAGTAGGTAAGGGCTCACCATTAGCAATACGATACTCAATACCATCTACCACAACTCCAGGAATGTTATCGAATGTTTCCTTAGCCATAGTAAGTCTATACTCCCACTTAGTTTCTGTGTTCTTCCAAACACTCTTATATGCTGGGACTACAACAACTTTATCTACAACACCAGAGTTGAGTGCAGCTGTTACTATATTAACATGACCAATATGTGGTGGGTCAAAAGACCCAAAGAATACTCCTACCATTGTGAACGTTCCTCCTTAACTATTTTACGGATAGTACTTTCTAATTCCTTCTTGCACTTCTTACAAGTACCAGAGTGTGCCAGACCATGACCCATCCTTATGTACTCATGTTCATCAATGGTGTACTTGTATATATCTCCATACACCTCAGATGTTCCTATATGGTCAGGACCACTGACGTTGGGAGAGTTAGTACAACCCATTAGAAGGAACATTACTAACAAAAATAAATAATATAATTTCATACAAGAAATAAATAATAGATAATGGCTAGCACTCCACCCATTATGAGTAGAGCTACTAGCTCATTACGAGATTTAACATTTACTAATTCTAGGATTAGCTCTAAGAAGTCAATCATACATTTCTCTCGGTACTATGATAGGACTAAGCAATCTCTTGAACCTAGATTTGAAGTGTCGTTCAGTAATCTTACCTACAACATCTTGACCAAGCTCGACAGTTAATTCATCTTGCAGCTTATCATTCTCTGGAGAAGCCTTACAAGTAAGGGTCTGTAATACTCTATCAACGTCATAATAACTCTTAGCACCTATTTGGTCTAAGTCACTATTACTAATGCCAAGACCATCAGTAGGGGTAAGGGCTATGGATTTAATCAAAGCATCTTCCATATCCCATCTCTTGTCACGTTCTGCTATACTGTCAGAAGGTACGTAGGTTCCCTTGTTACTCCTATAGTAGCTGACTAACCAGTTAGCTAAGCCATAAACTTCGGTCTTCCACAATCCCTGAATCGGGTCAAAGTCACCCACATCACCATGAATAGTCCAAAATCCAAGTTGATACTCAGTTTGATTATCTGTACTCATTACTAATCCTTTACGAATTGAAGCAAGATTATACAGATATATCATTCTAAGTCTGGCTTGAATATTACCACACTGAATTGCCTCTAACCTATAGTAAGAATCACTAGAATCACTTGGAGTAGACCTTAGTATTCTTTCTGACTCTTCAGCGAATCTCCTGAATTCATAGTACATAGTCTCACAATTAACTACTCCGAAATCATCACAGAACGCTTCTCCTACTAACTTGGATACATCAAACTCATCATTCTTGTTCTTAATAGGGAGACTTCTACCTATTAGAGGAATGCCAGTCTTCTTACTAACCTCATGGCAGATAGCAGCGACAACAGTGGAGTCAATTCCTCCACTGATGCCCAATACCATAGCCTTTAGGTTATTACGAAGTATATACTTAGCTGTCTCCTCAACAAGAGTATTAAAGACATGCTCATAATTTAATTTACTCATACTTTTGACCTTTTAAAGTAATAGACTGTTGACGAAGTATTAACACGAACATTAGCTACATACCTAACTGAGGAAGTCTGTACTACGGATACAAGTTCCCATCCATCTATACCTAACTTATCCAGTTCAATGGTAGATAGCTCATATGGTGCATCTACCTTCTTATATTCCCACTTCATAGTCCCAGCTCATTTAAGCAGTGCTCTACCTCTTCTTCCTGACCAGTATGTTTACCTAAATCATCAGACAGCTTCACACAGTTAAATACAGGTTGATTCTTATTCATCTGGCAGGAAGTTAACTTCATAACAATATTAGAAGGTTTATGTCCTGTATCGTTAGTAAGATTAGTTCCAATACCAAAAGCACAACGGATACGTCCTCTACAATATTCTCGGATTTCAAGAGCCTTCTCGAATGTAAGAGCATTGCTAAAGATGATTGTCTTAGTGGTAGGGTCAATACCAAGTTCCTTATAACGTGCAATAGCACTTGTTACAAACTTAAACTCATCACCACTGTCTTGACGTACACCATCAAATAGCTTAGCCTGTTTACGGGATAGATTCTTAAAGAATACAGCAGAGGTATAAGTATCACTCAATGCAATACCCAAGTCACCATCATATACCTCAACCCAGTCTTCCAATGCCATGTAGTTAGCTTGTTTATAGCCGTACATAGCACCATGAAACATGAACCATTCATGAGGATGAGTTCCCATCATAGGCATATCATACTTCATTGCTAAGTAACAGTTAGAAGTACCAGTACAGTACGTTGCACTATCCTTTAAGCTCTTCACAATAGCTTCCTGGACATTATATGAATAACGTCTGCGGGTTCCGAACTCGGAGAAGTACATCTGATTCTGATTAGAAAGAACAATCTTAGGTTCTAACCTAATGAGAACATCTGTCATGTTGATAGTGTTGTTCAACATTCTGTTGCGGAGTTCTGATACAATAGCCAAGATAGGCACTTCATACAGAGTAACTCTGTAAAGATAGTCTTTAGCTGTAATGTGAAGGTGATTATCCCCATCAAGCCATACACATACCTTACCAGAGCTGAGTTTAATTCCACTCAACCATTCCCAGTACATGGGAGGAATAAAACGACAATGAGTTGTCATGTAGTCTTGTTCATCGTGAGTCAGCTTGAGAGAGCAGAAATTAGAGACTTCCATTCTTAGCTGCTGTACAAACTCTTCTGTGTACTCAGTGTTATCTCTGTCAAAGAACTCAAACGTTCCCATTGCATGAGGGAATAGTTTCATGTAAGCATACGAAGTTGTAAACTTATACAAGTCCGTATCAAGAATTGATTTTACAATCATAGTTCAAATAATCTTGTATTATTACTTTCAATATAGTTGTTTAATTTTATACCACCGTCCAGAGATGCTATACCATCAAGATATACCATAGGTTTGATTGGCTCTAGGTTCTTTAAGGTTTCGAGAACACAGTAATCACCTGCCAATCCGCATACTACTATCTGATTTTCTGGGTTAACATCTATACCCATAGAGTTACTATAAATAGTGTCATATTTAACCTTAACAGTAGCAGGAGCAACTTTAACTCCATATTCTTCTGAACTAGGTAGTTCACCTTTAATAAGTACTCTGTAGGGCACTCCAGAACTAATGCAACCATATAACAGTAAGTCATGTATAGCTGCACCTTTAGAGAACTGCACACAATGGTCATTCCATTCACCACCATTCCTTTTAAAGGAACAGTGGTTAGCTGGATGCCAATCGGCAGTGAATATCACTTCACCAATTTTCTTGTTCTCAATTAAATGAGAAATGTTCCACAAAGCCCTATCAGACCCAGGAACGTAGAGTGGTGCTCCCTGTAGACAGAAGTCATACTGGAAGTCCACAACTACTAGAGTAATTTTCTTTTCCATGCTACGAATATTGCTATTAGGATTGATACTAAGAAGAATCCTGCTACTAATGCAAGAGGAATCCATAATGGTGCGAATACCCAGAACCATGTTATATTAGCACCGAATAGTTTACAAACTAGCAGTACTATAAATAATAGTCCAGGAAATCCTATTCCTCCATTTACTACAACTTTATTAGACATCGAGGTATAAAGGTTTAAATGTTTCTGTGTAAGTTTCATCTACTAAAGACACGTTAGCCATCTTCATATCATCGAAGGTTTGCAATGTATGCTCGCCACTATGAATATGTCCACAGAACGTATATTTAGGGTGTTTACGAAGCATCTCATCGGCTAGCCAAGGATTACCTGCATCCTCCCTATCAAATCTTTGGTGAATAACACCAAGACCACATAGTTTAGGTGCATCATGAGATATAACAATATCACAATGTTGAGGCATAGACTCATATGCTTTAATCAATGTTTCTGGCTCATACATGTACGCCCAGTTTCCAAAGATTTTACAGTATGGTGTTCCCCATATATCATATACCTTACCATCCTTACTAATAACAGATGTTGCTTCATTATCTAATAACTCAAGTTTACCATTGGTGGGATTACTCAATATTGAGTTAATCTTTAGAGGCTGCCTATACATATTAGCTAAGGCGAAGTCATGATTACCTCCTACCATGATAACTGATTCACAAGGGAGATTATTAACCCACTCAGCAAATGTAGTCTTTAACCACTTTTCACTTTGAGGAATGTTCCTCTGCATACGCAGTGGCATAATGTCTCCACATATCAGCACTACTTCACAAGGTTCTTCTATCTTTGGAAGAATACCATGCAAGTCAGATGTTACACAAATTTTCAAACTTTCTTTGTCTTTAGTGATTGGTCAATTTTATGAGCGAGTCCATAGACATTCTTAGTCCAGCCATTCATGTGTCCCTTATTGTTGCCTATTAAGCAGCCTTTCTCATTGTCTATCGCATAGACTTTATGAGTTACACACGAACCTCTTACTTTACAGAATACTACATCACCCACTTTACAATCTTCCCATTTAATAGGAGTAACCAAATGCTTCTCATTACTTTTATATAACGGAAGCATTGAGTTACCTGGTTCACTGGTAATGAATGATTCACCAGCTTCTAACCTTTTAATCTTCCTTAGAGTATTCGGGTTCATAACCTAATTCTATATCCTCCCTATAGTCCTGAGCAGCATCCCTTAAAGCGTCCTTAATGGTACAAATAAGAAATGTTTGTCCATGCATCAGAGTACAGAATCCCTTAATTAGCTCCTCAGCAGTTGCATCGTTATAAGGCAACTCCATAGAGAGTACTCGTCCATCAATTTCTAAAGATATTTTAGTCACTTAGTTTATACACTTCGTCAGGAATGGTATGTTCCTTAACAGATTTCTCAACTCCTTCATCTATTTGGTGCTGAATCTTCTCCTTTACCTCAGTCCAAGAAATTGGAGTATAATTGTTGTTATCTACACCCACATCATATTGATAAGGGAATAGATGAACCAACCTATCACAATCCAATCCAGAACTAGTTGGACCAGAATGAACATGACCGAATAACTGCCATACAGCATCAGTATCGTTACGATATGAACCTCCATAACACAGAAATGGATAATGATTCAAATAGATACTTCTCTTCTCTATCTGAATTTGCATTTGTGGTAACACAGCTGCAAACTTATCCATATAACCCTGCCTTAGATTCTTTCTATCATGATTACCTATAATCAAGTAGATTTGTCCATTCAGACGAGGGATGATACTGTTCCATAGAGCACTTCCACCAAAGGCGAAATCTCCCAAATGGAAGACTGTACCGTCCTCTGGGACTACTCTATTCCAGTTCTCAACTAACTTTTCATTCATCTCCTCAACATCCTTAAATGGTCTATTGCACAATCTTATGATATTAGCATGACCAAAGTGGGTGTCAGAGGTAAAGAAAGTGTTCTTAGCACTAAATTCAAACTTCTGTTCTTTCATCTTTCACTTTTCCTTTATATGTTACATAACCAGGTTCATTTATCATCTCCATACGTTCGTTCTTGATAAATCTGAGGGAATTTATTCTAGTCAGCAGCTTACATCTAATTTCACACTTACCCTGCAAGGTAGTATAAGGTCTGTCTATTACTATAAATTCTAGCCCGCTTTCTAAATCCCTGCACTCGTCACCTTTTGTAAAATATCTTTCATTCACCTCAATGGTAAATATGACATCATTAAGGTTAGTAGCTGTAACATGAATAATCTTTACGTTTTCTAAATTAACAATGTCCATAGTCCGTCTCCTTATAAAATTCTATTTGATAGCTATACTGTTGCTTCAATGTCTGATTGATGTCAGTAAACACACTACTAGGCATCTTCTTACCAGTCCTAGCATAGTATGCTGGATGGTATACTTCGATTGTCTTTAAGCTACTTACTATATCATTCTTAAATAACCCAGCTTGGCTACCAAATAAAACATAAATCATACCTCCATCTTTATAGCTCATGTTATGAATCAACTTAGATACAAATGGCTTCCATATATCAAAGTGTGCTCCAACTCTACCCACCTCACAAGTAAGAGCAGTATTAATCATTAATATTCCTTGTTTAGCCCAAGATTCTAACGTATTGTCAAACTCTATAAGGTTGTGAGGAATTTCATAATTAATAGCAGCTTCCTTAACTATCTTGAGTGAAGGAGATAGATAATCCTCTTGAGTATCTTCGGAATTACCAAATAGTATCCCAGTAGCTACTCCCCTTTGAGGATAAGGGTCTTGCCCAAGAAAGACTACCTTGCAGTCCTTAAATGAGCAAGCCCTAAATGCCCTAAAGATATTCTTAGGAGATGGACATAGGTCAGCTGAATTGACCTTATTAACCCAAGTTACTACTTTACGTAGTTCCTCTTTATCAATAACGTCAATCCAGTCACCAAAGTATTCATCAGCCTTCACTAATCAATCCTCTCTTAATAAATTCTTCATGCAACGGTTGTGCTAACTCTCTTGCTTGAGGGTGAGCATCCTTAGCATCTCTCAGCTTGAAGAACCCTTCCCACTGTTCAATAGTACCAGTCATAATTAACTCGGTCTTTAAGCTGTTAGGAAGTACTGCTCTAGCTTGTTGTGCAATCCACCCCAAGTTTAGTAAATCGAAGTATTGGTTTTCAGCGACTTCTAGAACACGCAGGAATGAATCAACCTCTTTCCAATCATTACTCCTAGTCCAGGCTCTTGGATTTACAGATTCTCCAAATATATCTTCCTCATTGGCACCAACTCTGAAATTTATACCATCGTGGAAGTATGCCTCACCTTCTGGAATGTCTAACCAAGAAGGAATAATAAATGTACATTCCTTGCCAAACTTATCCTTAGAATAGTTACAGTAACGAGTACTCTCTTGGGCGAACGAAAATACTCTATGTCTTACAAACTCATGGCTTACACCTCTATCACATACAAACTTAACAGTAATGCGTTTAGCATGATGCTCGGTTTCACCTCTCATATAGCGTAGGTCATCCAACCATCCATTCTGAAGTAATACTCTATAATTAGTAGTGACATACCTGTCACCATTATGCCAGTTCACTATGGAATAAGGATTGTCATCATATTTAAATAGAGGACATGTCCCACCAGTATAACTATGGGGATAATCGAGGTACACGGTGCCATGCTCAACCATCGCGGTATGACCACGTTTAACTAACATATCTACAAACTTAGGAGCACTCTCTTCTGTTATTTTATCTTCCGACTTATAACAAGTTCTACCACATCTTTCTATATGTTGTAACAGCCCATCTAATCCAGGCTTTTGTTCAATTATTTCAAATGATGGTTTAATCAGCCTCATCAATCACCCTTTCATAAGTTTTCTCAAATATATCTGGCTTGCAAGGATAGAACTCTCCATTCACTCCTTTAATGATATAATCTCCGACAGAGGCTTTCATTGTACCTTCAAGAGTCTCAATCTTCAGATAGGGATTATCCTTATCTTCATAGTTTACTCTTATAGTATCACCTCCCATAAACTCATGAATTTCTATAATACGGTCTGAATTATCTTCAAACTGTATAGCTTCAATGATAACTGGTTTCTTCCTATACTTCATCCTTTTACTAATGAATCTCTCCAATCGTCCCAAGCTTTAGCTTCAGCATATGATTTCTGAATAGCTTTCCAAGATGTCTTAGAGAGTGTAGAGTTATAATAAGTAGTATCTTGTGTTACTTCTTTACCTAACCATTGAGGTTTATCAAACTGTGTATCCTCTGATGGTAACTCTATCTCAGCAATTATTAAGCCTTCATCCTCTTCGTGAAACTCATCTACCTCCCACTTCAACATACCAGATGTTGCTGGAATAATATAACGAGTTTTATGAATAATCCTACCACAGGTTCTTCTGAGTAATTCTTCTGCATCCTTCTTAGGAATAGGAATTTCATACTCCAACCTAGATAGCCTTTCATTAGATTTGACTATAATCCATGCTTTCTCGTCTCTTATGGATACTCTAGCTTCTCCCTTACTTGTAGTCCCTATGTATCCTTGATGTATATCCATAACCCTAACAGCCTGCTCTTTAAACAAGCTGCTAGTGGTTAGGAACTTTCTCTCAATCTCAGTCTGCATCCTTAGAGTCTTCTATTACCTCATCGAGAGCTTCCTTCATTATACTGAGGTCAGTCTGATTACAGTGATTACAAAGGAAGTCTTTAAAGAACTCTTCGTCTAATCTCTGCCAAAATTCATATTGAAGGTCATCATCTTCAATAAGGGGAAGTACCTCACATACTTCAGGTTCTACGTCCACTACTGAACTTAAGTCTATATATTTAGCCATATTAATGAATCCAATGGTCACCAACCTCTACATCAGCACCTAAATGTGCCCTTGTACAGAATGGTTTACCTGCACTTACCATGCACTTAACTAACATATCTGCAACTTCTTGAGCAATCTCGTCTGGAGCTTCAAGATTAATTTCATCATGCACTGGAATACAATACTTAACCTTGAATAACAAACCATTCTTCAACAACCAGTTGAATAGTTTTATAGATGCTAACTTAAAACATAATGCACCAGCAGCCTGAATAGGATAATTAATAGATTGCTTCTCAGACTCTGCTTTACGTCTTGCTAAACGTCTAACACCTTGTACAGTGTCACAGTCAGGGTCTTCCTGCTTCATTTCTCTATAATATGCCCAGAACTCAGGGTCTTCTTGCTTGTCCATCTGTCTTTTAAGTTCATCATAGTCATAGATATATGCCTTATGCCCAGTTATCTTACTTAATAAGATATAACCTTTACGCATAACATCTACTCTACGGAAATCCTGATACCTCTTCAAGCCAGCAAAACCTGACATATAGTTCTCATAGATTTCTTTAGCTCTCTTAGCGTCAAGACCATAGTTCCTTATCAAGGTACTATCTTGACCACCGTAATTGAAACAGAACTCATAACCTTTAGCTTCCTGCCTTAGGTCTTTGAAGTTCTTCTTAATATCCTTTAGGGGCATATCCCTTGGGATTTGTTGGAACACCATCTTAGCGGTTAGACTATGTAAGTCACCACTACCATTAGTTAGCTCTTCCAACATAGCTTCATCGTTAGCCATAGATGCCATTAGATATGACTCTTGACCACTATAGTCAGCTGAAATCCACCTGTTACCTTTATCGGAAACGAAGCAGGCTCTAGTTTGAGCATCATGTGGTAGATTCTGAAGATTAGGTTCTGTTGAACTTAATCTACCAGTATCAGTTCCTAACTGATTAAAATTCGCATGGATTCTACCAGTTACAGGATTTATCAAGTTTAAGAACTTCTGACCAAAGGTATTAACAATGATAGCAGCTTTCTTATACTTTATATATATTGGAATTAGAGGACTCTTAGATGCTTGTGGTTCTACCACTTTAATATCCACAGACTTCTTATAATGTTTAGTCTTCTTATCCAATACTCTTAAATTCAATCCCAATTCTTCAAATAATGGGATTACTTGTTGGGAACTAGTCCAGTTTACATGACATCTTGGTTTAGTATCAAAACCGCTGAACAAATCACCTTGCATATTAACAGAACAATAGTTACCAGTTTGTTTAATAACATAAGCTTCACTGTCATGACTTGCTCCAGTAGAATCAAACTCTGGTGCTCTAACAGCATTAAGAGGTAATTTAGCTCTCTCTTCTTTGAGTGCATCCTCTGTCTTATACCATTTATCAATATGGATAACTTGATTGATAGTATAGCCCTTATCACCATATTCAGTGCAATAACGCTCTACCCAATCATTTAATTCTGCTTCATATCTCTCAAGGTTATTAAGGTCAGTAGTCATTTTGATTTTCCACTTATCAATGTCTAACTTAGCCCCACAATATTCTATATATGCTAAGCACTTAACAAACTCATTCTCGAAGTCAATAGCCTTTAACAGACCTTTCTTCTCCAATTCAGTAAGTTGTTTGTCTCTAATCCTACCTAGATAGGAAACATCTCCTGCTGCATACACAATAACATCTTCTGTTAATCCAGTCTGTATAATCTTACCTCGTACAGACTTATCCATATCTACTCCTAGATAATTGATACTAGCAGCTTTCAAACTCATCTCATGCATACCTGCTGGATAGCCTAGCCAGAGTAACTTCTCAGCTAAATAACCATCATATACTCTCATAGGAATGATTCTCTGATGATATAGGAATTTCAAGTCAAACTTAATATTCCAACCTAAGAATATCCTTTGAGGATTCTCCATATACTCCTTAAATAGGTGTATATCTACAGATGTACAATCAATAACTACTTGAAAGTCTGCACAACCAAGTTGAACAGTTAATAGTTCCTTAGTATACGGGTCTAAACCCATAGTTTCAGTATCCAGCTCTACTACATTGAGAGGTGCTAATAATTCTAAAGCCTCTTCAGCACTGATGACTTTATATCTATCAGATGCCCAAAGAGACTGTTGCTTGGTTACTAAATATATCATTAATATACAGCTACGTCTATATCATTAATTTCAATATCTCCAAGCTGTGATAAAGCTGCAACAAGACGTTGTTTAATAGCCTCTTTAGCTTCATCAATGTCTAAATAGCCATAGTATTCATACCATGCTATACCTTTAACACCCAAGTCAAATTTAAACGTCTCTTCTTGAACGTTATACGGAGCGAAGGGGTCATTCTCTGCTCCTAATGGTAAATTACTCATTGTGTTTTGCTTTTATAAATCCTAACGAGTAATCTAATACAGTACTTATTTCTAAGCCTTAAACAGTTGCATAATACAACAGGGTTGGATTATCTTTCTGAATATCAATCGGGTCCATGTTCTTAATAGCTAACTTTTGGTTAAACTGCTGAACATCAAACCCAATAGTTATTAGATGATAACCATGTAGTGTAGGAATTTGATACCTCACCTTGTTCTCTTCAACACCTCTGCATTCATTGACAAGTGTAATAACTGTCTTTAAATATTCAGGGTCTTTAGAGTCAACATCAACCACCCACAATGGTTTATATCCTTTAGCTCTATTTCCACCACATGCACTATCCCATACTCTGTAACCCTGATATGAGTTACCTTCTGAGACTAGTTTAGCATATTGCTGGATAGAAGCCAGAGCAACCTCTTGAGCATTCCTCTTATTAAGATGAATATATGCTCTAGCGTTGTTCTTCAAACATAACTCTTTAATCTTCTCTTTCTTGGTCAAGAACTGGTCTTTACTAAAGATATAGTAAGTCTTAATAGTTCTGTAACCATTGTTTCCAATTTGAGTAATGTTACCATCCTTCTTACGTTGAATGATTTGTAAGAAATAGAACTCATCTTGGCTATTAAACTCTAAGATGTTTTCTATCATGTCGAAGTTATCTACAATAGTAAGATTACTTAAACACTGTTCACAGAAGTCATAACCACTGTGTTCCTTACGATATTTCTCAAATGGAATGTTCTGTTCCATAATGACACTACATCCATCACAGACTACAGCACCATTACCGCCATTAAACTTGTACATTACTTATTTCCATTAGAATACAACAATGTGTCATCTTTAGCTAGGTAAATTTCTTGAGTAGGCTGACCTCCGTTCTCTTGTGGTCTAAGAGATTCATCACTTTCAAAGAACTCTTCCATGTCTGTACTGTCTACTTCACCATCTTTAACTAGCTCAACAGCTTCTTCTAGTGTTTCAGCTTCTACTTCGTAAGAGTATCTACGCCATGTAGTTACTTTTACATCCTCATATAACTCAAACTTCATAATCAGAATCCTGTTTGTGTAGTGAAGAAGTTAACGTTACCTATTCCAATAATATGAGCATTATCATCTTCATCGACATGGTAATCTACTTCGCCATCAAAATCTTTGATTAACGTAGTAGTCCATTCCCTATTAGTGTGGTAATTGAAGTCTGGATTATACTTCAATACCTCATCTAACAAGAATACAGCTACCATACCAGCATCAGCACAGAAGTGTCCAATCTCCTCAATGTTTAGGGAAGCATCATCTATTTTATCATCATAGATTTTAGCTTGAACTGAGTCTTCTCCATACTGTTCTATAAGCTCCCACCTTGTTCTCCATAAAGTATTAAGCTCCTCTAACTGCGCTTCTACATCCTTACGAGGTGTAGACCAAGTTGAGCAGCTCCAATCTCCATAAAGAGTAGATTCGGAGATGTATTTAGTAAAGCCTAGTACACTCATGCTCTCACCCCAACCACACTTACTCCAATCATCTGAATCCTCCTTAATTATATAACATGGGTCTGTTATGATAATATCACCCTTGAATTTCATTTGATTTGTTCATTAGTTTCTCATATTCCAAATCTCTTTGATATACTACACTAAGTGGACTCATACCTGCTTCAAGGGTTTCAATAAGTCTGAAACCATTCTCTGGAGTTATTAATGATTCCTTCTCAGATACACAGCCAGTATATTTCTGACCATAATCTCCCTCTACTTTCTTAGTAGCTGGGTTAATATCACCCCAATCTGCTGGGTGTCCATTACCTATAGGTTCAATGTAATACTTCTTACCAGTAGTTAGTGATTTAACAATAAACCTACCAGTTTCATCAGTATTAGTTAAGAACCTCTTATCCAAATCAGTCACGTGGAATTACGTCTAAGTCTGTTAAGTAAAATGAATGATTATCTTGGTCTTTTTGTATGAAATAGCCATTTACTTCTACATTCTCACCTTTAAGAGTATGTATCATAACTTCTCTATCATAATCAAACTGCTTCAGTATTTCTACTAACTGTCCTATCAACATTCCCATTAGAACTTTCCCTCATTAGGTTGTAAGCACACTAAGCCTTGTTCTCTCCACATCTTGACACACTTATAATTGTCTTCAAGAACGAATTGAACATTGTACTTGCCCTTGATATTATCCTCGTAGATTTTCTTCTTACAATCAGCTCCAGGACTATAATCCTTAACTGGGCGGAAGAATAAATCATCTACTATAATATCGTGCTTAGCTAACCACTTCTTAGTAGCAGCTATGATTTCTGGAGTGCCCTCTCTACCAGTGACAATGAATACTTTACACTTCTCATACATACGTCTGACAAGCATACAAGTGCCTTCAATAGCTACATCATCTAACATACCCTCAGCTGCACCTTCACCAAAGTAAGGTCTGCCAGTAGTGTTTAGACACAATGTAGCATCCATATCTACTAATATAACAGGACGACCACCATCTACATGCTTAGGACTTTTCTTTAACATACCCTTAATATCTTCTTGGATAATAAAGTCACGATACCTTCTCCAAGTTGCTTTAATAACTTTCTCTCCTATTGGATTAGGTCTCATGGCATCACGACGAATACATTCATCAACTGGAATGAAGAAGTCTTTATATTCAACCTCATACTTCCAATCGTAGGTGTAATTCTCGTTGAAATCCTTAACCATCTTTTCTAACTCAGCACAAGTATTAGGGTTAAGGTTCATGTTATCAACTACAATATTATAACCTTTCTCCATGCTATAAGCTAGTACAGTGTTATAAGTTGCAGTAACAACCTTCTCTCTGTTAGGAACCCAATAGTCACCTAACATATTACGAATATCATCGTTATTGAATCTAATTCTATGTTCTGGGTCTTCATGACACCATTGCTTAGCCCAAGTAGATTTACCTGAGCCTTGGATACCTCTACAGATTATTAACTGTCTTGTTTCCATTATTTCTCATTAGTTGGCTTAAGCCACAGATTAGTATGAGTAAAGATATAATCTCCTAGTGATTTGTACACAATACATAAAGCAAACAGAGTCCTATTAGTATCATGCTTAAAGCACTTTACTAACTCCTCTCTGATTCTCTCCTCAGACACTACTGACATCTTATTTTCGTAATCGTAATTAGATATAGCATCAATTAGATTATCACTAAAGCCAAAGTTCTTGGTAATAGCAAACCTAATCCCTCTCAGAATACGTAATGGGTCGTCGTCCAAAGTTACATAAGTATCAAGAGGAGTTCTAAGTACTTTAGACTTTAAATCCTCCAGACCACCAAAATAGTCTATAATTTCTCCAGTGTCGGGGTCTTTAGCCATAGCATTAACAGTAAAATCTCTACGTGATAAATCATCATAAAGGTTTCCTGGCTCTACAATAGGAATCCTAGTACCTGGAACATATCCTACTTCCTTCCTAGCCATTACAAAGTCTGCTACACCTTGATACTTATATCCCTCTGGGAACTTAGCACGTATAGTGTAACACTCTGGAGTTACTAAGAAGATTTCAAACTTCTGTTCTTCTAAGTAGCGCTTTAATGCTTTGAACATCAATTGAGCTGGACTAAGCTGAGCTTCACATGGATGAATTTTGCTGTACACTGCTTCGGTAGGTACAGCAACATAATCTACATCCTTATTAGTAAGACCTAAGAGTTCATCACGTATCTTACCACCTACTTCATAAAATTTAAAATCCTCCATTTTAATAAAAGTATGAATGGGATTCTTCCATTCTATCAACAACTGCATTAACCTTTCCCACTAATCCATATCCTCTATGTTCACGCATTATTTCTAAGTGTTCAGTACATCTAAGAAACTTAACGATAGCATCTTCAATGGTAGTAGATTCAATATGAATATTACCACATTTGATACTCCATCCGCAGCCATCTAACCATCTATAGATATGGACATGCTCATTGTTAATGTGGTTAGGAAGAACTTCTAGGTTAACAGCCTTCCCCATAGATTTCTCCTCCATACTCTTCCCACTCTTCGTCGTCACCTTCGAACTCTTCAATAGTGAAATTATAGTACTGAGATTCATCTACCGTCTCCCACAACTTATCCCAGTCTGAATCTTCCATTTCATCTGGGTCATAGCCTTCCTCTTCTGCTATATCAGCTTCACATCCATAGGACTGAAAGTTATCATAAGCTAGCTGTTCGGCTATTTCATATAACTCAAGCTCACTTTCAGCTTCTGCCCTGAAAGTGTTATCCATACCGCACCAATATGTGCTAACGTGTATTAGAAACCTCTTCATTATTTAACAAGTTTAGAAATACTGATGTCTTCTACCATCATATAATCATTAATCTCGTCTTCTATGTAATTAGCTTCATCTAAGGCTTCTATCATCAGAGCCTCTGGAATATCGTCTAATGTATTGAAAGTGGGTTCATCGGAACGACTTTGATAGTCATTGACTAACTCTAGCAATTCCAAATCATCCACTTCCATTACATATTCAAGCTTAAATTTCACTTTATGATTCAGTTTCAATGTCCACTTCACCCTTATCCAGTGATTTAGATTCTCCTTCCAGGAATTTAATACACTTCAGCTTATAGGCTTCGGATAGAGAGTTCTCAATCTTAATAACAATTCCCTCATGAGGAACTTTGTTATTACAAGTTGGAGATTCACACTCCATGAAGAAATTCTTATCACTAGCTAACCTCTGTAGGAAGTTCTCATTCCAGTGCTCTGAAACAGAGAGGTCAGGATATAAATCCTTAGCATAGCCATAGTAATATTCTTCTACAGGCTTTAAGCCTTCTTTAACACACCATTGTTGTACTTGGCGTGCACTAAACTCATATACACGTCCGTCAGGATTAGTATAGGTCAAACGATAGATTTGTATTCCAAAGTTCTCACCATACTTGTACAACGTGTACGACCCATCACCATTATCAATAGCTTCACGCTTTTCGGTAATAGATAGGTGCTTACTAGTATGAGGAGGTTCAAATCCATAGTCAAATGCTTTACCACCTAATTTCTGGATTGCACCACCATTGGGTAGGAAACCTACTATCTCGTAGTAAGCGGTCATACCTTTTTGTAGGTGAGGTCTGACAACATCGTCTGCATACTTCCATACATCTACTCCATAGAAACCACCGTTAGTAGTTCCATTGTAGTATGGATTCTTAACCACTGAACGAGAAGACCATAGGTAGTCATATCGAGTATCATCTATCTCTTTACGAGTTAGAAACTCAAATACTTTCTCATACCATTTCTTAGGTCTTTCACACAATACATAAGCAGATATACCAGAGGTTCCATGAACCTTAGCAGTAATACTTATAATATCATTGGGATGAACAGCTGACGGACACTTCTTAATGAGTGTAGTATCATAATGAAACCTAAATTGAGTGTCAATTACTTTCTTTACTTTCTTTAGGTTTCTCTTTATCTTACCTCCCTCTCTAGGTTGACCAGGAGTATAAGCAACTTTGGGAACATATTTCCTACATATGATTTCCCCATCTACAGAGTCAAACTCAGTACCTGGGGCAACCTTATGTACTACCTCATTCTTCTTACCAATTAAAGTAAGCCAGTTGTATAGGTATGTAATAGGAGTAATGAATCCTTCAGAAGGATAACCTTGTAGCTTGATTATCTTCACTCTACAATTATCTTCAAAGAATCCTGCTTGTTCCTTATCAAAGTTCTTATTCTTATCTCTAAAGAGGTTGTTGGCAGATAAAAATCTATCATCAATAGCACATTCTATAGGGAAGTAAATATATGTACCAGGATTAGTATCAATACTTACAGCGATAGAATAACCATCAATTGTACAACATTTTAATCTCTCACACTTTGGATTAGGATGTTTAATAAAATCCTTAATCTCTACAATCTTAGCAGCATAATTTCTGTTAAATTTTGGTGATTGAGTTAATTGCATTTAAAGCAAATTTAGAAAACCCATACTAAATAATCTCTGTATTAGGTAATCTTAAGAGGAAAGTGACTATTCCTCGAATAAGCTCCAATCATCACGGAGGATAGCATCCCAGTAGAGCTTTACTTCTTCTCTCTTACCCTTAGGGTATTGAGCTTTAGGGATACAGTAAACTTTACCATTCTCCATGAAGAGGATGTTACCTCTTGGATTAGTCACTTTGAGACCACTCTTTAGAAAGGACAAAGCCTCTCCAAAATCAAACTGTTTTACTTCCATTGTTACCTTTAATATTTATAAAGTGAAACTTAGATTTACTAAGCAACAGTCTCAGTTATGATGTTCTTCAAGATAGTCATACAGTTCATCAACACTGCGAATTATTTCAACGTCTTCACCATGCTCATTAGTTTCGTATGCTTTGAGTTCTGGATTGCGAGACTTCTCGTATACCCACCATTGAACCCATTCAAGTCCTTCCTGACCATAAGCATCTTCCATAACAGCATCAAACAATTCGCACATACCATTGACTAATGTACTTTCGCATACATCAATACCAAGTTCTTCTAACTTCTCTGTATCCTTACCTACATTCGATATAAGGTCTAACAATTTAAGGAATGTTACTTTTTTCAATGTAAGAACCTTCTTAAATGTTCAGTGATAGCTTGGTTATCCTCCCTAAATGCTTCTGAATCTAATAAGGTTTCCCTTATCACATATGTTCCTTCATCAGGAGAGAAATACTCATCCATCGCTTTAATAACATCATCTTCGTTACGAATCAGAGTATCATCCTTAAAGACTATATCTGACTCGTCTCTGTAAGCAAAGAAGAGGGACATTAAAATCCCTCTTCTCCTAAAAACTACAATATAATTCATTCTCTTGTAAGTTCGTATTCACGCATAAAGTTGGCGAATGTTTGAGCTAATGACTCATCTTGCTTGTTATTATAGTAATAGTTAAATGCATGAAACATTTCATGCCAGAAAGAGTTCTTAATCTGCTCTTCAGTCAGATAGATAGTCTCTCCATCATCATTTTTCATACATTCTGCTACTTTGATTTCCAGCTTTAAATTGCAATGAGAACCAAATGTATCACCATTATCTATAAAATCACACAGTATTACTTTATACCAGTGATTAGCTATTCTAACCTTACTAGGAATATCATATTTCATAGCCTTTAAGTCTCTTCCACTCGTCAATAAATTCCTGAGGCAGACTAAAGTCCATTTCTGCCTGGTCTATATCTAAGTCTCCGACACTAAAACTATCCCATATTGCATCATAAACTGCATCGTTCAGTTCACATTCATCATCATAATCAAGATAATCCTCTGGGTTAAGCTCAATTTGATTATCAATGAAACCCCAATGCACATCATAACGATATGGTATCTTATAATTACTCATAGTCCCTAATACATTTTAGAACTGGCTGCAAAGGACAACCTTCATCACTAAGATAGAAATACTTTACAGTAGCCATCTTACCAATGATTTCATCCATTCTGTCAAGGTATTCCCACTTCAATTCACGAGGACCCATAGGTTTAGCTTCAAACTTAATACCTAATTCTGTCTCACATACGAATACCATGTCTTCTGGACGTAGACCATCCTCATAACCAACAATTTTAAATTCAGCATCTTTATACATTTTGACTTTAATCATAGCATTAGTTCTTCCACCAAAGTTATATACCTTAGCAGGGTCACGTATTACTATACCCTCAAAGCCCTCACCTACATACTTGTCATGTAGTTTTTGTATATTAGCCCAACCCACAACCTTCTCTTGAGGAACCATTTGGAACTTTAAGTCACCTTCATCCCAATTCCTTTCAGGATTGAAACTCAAGCCTAACTCATTGGCTATATCATGGAGAATATCTAACCTCTCCTCGAACGTCTTAGTACTGTCCATTACATCATAGATGTAATATTCTAACCAATCCATTCCAGCAGTGTCTTTCTCCAACCTTGCTGCACCACTAATCTGCTGCAATGATTTACCATGTTCATACAGTTCACCATCCAATACAATGTCTGGATGGTCTTCAAAGAATTGAATAAGTTTAGGATTGTGCCTCATAAAGGAAGTGGAAGCATCATAGTCTCCACCACCTCTGGAAGCAGTTCTAACTTCACCGTCTTTCCAATAGAAAGAGCATCTAACTCCATCTATCTTTCTACTTCCCCACCAGTATTTAATCTTATCAAATACACTGGTTGCAACCTTATCAGCTTGTTTAGCTAACATATGTTTCTTAAATCCATTGGAGTCAGAAACACCTTCGCCCATCTGTTCTTGGACGAAATCAGCTACTGCCTTACTATCATCAATACTAATGTTAGATGGTAATAGCTTATATCCTTTATCTTGATACTTCTTTAAATGGGAAGCATACTCCAACTTTACTTGCTCAGTAACAGTCCTTTTAGCCTTACCTGTAAATATCCAGATTTCTGGCTGAACTGATACCTTACCAGCATATTGATAAGTACGTCTTCTTATTACAAAGCCTCTTCTTGAATCATCCCATTCATAGTCAATCTCAACAACTCTGATTTTACCCTTATTGTCTTTACTAACTAGAATATCCATTAATAAACTACTTTCGTGTTAGATTGTGATTTACCTTTCGCCAGTGTTTCGCGGTCAGCTATAGAGAGAAAATGCTCTGGAGCAATCTCATTCATAATGTCCCACAAACTGACTTCTCCGTCTTCATCTTCATATAGACTGTAGTATACATCTTCTACACTCATGCCTCCTTGCAGTGCAGCACAGGCTAAACGCAATTGGATTTCTTGCCTTTCAGTCATTACATATCATCGTCCAACTCAGCCATAGATATTGGTTGAGATAAGAACTCTTTAAGAACAGTAATAATAGTATCTCTTTCTTTGATTAAGTCAGCCTTACGCTGTTTTAGATTTTCTATTACAGCACAAGCATCCTCCACGTCATCATCACATTGCTTAATCTTAGATGTAAGCTCAGTAATTTTCTGACTATAGCCAATGATAGGGTCTATTACTCCCATTACTTACCAGTGTGACCAAATCCACCTTCACCCCTATCTGTTTCAGGTAATACCTCTACCTCTTCCCATTCAGCTACCTCATGCTTAGCAAGTACTAACTGCATTAGTCTCTCACCATCATTAATGTGAACAGGAACATTAGATGTATTAGTTAGGATGATACCTATCTCACCTCTATAATCAGCATCAATAGTGCCAATTCCATTAGTAAGAGTAAGTCCCATCTTTAATGCCAATCCACTCCTCATTCTACATTGCAGCTCATATCCTTGTGGAATAGCTACAAATAGACCAGTAGGGATTAGGCATCTACCTCCAGGTTTAATTTCAATAGTCTTAGCTACTTGAATGGTTGGTAACTTCTCACCAGTGTAGTTACCTTCTTTATCTACTACACCTTTGCTGTTAGGGTCTTCCATTAGACCAATACCAACAACGTCAGCATCAAAGAAGAACTTCTCTGGTTTACCATCTACTAACTTAATTCTACTGAAATCTCCTCTGACATCCATGCCAGCAGAGAATAAGGTTTCATACTTGGGAAGCTCCCATTGAGATTTATTTATTACTTGTACTTTCATTCTTCATTTCTTCAAGAATAGGACGATAATCAATCTCTGTAAATTCGAACTTGTATCTTGAATTTAAAGTAGTGAACTCACCTTTATCCCAGTAAATCTTCTGGATTACAGATGTTCTGAACCACTGTTCTACGTCAGCTATATAAAGACTAAGACCTTCTCCAAATGCAGCAGTAATACCTTCCTCAGACTCACCTGTGGATAAATACCCTCCATTGCTAGAGATTTTAGTAACCTTAATATAACCAACTTTAGAATCCTTTATAGCTCTGTGAAGTTCAGGGTTACCCCCTACTTTCACAAAGTCTTTAAGGCTTGCTTCTCTGTGTTTAAGAGTAGCTTGTATAAAGCTATCTCCCCACATTACTGCTTCACTGAACCTCATTCAAATATTTAATAATATTATCCGCTGTACAATCTCCCACCTCAGAATAAAAAGCTTTAACTAGTTCTTTGTTGTTATCATAGACAGCAACGAAAGGAACTAATCTAGTGCCACATGATGCTTTAATCATAATAGCCTTCTTCTTATCTTTATAGTGTAGTTCATCGTAAGTTTCAACTTCTATCTTAGGAAATTTCTCCCAGATATAGGCTACTACCTTATTCTTCAAAGGTAAGCAAGTTTCACTATAAACTATCTTTACAGTCATGTCTAGTCGGATTAAACCAATATATAAGCATCTGTTTTAGTTCTTGACAATGATACATATTGCATCTGCCTAATCTCGTCAACATTCTTACAAACAAGAACGTTTGCCATATCAATGAACACTGTTCCAAGAGAGCTTCCTTGAATCTTATGAATGGTTGATGCATACCCATAATCGAACGTCTTCTTTTTAATAACTCGATTGTCCCACATTATATCCTTAGGAGTTGCAAAGCTCTTTATCATTTCAAAGTACTTCTTCCATAAGAATGTAGACCTAGTTCGGTTGCCGTTCCTTTTAGCTTCAATAGCAGATATTCTAAAATTCTCTATTGTAGCAGCAAGGCTATCTATATAGTCTTTATTGATGTCTCTTTCCAATATGAATACAGTTAATAATTTCTTATATACTGTATCAAACAATTCAAGTTCATATCCAGGCATCTTCATGAAATGGGGGATATGCCTCTCCACTCTTTTTGGGGCATCTACTATTATGTAGTCCAAAGAGTTATAGAACTGAGTATTATTATACTCAAAGTTCTCGTAACCAGTTAAGAACTCAAACTGATTGTATTCGTTAGCCACATCGGTATCCCATAGCAGCTTCCTCATGCATTGATTAAATCCTTGTACCCTAGCATTAGTATATGCTATAAGCTTAACTTCATTGACATCTTGCTTCTTAATAGCTCGTCTAAAAAAGTCTGCACTTTTAAGCATAAAGTCTTTGGCTTGGTCACATATAATTAAAGACCCTTCTGGAGCTTCAATAGGTTCAAATCGCTTCAGGGGTCTTTCTCTCAGTCTTGATAATAATGGCAACAAACCATTTGTATCAGCTTGTCTATGTATTTGAGTTAGTGTAATAATGTTAGGACAGTTAAATACTAAACTTGTACTCTTACTACACACAGGCTGTATTTGAGCCTTATCTCCAATAAACAGTAATTTGGTTCCATATTGATTACACATATCAAGTAATAACTTGTATATCTCATCATTAATCATAGATGCTTCATCTATAATAACAATGCCATTATCAGGTATTTCACCAAACCCATTACATTGGAATTTTAAATCTTTGTAGTCTAATTCAAATATCTCTATATTAGGAGCAAGAGATAGCAGTTTGTGGACAGTCATTGCATCCTCACCAGTTACCTCTTCTACTACTAACTTAGCTTTATGTGTAGGAGCACACAATATGAAATCCTCCCTAGTAGACCTTAAGAATTGTATATATTCATTAAGGATAGAGGTCTTACCAGTACCAGCATAACCTTGTAATACTAGTACTGGCTCCTCTGTATTTAGAAAGTCTTTCATCCTTTCAAGAGCCTTTATTTGCTCCTCCGCTAAGGTAATACGGGGTCTACTTGGTTCCCTTACCTTCCTCGGTGAGTGCCCACTAAAGGGTAATTTGGTATTCATTTCCAGAACGAACTTGTTATGTCTTCTAGTCCATATACAGGATTACCATCTTCATCTAACTCCCTGCACATCTTAACTTCATACATTCTTTGGTTAGTTGTAGGACTCTTCAAACCACCTAATTCTTCAATATAGGGACCTAACTTAATAAAGTTAAAGTTCTTAATATCAATATCCTTAGATAGTTCTTGTCTACCACTATACCAAGCTACTAAGAGTTCTTCTCCACCATAGCAATACGGTACGTGTTGTGCTAGCCTATTTATTTCCTCTGGGTCTGAATCTCCACCCATAAAAGAGATACAAGTAATTCCCTTATTCTCTCTAATGAGTTTCTCCAAAACCCTTTCGGTCAAAGGTTCTCCAATATCTTCTGCCAAGTAAGAACTATGGCAGCCCTTACAATGGCAAGGACAGTTTGAGATATTAATAGCAAGTGTAGTTTCATTTGGTATCTCCTGAAAGACTATATCATAATTAACGTACTTCAACATATCAGTCAGATTCATGTAGGACAAATACAGTAGGCTTTCCATCTACTTCACATACAGATAACACCTCTTCATTAGGGTCACAATCAGCCACTTCTTCCAACCATGTATCTAATGTGCAAATGATAAAGCCAGACCAACCATCTGGTCCACCTAAGAACCAACCTTTCTCTCTCATAATTGAGAAATTACCGTCGAAGTTCTGTAGGTTGTTTTTAACTTTGTCTAACCAATCATCCATAGATTTATCCCCATAGACTGGACTGCAGTAGTATCTCAATGTGCTGAAGTGAGCTAATATAATATTCTTAGCTAGTTCCACATCGCATACCCATCCATTTTCTACACCTGTCATAAGCACAATAGGAATAAGATTAGTAGAAATACCATCTGTAATATCCACTTATCTGGAAACTGATACCTAATATAGTCCTCAATATTTATTCTCATAAATAGGGACACTAGTTTATCTTGGAGACTATTGTAGTTATACTTTACTGCCAGTCCCACCCCTATTTCTAGGAGTAGGATAGCAATAAATATGATTTGAAATAGAACCATAATTTTTATTGTTTATAGTAATAACGTTTACTAGCTTCTTTTTGTCTAGCTTCACTAAAGTTGCTAATTCTCTTTAGATATCCAATAATCCTAGTAGCATAATCGACATTCTTGCTTCCACATTTAGGACACTCATGCAAGTATCTCTTATCAATGTGTCCACAATCATTACAGATAGTGTTTGGAATATTAAAGGTAAAGTAATTAGTACCATTAGCAGCTGCAACCTTTAATAGGTTTCTGTATTGGTCTTTAGTAAGATGCTCTTCTAAGTTCATGTGTAATGCACTACCTCCGTCCAAGTATTTAACGTACTCTTTTCCGTGTAGCTTAAACTTATCAAAGATAGTTAAAGATGTATCCTCTACTGCATAGAAATAGCTATTATAGCAATCTCTAGGTACAAAGTAACCATCCTTCCTATCCCAATTAGCATGTTTAACTCCAAGGTTCTCAGCTGGGACGAACTCAGTATTAAACATCAACTCTTTGGTTTTGGCTTTACGATTCTCATCGCTAATAGCCTTAAGAATTGATTGCATGAACTCTCTATAGGTATCATTATCACTCACTTCTATTCCTAAGAACTCAGCAGCCTCAATAACACCATTAACACCTACAGTTAGATATTGTTTCTTCAGATTAATAAATCCAGCTGTATAAACTGTCAATAGACCATCTTTCAGATAATCCTTTAATAGTTCATTATATGCTGTTTGGAATTTATGAACCTTCTGAACCTGAGAGCGTAGATAATCAATCATATCATATCCCTTATTAACTGCATCCTGTACTAACCTATTGATATTTAAGGTCATTACTGACTTACTACCAGTAGCAATACCTCCTGCACCTAATGAATATGAGAATTGGTTATCACTAACCTCATTCCTCAACCTACAACATGACGATAATGAGTCTGCACTATCAGAAGTATAAGTAAAGAACGAATGTCCTTTGCTATACATTTCAGCAGTGAAATCAGCCCACTCTTTGTCACGAATGTCTTCACCATCAGTAAGTAATGCAACAGTTTCAACTGGGAAGGTAAGAATACACTTAGTCCTTTCCTCATTGAACCATGACATGAACTTCTTCTGTAACCAGTTCAATGAATCCCATTGAGGTTTACTTCCATCAGGGAATACAAACTCTCCGAATAAACCTTCAAAGTAATACTTGTCAAAGTAACTGATATTCCAGAATACTGATTGAAAGTTACGAGCAGCAGCAGGTTGATTGATTGAATATACAATCTGCTGGAATTTCTGTTCAATTACTTTCTCAATAGTCAGCATACTAGTTACTTCTGCTGTGTTTATAGGTTTGTCACCACCTTCCAACATTGGATTAGTAGCAAACCTTAATTGACAGTTAGCACCAGCATACTTCCAGTAATCCTCGCCCCACTCTTTACGAGCAAAGTAATCGAAGTACATTAAGAACTCACCAGTAGCTACTGCACCAGCAAACTGTGAACTGATTGCAAATACTAGATTAACAAACATTCCACAGAATGAGTCTAAGTTCTTAGGTTTAGCAGACAAACCTCCAATGGGCTGTAAACCTTCTAACAGGAATGGATACATAGTAATAGCCACACAATATGGCATAATACTTGTCTCATCATGTTTATATAATACGTGTGATTCTAGCATTTGGATATACTCCTTAGCTAAATCCTCGCCATACATTTCTCTAATCTTATCGGTAAGTATAGTACGATTCACCTTAATAATATCACCCTTGAAGAGTTCGCCATTAAGAGTTACAATGTTCTTTTCAGTAACATTAGCATTGGAATCATATTTACTACCTGTTGCGGCATTACTAGCCTTAGCGTAGTCCTTAATAAACTGTTTCTTGCTTGTTAAGGTTCTAAGTTCAGCTTGTTTCTGCCTATATAAGATAAATGCTTTAGCAACATTATAATAATCACAAGCCATAAGAGCTTTCTCTATTTGGTCTTGAATCTCTTCTACAGAGATAATGTTGTTAAAGTATAATTCATCTTTTACATCACTAAGAATATCCATGTCAATAGGTTCATTAACTGCATGGAATGCTTTAGTGATTGCTAAGTCAATCTTACCCCAGTCAAAGGGCTGTACTGTCTTGTTTCGTTTTACTACTAGCATTAATTAATTTAAAAGTCTAAGATTGTACGTAGTAATAAGGTCTTCTCTGCCTTATTGATGATATCTTTACCACCATCATTGCTGATTAACTCAGTAAATGCATTATAAACCTTAAACATATTGACATCCTCATCTTCCTTAACATAATACTTGGACTTAGTGTCCACAAACAATGATTTATAAGCGTCAATGACTTCCTTAGTTCCCAACTTAACCTTACCATAGCCTAAGTCGCAAGATTGTGAAATTGCATTACGCATCCACTTACCTAAATTAGACTCGATAGTTGGAACTGTTCTCTCCCATTCTGTATCATGGAGAGTTTTCAACCACAGTTTCAAATCAGATGTTTGTTCCATCAGATTCTTAACTGGTTTATAGTTTATAGCCTTCTCTGGCTCTAACTCTTGAATATTGATGAACGAAGGGTCAAATACACATAAATTGGTACATGCTCTATTAAGACCACCTCTATACATCTTACATATTGGCTTACGGACATCTAATCCATATAAGAAACCAATAACTTCATCATGGTTATCCCATGCGTATTCATCTGGTAACACAGCTTCAATAAGAACTCTGTTATAAGTTACATCATCTGTGTTATATTCACCAGTAATAGTTCTGGTGATTTGGTCAGGGAGTTTAACTTGTACCCTGAAATCAGAAGTAAATTTAGACATAGTTTCCAAGAAAGGCTCTACATAAGCTTCAGTTGGAAAATATGCTCTCTCTTTAATTCTTGTTGCCTTTCCTTGTAGTAATTCGTCTAATGTTATTTCCATATTAACGCTTTTTCTCTGAGTGGAACCCGTAAATCTGTGCATTGTCTTCCATATAACCATCTAGAGAATAGCCATAACTACTCATAATTGTTCTAATCATTAAGAACTTACGTGGAGTATCAGCTTTTCTTTCTTTTAAGACTGATTCAAATGCATCCAATGGGATTGTTGTGTTCTGTACTATATGTTTGCATAGAACATCAATAATCTTATATGTAGCAGTCCTATCAACTCTTTCTCCAGTTTTCTTCCATATAAGAACTCGTAGCTGCCATCCAGTTAAATCAGACAAGCTAACTGCCTTAAGAGTTGTCTCACCCATTGACGTATTACAAGTAATAGTCTCAGGGAGCATAATCTTGTGAATCACCTTCTCACTAACTGCTATTCTGTCCTCAGCCTCAGTTGGGCTGTTTGGTATAACATGACCTTTTGGCATAGAGGAAACAGCATCCTTTATCAAGATGAGTGGAGAACACAATGATTCTATCTCTTCTTCTAACATGGACCTTCTTTCGAATATAGAAGTAGCCTCTTTCTCAATTTGTTCCATCTCATTCTTTAATGCAGCCATTCTATCTTCATAACGCCTAGCTTTATCTCTTACTTCAGCTTCCTCCCTGTAGAGGGTGTTGAGCTTTTCCTTTTTAGCATTAATTACTTCAAGTACTTCCTTTAAGTTCATAGTATAATTCTACCATCCAGCATATTACCATCCTCATCTACAATAGAATAATCACAAGCAGCTGGTGTATTACCAAAGTTCTTGTGAATCCATTCTGAACTACCGAATAAAGAGCCTACTGATTTATAAGTAAACCTCCTACCATAAGTAGTTGCGGACTGATGTAAATCGCCCTTTACAAAGACTACATTGCCTTTAATTCCTTTGTTATCAATATACTCATTGATAAAGTTCTCTGTCTTGACATCTAATGTCAGAGGGAGGTTCTTGAACATATCCTTGTTATCCTTACCATGACATAGAATATAGGTTGTAGTTCCTAATACGAACTCACCAATAAATTTGTCAAATATTGTAGCTTCAATATCCATACTTTGTAAGATATATTGAAGTGCAACATTGGCAGAATATCCAAAGTCTCCATCATGGTTTGATTCTCCAACACAGTAATAGGACAGACCACCACAAGGCAGCTCTTCTACTATAGAAGTCATAAACTTAGTCATTACTTCAATAAAGCACTTCAACTGCTCTTTATTGTTCATGTTCTGAGCTAGTTGATGACCACCTCTTGTAGTTTGACCATTATATCCGTCTAAAGAATCTCCTAGATTACATACAATTATGTTAGTGAAGTTGCCAAACATTAAAGATTCCCTCTTTAACTGGTCTACCAACTTACTAAGTCTAGCTTCAACCTCCTCTTGGTCATAATCGTTAGCATAGATGGAATAGCCTGACACAGATGCACCAATATGCATATCTGATAACCAAATAATCAAATCTCTATCTTCCCTGCCTTTAACAACAGGAGTAAATTTAGGTAGATTTGATACATCAATACCTTCCAACATTCCAGACATATCCTGGAGCTGCTCTTTAAGGTCTTGATTCTCTTTCATATACTTCCTAAGCTGAGACTCAGTGTGTTTAATCTTCTCAGCCTCATAGCTTCTTAAGAAGTCATTCTCTTTCTCTCTAAACTGCATTTCTAACAGCTTATCCTTTTCATTCTCTTCAATCACATGAGGAGCAAAGGGAGCTGATGCCTTAGTAATGCTAAATGCTCTAAGTATTCTCTTAAAGTCAGCGAGAGAATAATCTGGGAAGAATCTTGATACCTCCCTTTGTGTGATACCACTACCATAGTTAGAATACAATCTATAAACCATGTTCATTTCATCTCTGTTGAATGAACCTAGTATAGGTTGTTTGTCTCTTACATAGATAGTGAATAGATATTTAACTATTTTACCTTCGTCATCCCTTTCAATAGTAACCTTAGATGTATCGTCCGAATCTAATTCAGAGTCACTATAAACAACTTCATTCTCGAATAAATCTGGAGCAGGTTCTTTCTTAGAAGTTCTTAGTCTTGGTCTAGCATCAATCTGTTTGAACAAGTCCATAATGACATTATAATCTTCATCAGGGATTGTTCCAGCCTCTTTAGCTTGCTCTACAGCTTTCCTCTTCATACAGAAATAGCTTGTAGGAAGACCAATCTTCTCTGCATAAGCATTCATACTGATGTTATCTGAAAGTACCGTTTTAAGGTGATTAGTAAGTTTAATAATAGTTTGTTCCTTCATCGTTAGATGTTTAAAATTAGATAGCAGTTACGCCTTTAAAATACATCATCTTGGTAGTTGGCAATCTATTACAAAAAAATAAGGGACTACCTTATTTTCATAAGATAATCCCTTTGATATTTAAAGTTGTAGAAGTCTATTAGGCTTCAACTCCAAAGCAGATGTAAGTTCCTTGTTTAGCACTCTTAGAAGGAGTGTACTTAACTTCAAATGCACCAACTTCACCCTCAACTACATCCTTGATGTATTTGCAGAAGATGTCGCCTTTGTAATCTTTCTTAGTGTACAATTCCTTAGCTACTTCTTTAGCCTTGTTCTTTGTCTCGAAGTTAGTGAATAGAATTTCACCAGTTGCAGGGTTAATACCTTGATAACCAGTTTTATACTTTCTCTTACCCTTCTCGTTCTTAATATCCTTTACGGTATAAGGACGCTCACGTGTATCAGCAGAACCTGCTTCAAATGTGATTGAACAACCAATACCAGCAGCATACTTAGTGTGCTTTGCTAGGTACTCTGCACAGAACTCTTTCAACGCTTTCTCAGCGATTGGTTTACCAGCAGTTTTCCATGCCTGAGTTGCGTCACGGATTACTTGGAATGGTGCTTCTGCGATAGCTTCTTGTTTTGTGAAACCTTTTACTTCTACTTTCTTAAAATTCATTGCTTGCATAATTCAAAAATTGTTTAAACATTATTTCATACGTTCTAATCTTGTAACTTTCTATAGTACAAAGATACTACTTTAATTGGACATAGCCAAGTAGTCTTAGTATTAAATAATCTAAAATTTGAATTATTATCTCTATATTTCTCTCGGAAATCGTGATACAAAGATACTACATTTTATCTAACTCTCCAACCGATAACCTTTAAAAAGTGTTAATCAGCAGTTTTAGATAAAAATTGACCTAACTATTGTATTATCGGTCAATGCAGTTAGAGTGTCATAACTCTCTTCGTAAAACAAATCCTCTCCATTCCTGGACGCAACATCTACATTCTGTAAGATTTGTTGGAATCTCCATTGAGGAAACTTCTCCACTAACTCGGATAGAATCTCAACAATTCTTTGATTTGACTCATACCTTTGAGCAACCTTATCGCCCCAAGATATTCTTACTTCTTCGGACATTAGAAAGGTAAATAAGTATGTAGAATTTCCTTAATCTTCTTAACCATTTCCTTAGAGGTTTTCATATCGAATGTTAAGAACTCATTACAGTGTTTCATCATGTCTGTACAGACAACAGATAATCCCCTAATGAATTTTAAGTCATGCTGTGACTCTTCCCCATCAATAATCTTCATTATTACGAGATAGCAAGTTGCATCAGGATTTTTAATCCTTGCCTGCTTAGTAAGGAAACATATAAGGGATATAAGAGCAAATTTACTCCCAATATCACAATTTAAGTTACCTAAACTATAATATTCTCTATAATAATTCTCAAGGTCTTGGTAAGATGGTTCCCATGCTTCCATAAGAAAAGATTCAATCATATAGTTCGCAATATGCCACCCTTTGTAGCAAATCTTTAAATTCTAAGAAACCTTTACGAATCTCACCATTAGTTACTCTAAATACTCCAGCTCTATAGTCTGGAACAGTACATACTAATAGCATATTCGCCATCAGACTAGAAGGCTTTATATTGTATTGCTTCTCTACGTAAGAACGTAGCATCCAAGCATACATTGCCATCTGTCTATTATAATGGTATTTCTTGAACGAATCACCAAAGTCAATCAACCAATGCCCAGTAGTCTTAAGGTCATTAAGAACCACTTCATTAGTTTCTGTGTCAATGGTGAAATTATCTAGCTTACCTTTAAGTTTAAGGATTGTTTCCTTACCCTCATGTTCAGCCTTCACATCCATAAATAGAGCTGCTTCGTTCATGGAAATAGGTTCCTCGAACACTCCCTTTGGATGTAATAAATCTTGTACCTCTTTATTAGCCTCAACAGAAGCTAAACAAAGCTGTAACTTCTCTCTTGACTTGGGGTCTAGATAGATTGGCTCAGTACCTGAGTTATTATGCTCAGTCTCCCAGTCCCTTCTGTCCCACCAATAGTTAATGCATTTGTCCTTAACATTCTCAATCTTAATACTATCCATTTTTCCTTTATAGTAGTCAATCTTATCTGATGCAGCTATAATATCCTTATCGGATACAACACCCTTATTACTAAGGAATGTCTTGTATAACTCATCTGCCATAGCTCCCATCTTAGCAGTGGGTCTATCGACATTATTAACTACTGCAAATTCTTTAGGTTGTAGTACTAATTCATGGACTGCTGAACCAAACACAAGAGAGTCAGAATATTTAGGATGTTTGCTTAGTCCCTCTTTATAAATTTGAGGACTTCCGTCTTGGGCTGGATTTATTAATGCAAGTTTTGAGTTGCTTATATATCCTGCCCATTTATCACTAAAATATTCTTCGTCACTCATCTCAATGAGTTGTATAGTGTCAAGAAGTGGTATCAGTTTTACATTTCTATGCATATTTCTTCATAAACAGATATGAGTCAATTATCTCATCCTTATTTAGTGAGAATACTTTAAACATAGGAAAGTCTGCTGTCCTTTCTGTATGGAGCAACAGTGCTGGTAACCCAGACTTTAGACACTTTAACACATTAGATAGTGAATCATCAATAAAAATATCCACTCTACCTTTAATCATATCAGCTTTGTTGCCATGCTGATAAATCATTTGATAGACTGGTCTGTCGGGGAATCCATTACGTCTTAACCATTCCTTAGTCCATGCCTTATTGTTTACTCGCTTAGTGCAATACAATTCAGGTACGAAGTCTGGTCTGTTCTTAACCTCAAGATTCAGCCAAAAATCTCTGTCTTTACTTAAAATCTGCTGTACATTACGTGTTATAATGTGGTCTTCCAGCATTTTAGGGTTATTGTCTGTATCGAAGTACTTACAATATGCTCCCCAGAAGTCTGCTAGGCAATCATCAATATCAAGCCCTATTCTTAAACCCATGTTCATTGTTAATCTCTTAAAACGACTTAGAACTCTTCTATGTCGTAGATGTCTCCAATTACTATATCTGCTTGAGTGTTTAGAATAGTGATTAAATCCTCCCAATCGGATGGAATATCAATATCCTCATAATCTTCTGTAAAAGCATTAATAAACTTCTGCTGAGCGTCAGAGAAGTTCCTTGCACGTACCTTCTCAATCCAGCAATGACCATCCCCATAACATGGGAGTAGGTAAGTTGTCATCGAATGTTATGCTTAATTTTAAGTTTTCTTTTATCTTCATCTGTGAGTGTAGTCTTTCCTCTACCTACGTGCCACTTATGACATACGCTGCACTTATAAGCCTGTCTTTTATGTATAGTTTTATCCTGCACATTGATAACCATAGCAGCATGAATAGCTTCCTTCTCGGTTTCATATGCAGTCTTATTCCTATACACTGGTTCCTTAGTTTCTGGGTTAATATAGAATAAGGTTTGGTGCTCGCCCATATTAACACTAGCTACAATAGGAGGTAGTTCAACTAGCTTTAGTATATAACGCTTATCGTCGTCAGTGGCTACAAATAGTTTACCATCTTCCCTAGAGATAGATTGTATTCTATCTGTATTGAAAGGGAATAGACTCTTCACATATGCTAACAAACTCATATCAGTTGTTGTCATACGTGAATAACTTTTATAGGTGTCAGATTAAAAGAACTCGGAGTTATTTGTACCTTATCCTTAGTAAGAATAATATTCTTGCTTAACGATTCAGGTGGATAGAGATGTGTCTTTATCTTAGAAGTCTTCAGATACTCTACAAAGTGTGCCCCAAATGCAGCATTCTTTATATCATGTTTCTGAATTATCTCTTCCAAGTACTCAAACACACCAGGCTCAATACCCTTATTGCTTCTGCCAGAAGGCATTAAAGGTAACAATACATGATAATAAATACTATCACCATACCTAACTACAGTATCATAGAACTCGTCTACAGAAGCCTTATCAGATATAATATGATGAATATTTACATTCGTATTACCCCACGTTAATAGCTTATTAATAGCTCTATGTGCTTGGAGTCTTATGCCAGGATTACCTAGACTAACTGCAACTCCACCAACATATTCTTTAGTATAGGCAAGAATTTCTCCTCCCTTTACATTGTCTCTTGCTAAGATAAGACCATTAGTGGTGTAATTAGGAACTACTCCAGTATTATATACTGTTTCGAGGAACTCACAGAAGTCTGGATGCATAGTAGGCTCTCCAGTAGAACCTATAGCAATCTGGAATGGTTTACTTGTATATAGTATACCATCCTTTACTTCAGATTGATACACGTACATCCATTTCTTCCATGTCTCACAGATGTCAGGATAATTAATACCTCCATGACCTGCTGATACATAACAAAAGTCACACTCAGCATTACATACAGTATTAATACCAACATCATAAAATTCAGCCATATTAGGTGGTAATTCCTTAGCTACTCCAGTACCTACTCGAATAGTCTTTAGGTTAGCCCATATAGCCTTATAATTGTATGCAGGGAACTCTCTTATTTTAGTACCCCAGCTTGTCCAATCTTTCATTCATACTCTATTTTATAGTTATCTTTAAAGTACTTGTCAAGAATTGCTTCTAATCCTGCTTTATAAAATTCTGTTGGTGCATCACCATAAGGAAGCCATAGTGCAACACTATCATCCTCCTTATATAATGTAGGCTCCATATCAGAATAGCCATACCCTGCTGGGAATAGCGGCTTTAGTAGTTCATAGATAGCATCCAAGTCGGTTCCACTAATGGTACAGAATATCTCCGAAGAGCTATTAGTAATTACATCAGAGAATGACTGAATATTAATCCTTAACAATACGCCCGTCTGAGTCTTTAACTCTGTCATGGTCAGATGCTATACACTTAAAATTCTTAGTTAAGAACTTATCTACATCACTGTACCCATAGTCAACTCTAACAACTAGGCATCCTTTAGCAACACTTAAAGGTACTTCGAAAACCCAAGCTACGTAGTCCTCTTTAGACTCAAATGGAGTTCCATTCTCATCACATTCATCCCACATATAGGCTTCTCTACAATACTCTTTAAAATCACTTACTTCAATCCCACAGCACTCTCCAGAATAAAATTCTTCATCCTCATGTTTCTTGTGTACTGCCTCTAGTGCCTCTTCTAATGCTGTAGCAGTATAGGAAGTATCAACAATATAAGTTTCAGAAGAACTGTTAGTTATAATATCAGAGAATGATTGAATTGGTATTAAGTAGTGCTTAGTTGTAGCACGCTTCAACATTGAATAAGTCATTTATTTTGTTCAATATGGCAACATCGGCTGAACTTGCTTCACCTTTAGGAACTATAGATACTTCGGTCGATGGATACCTCCAATCACTATCAAAGTTCCTAACATACTCCTCAATAGTAGGTAATACATCACCTACAATACCCATATTAACTAGTTCTTCATACGCTTTGGAATTACTAATGAAATATCCATTATCATCCTTATGACACCTAACTTCCTCAACCATGCCTAGATATTCTTCATCAATATCAGACCTATCAAGGCAATCCTCAAAGTAGGAATCAAGCATATCCTCATAGTTAATACTAATGGTGAACAAATCATCACAGGACTTGTCTGAACCACTAATCTTTAAAATTACATTGATAATATCTCTTACTGCATCTACAGTGTATTGAGTAGCCTCTTGATAGACTTCCATACTACTGTTAGTTACTACGTCATTTAAAGATTGTAGTCTAAATTTCATCCTAAGTGTATATTCCAACCATTGAATAAATCTTTAATCTTATCCCAAGTATCATAAGGGATACTGTTATCGTCATTGCTTACAACCAATACCTTACCATCCAGCCTTCTCACATCCTCCCACTTACTAACATTCCATACAGTAGATTCGGGTCCATTGTAGTTCTTTAGAAATTCCTTAGCTACATCTTCAAGAGCATCTTTGAGCCAATAATTGTGTCTACGTAGAGTTTTCCAGTCAATGCTACTAACAGCATCATCTTCTTCCTCTGCAAGAACTCGGTTGATGTCATATGCAACCTTATCCCAGTTATTGTTTAGATACTCAATGAAAGCATCGTGAATAGGTTCTTTATAACTTGAACTGTAGCCATGTGCTACATACCCATTCCCATAGTCTGTAGTTTCAAATGGGTCGAATAAGAAGTCCATTCTTAAATTGAGAAGGTCTTCTTCATCTTCTGGGTCTTTGAACCATCCGTCAGCTATACTGAAGATAGTACCTGGATAACTCCAATCATCCTCAACTTCACCACTGCGGAGCTTCTTCCTCCACTCACGAAAGTCCTTTAACGAAAAAACCTCTGGATGCCTAAACCCAGAGGTAAATGTGTTGAGGATAGTATTGACTTCCTCACACGTCTTTCCAGTTTCCAAGATAAACACCTCAGATGAGCTATTAGTAATTAAATCACTAACAGACTGTACTGGTATTACTAATATGTTCATAGCTTTTAATTCTTTCTTATTAAATCATAGAAGAATTCTTTGGACATCATTACATACTGTCCATCAGAAGCCATATTGACCTCTTTATCAATTTGTTTATTCCATACTATCACTAACGGTCTATCCTTACGAGGACATGATTTAATGATTTCTGAAATCGAAGGAGTATTCTTGGTACATTTACACTGTACATAACAAGGCAAGTGGTCTATAGTCTCTGCTATATCAATCTTGTCATTATCTAAGTTCTTAGATTCTGACCTAGCTGATTTTAATCCAGCATACCCTAGTTCTGTAAGCTCCTTAATAATCTTCAACTCATAATTGTTTCCTTTACGTCTGGCATATGCACCATTACGTTTCTTCTTTGGTTTCTCTGCTACTTCTTCTGGCATATTCTATTAATTCTAAAGTTTTCTCTCGTCCATACATCTTATGAAAGTCTGATATATCTTTGGCTCCATAACTACGAGGAATCCACATACATTCTACATCAAATGACTTTCTAATCTTATTCATGTTATGAAGACCAGTTAAGTCATTGTCATAGAATACAATAATCCTCTTAAATCTACTCTTCAATTTAGAGAATTGACTTTCAGTTAGGAATAGATTCTCAGAATTTGGAGCAATAGCTGTAATTCCAAGAGAATATAATGTCATTACATCCTTTAGACTCTTAGTTATTACTAAGACATCATCTTCTTTAGGAAGTTGTTTAGCACCCTGTAAGAGGAAAGATTTCCAGTTAGATAGAAACCTCAATTCATGCTTCTTATTAAAAGGGAAGTAGATTCTCCACAATTCTGTTTCGTTCTCATTCTTACCCCTATAATATCCAAATATTGGACAACTCTTAGTAGATGTTGTAAAGAAATTGCCATTTAGAAATACGGTCTTACAAGAGAAGACCCTAAATTTCTTTAGAATCTTCTCTGTAATACCAAATTGCATCCACCATTCAAGTTCTTCTTTAGAGAACTCTTGAATTTCTACCTGTATATTAGCTTCCTTACACTCTTTGAGTTCATTCGTACTAATAGTAACAGGTTTAGGATTCTTTTTAAGTTTAGGATGTTTAATGTAACCAAAGTCATTGGCAATCATTCTTAGTGCTTTATAATAGGTTAGTCCATACTTGTACATAACCACACTAATAAAATTACCATAAAATGCACCACTAAAGTCCTTCAGAACAATATCTCCACTCTTGTTCCTATAAAAGGAGCAGGTGGGATTATTGTCTGCTCTCAAAGGAGATTTAAATAGACCTTTTTTAACAGGTATACCTAAATAATATTCGAGATATGTTTCTTGAGATGCTCTGTCTAATAAATATTGCTTAGTAATCGTAGGTTCAAATTCAAGTTTCATATTAATTCATATGGTTTGTATTAGAACCACAAAGTTACTAACTATTTATTATACTTCAAAATCCAAGTCTTCGTTACCTGCTGCTGTATCATCAGTAGCATCTACATCATCTTTAACGGCTGTAGGTTTAGCGTTCTTCTGTTCGTTCATCTTCTTGACTTCATAGTCAGAGAATGCTACAGTATCGCCCAACCAGTTGTTGTTGATGTAGGCATCACCTTCCTTGTTAATACCAACAAAGCTAGGTAGAGATGCATAACCTTTGCTGTTACCAATCAGCTTCAACTTGGTCTGTTTGTTTACAGACTTAGCCAGAGCCTTATTCATGATTTCAATCAACTTTTCAAAATCGTCAGGTAATGCAAGACCAGAAACAGCCTTAACAAACTTCTCCATCATTTCAGGAGCAAGATTTGTCATTACATGAGATACAGTGAACTGAAGTTGTTCCAAAGCAGAAGGTAACTCCCACTTCTTACCACCAGTTTCACCAGTTACACGCTCATTACCACCGTCACCAGGGCAGAAGATAAGAGGTTCAAAGATTCCTTCCTCACCAGAGAACTTAATCTTCATTGCTTTCCACTCGTTACCTTCTTTATTTGTGCCCTTAGCCAATTCGATGCCTTTGAACACTACATCATAGATACCCCATGCTTTCAGTCTTACTACTGCTGTACCTTTAACGTTATTTAGATTGAATGTCATTCCTGCCATAATATTAAAATTTAAATTTCAAATGATAAGTCGTCAATCTCGTATGCTTCATCATTATCTAGGCTTGTGTCCAATGGTAAATCCTCCACTGGGTTTTCATCTTCTTTAATTTTAATATTATTATCTTTTATTTCTTCTTCTGACCTGTCCTTGTTACCAATTAACACGAACAAACCATCATGTCCTTTCCACGGAGTTACAGTGAATGTATCTCCATATTTGGACAATAAGTCGTTTGCATTGCCTCTACAACTTACTGTAAGGCTCTTAGTTAATTTGTTACCAGACTTGGTCTTCCAGGCTGTATCAGTTCCTATAATAGGGAACATCAATCCACCTTTCTCGATAGGCTGATACTTAATATCTAACCTATTCTCCCATTCTACACCCATTAAGGATGCAGCTGCCCTATTAAGGACATATTTGTTAGACTCCAAGGTAATCTGAGGTTCAGCAGAATCCTCTGCTTCCTCAGCCTTAGTGCTTGTCTTCTGAGCTTTCTCTTTAACTTGCTCCTGCTTTAGAAGTACACACTCCTTAGTATCAGGATTATAGTCAAAGGTAATCATCATTTTTATAATCATTCCTCGTCGTTGTTATAAGCATCAATTACCTTAATAATCTCGTTCAAATCATTGTCAATTAACAAATCATCAAACATACCCATCGGAGTCTTTGCTACACACTCTCCGTCAGTATTAGTAAGGAACTTATACTCCATTCTGCCAGAATCACCTTCTTGTACCTTAGTAAAGAATACATAAGTGAACAGACCTTCCAGAGTTACTTTCTCTGCCAATAACTTACCAATAGTCTTGATTGAATATTTAGGATTCATGGCATCACCGACATTCTCACTATGAGTAAGGAATATCATTTTGCAATCATCCCTCATAGATTCTGAATACCTAAGTACTTCCATAGCGTGCTGAGCTAACTCAGTAAACTTAGTATAACCTACTTCAGTTGCTCTATCAACAAACTCATAACTCAACATATACTGCCAGTCATCAATGATAACTTGCTTAATGTGAGGCATCTTTAGATTAACAATCTTCAAGATGTTAATGATTTTGTCATATTTAGAACTGACATAGTAGTTACCAACCCATTCAGAGCCTTCTTTCTTTATCTCCTTATACTTCTTCTTATATCCTTTAAAAGGTAAGGGCTTACCAGTAGTAGAAATTAAGAAAGTTTCTTCTGGGTTTAAATTTCTTAAACAAGTACTCTTACCAGTACCACTTTCACCAACAATCGCAATAGTTTCTGCTGCCATTTACTATAGAACTAAAGTCATTTTTGAACTAGAATCTTGTTGTTCTTCTTGAGTAATCTCTTGGCATGAATCTTCTAATGAATCAGTAAGTAACCAATCTGGGGTTAGATACTTATCATAGTTTGTAATCTTGGTTGCAATCGGAAGCTCTTTAAATAATCCAGTCTTACCATAGAATCCGAGACCTACAGCAATGTCTGCTGCACCCCATCTATTCTTTAATACTACTGCACTTCTAAAGTTCTCTCCAATTTGTTTTATGTCATATCCTCTATACGAAGACATCTTCTCTCTAAACGGATAAAACAATGCTAATACTATATTGGCATCCTCTGCTGGGTTACCAGTTCCTTTTAAATCGTCCAACTGAAGTTCTTGGAAGTTTAACTTCCTTCTCTCTACATTGGAGGAACCTCTATTCACCTGCATTACCACTACAGGACTAATCTTACATTTATTTCTAAACGAAACCAATGAAGAAGACATAGCATCCATTTCATCTTTCTTAGAATTACCAATAGATGGTCTAGCTAAACCAATATGGTCTAAGATAACTAATATGATGTGATTGGGTCTAAACAGAGTATATGTATCACCCTGGAACTTACCAAATTGCTTTAGAGACTCCATAAGGAAGTCTACCATTCGCTGATTGTTCAAAGGCTTATCATATATTATCATGTGAGATTCAATCTTATCAAGCATCTCTAAGGATTGACATACTAATTCATAGTCCATATCGGACAGAGTGGTATCCTTACTTCTAGAAAGTAGCTCTTTAAAGGACAATTCAACACCAAATGTCTCATATATATAAATAGATAGAATCTTACCAAGCAATTGCTCAGCAGTCATTTCTAAACTGAAATATATAATATGAAAATCTGGATTGTCAATATTCTCCATTATAGGCTTATAGATAAATGAATGTAATGCAAAAGAAGTCTTACCTGAGCCAGTACCTCCAGCTATTAGATAATATGTCTCTTGTGCTACACCATCTACAAATCTCTCTAGTTTAGGAAGACCCATTGATAAAGCATGGTTTTCACCTTTTCTACCTCTATCAATTAACTCCTTTAAATTCTTAGTTATTCTACCCATTAAATACTCTTGATGGTATCAAACCTCATAGTCCCATCTCCATTCTTAAGCTCTGCAATGTTCTGCCAGATTTTACTTATCATAAAGTCTGCGATGTTCATATTAAGGAGGTTACAATTGTTATCCTTAGCCCATCTAATAAGTTCTAATACTTCATCATGCTTATCCTGCTTCCAGCCTATAGATTTACCATAAGCATAATAAAACTCTTCCTCTGTGCTGAATTTCTTAGCCCAGTTATTTAACGGAACTTCTACTCCGTTAATGAGTCCATTGTGAGGATAAGTCATTAAGAACTCTGCGCCTAAATCACCACTAAACTTCCTATAGTTATTAAGAAAGTTTTGGTTGAATATAACACATTCAGGGTCGAACTTCTGACCCTTATCAGGAACCTTATACTGTTTAGTAATGATTCCCTTAGCCTGGAGACTTAATAATAAATCTCTAAGATTGGTTCTAGTTACAGGCATAGTAAAATACTTAACTAGATATTCTTTATGCCCTTCTTCTATACTAGCTAGAAATAATAAATCAATTAGTAAGACCTCTTCTGCTGTTAGTCTATACTTCTCCATCATTACTAACTGATTGTCTACTGTTAAACTTAGTTTTTCCAATTAAATAAATTGTTAGCCAATAACTAAACAATCTACTAACTGTAAAGTGTTTATTCTGATTTCTCAGCGTTGTCAATTACATACGGGTTCAAGAACTCCTTCTCTAGCATATATCGCCTTTCCTCCATTTGTGGTATAGAAACTACCCTCTCAGTGAGTCCTTTAACTTTCGGAGACATATCGTTATACCTGTCCATGAATTTATTAAGAATAAGGAGTTCTAACATTCTCTCTGTTGTCATCTTATTAACGTGTTAAGAGTACAAAGATACTAAAAATCTCTTAAATTACCAAATGAATCTACACAAACTTTAAGCTACGTAATAGCTTATCACAGTCTATGCTCTTACCTTGAAAGTCTGCTGTTATACCTCTGATGTATCTGCCAGCTGCACACAGTTCCAATAGATGTAAGAATTGTATAGCATCGACTTTAACTTCAACAGCATCGTTAGACTGTTCATAATAGGTTACATTGAACATTAGAATCTAAACATCATTTTAGTTTGCTTTTTCTTCTTAGGATTAAATGGTCTTCCTTGAAGAACATCTATGAGATTTTCCTCACTAATAGGTATATATCTTCCAGTACTGGTAGATTTCCTAAACCATTCCTCCTCTACAGTTCCCTTAAGAACTAAGGTGAATACTTCAGCAACCTTGCCCTCCTTTTGACGGATAACTCGACCAACTCTCTGTTTCTTAGTAGTAGAACTACTATTGAAGCCTAATATAACTGACACACTGATGTCAGGACAGTTAAATCCTTCATTCAGTTTCATAACAGTGTTTAGTACACCACCATCCTGCTGTACAAATTCTTGTAAGTTCATTCTACCTTTCTTGGCAGAATCCTTACCAGAATATACAGCACCATACTTAATCTTCTCAGCCATAGCTACAGTAGCACTAAAAGTTATACACTTCTTGTCCTGCCTGTTCTCTAAGATTAAGTTAGTAAGTTCAATTTTCTTAGGATGATTATATATGTATTTCTTACGAGCCTGTAAGGTTCTACTAAATCCCATAGCGTGAACTAAAATCTGTTTATTAACAGTCTTAAAGTCTTCACTCTGGTCTTCTCTACACCTCTCCTTAGCTAATTCTGACCTCCTCTTCCAATCAGTTGCACACTTCATGGCTAGGTTAAAGTCATAATTAAAATAAGAGAAATGTTCATAGAACTCTTTATTGACCTCCTTATAGACATCAATATCTTCTGGCTCAATAAGTACCTCATATTCTCGATAATCGGCAAGCCACTTATTCTCTATGGCTTCTTCTACAGAAATGGTATCCACAATAGGACACTTCTTACTTATAATTTCATCTTTACCATCCAATCTCTCAAAGGTCGCAGTTAACCCTAAGATTACTGTATATTGGACGTTTTTAAATATGTTCAGCAGTGTAGGTGCTCCCACTTTATGAATTTCATCAATTACAAGTAAAGTACAACTATACTTATTAACTGATGTATCATTCATGGTCTTAACTGAGCACTGTTGGAATAGGTTCCAGTCAATTAGTTCCTGATTCCATTGTCTTTGAATAGGTTCACTTGGGACAACTATAATAACAGACTTAGTTGGATTCTTCTTAAGAAATCTACTTATAGCCATTAGTCCGCCTCTAGTTTTACCTACTCCAGTAGCCCAATTCAAGGTCCCACACAACTTGTTATCTACCCATCGTTGAACACCTTGTTCCTGGCGTTCCGTTCTACTTAGATTTCCAAACAAGTCTGCCATATACTATCAATTTTACCCTTGAATTTACTCTTTAATTCTATTGATAGTTATGTAAACAAAACTCCTATAATGAGTGAGTAAAACTCAGGAGTATATATGTAGAACCAATATAGATGGGTATAGATGTTAAAGAGTATATCCTTTAGCATCACAAACCATTTTAATTTGGTTCTTGCGAGTCTCCCACTGGTTGATATGGAACTTAACCTCATCCTCTAAAGAGAACAAGATTCTATTCCTTAATGTTTCCAGTTGAGCAGTAGTAAGTTCAGAGTACTTCTTACTCTTAAGGTTTACCATTGCACGTAATTGAGTGAATGATAATCCTTTCGGTGTCATATACAGGTTTGCAGTAGGATTAAGACCGAGACGTTCTCTAGCTACTTCAGCCTTCTCACGATACTCTCCAGTAGCAGTCTTTTCAGTCAAGTCCTTAGACTCCTGCGGTGCAAACCATAGACCTTGTTTTAAGATAAATGTTAATGTAATGTGCTGCTTGTTAAATTTACCCAACTTATCAAGACAGCCTTCGAGGACTAATTCAATAGGAAGTCTCGCGAACTCCACAGGACAGTCCCCAACCAAAGCCTCAGAGATGAATGTTTCCTTGGTATCAATACCTTTGTTGTTATCAAGGAACACTCTCAGCGAAGGCAGGAATGTAAATCTTGGAATACCTCTATCTTGCTCTAACCAACGAAGGAATAACTCAGTGTTACATCTTTCTCTCTGGTCTTTGATAATGTCCAACAGAACATATCGACCTGGATATTCTTTGCTGTCATTATACAGCATAGACTCGCAGTGGTTATAGAACGTTCTTAGTTCTTTGTCCGAACAATCAACAAGTCTCTTTTCCTCTTGTACGAGTTGTCCATTTACTTCGACCTTGCGACCTTTCCATACGAAAGTGTTAATGTCATTATTCTTCTTAGCAATAGCGGCAGCCAATTTTTCCTTCATCATATTGTTATTCTATATTATGTCTTTATCATATAAAATAATCTCTTTATTCGTTCATCTATCTATTTACAATATTAAATCTGATTCCGCTGGTTTCTCATAAACAAAGTCCATAAAATAAACTCCAGTAAAGCGGTAAGGTACTTTCTGACCTGTTGAAGAGTCATACCAAGTATCCTCACCAGCTATTACTTCATTGTACTTTAAAAACCCAACATCACCTATCTTGAGAACTGGAGATTCCCACCTAGGTAATCGAGTAATCATTTCATAAGTCCCATTAGCTAAATTTTGGAAGACATAGATTATATAACCACCCACATCTTCTCGTAAGGTTATCAACTTGGCATGGATTGTTTCCATTTACAGATACATTACTCCTACTCGTTCGTCGTAAGGAATGTTATCAGTAGCAGTCTCTACAGCCAGCCATTCACACTCCTCAATAGGATAACCATATTCCTTGGCATCCATTTCAGAGATTTCCTGAGCATAGAGTTCAGCTTCCAATAAGGATTCAAAGTTACCAGTCTCCTGGTAGTCTATCCTTCCCCTACGTCCAGAGTAGATGTTACATTCTATCATAATGATAAGAATTTATAATTAATCTTCCTTATCTTTGTATTTCCTACAACCGTATTTGGCATAATCACAAGTTTTGTCCTCTTGACCTCTGAAACAGGGGTATTTAGCACACTCCTTGCACGTACGCTCTGGATGTTGATATCTAACTCCATCCTTGTCTTTATCGAAGGAACTACTTAGTTGCTTTGCCATTGAATACCTGAGTCTAAGTATGAACTAGCAGACTCTTTAGCTATTTACCAGATAATACGATTATACTAACCTCTTAAATGGAATTATGATTTTGTCCTCCACCCATTGTGCAAAGTTCTTATTGTTGCATCCCAGAGCGAACATAACCACATATATAGCTATCTTTGGTACTCCGAATGCTGACAATAGAACACACACAACGACAGCAGCTATCAAAGCTATGAGGTTTTTACCTTTAAAAATGTCTGTGAAATTCATACTTGTCTTTTTAACAGTTTAACAATCTTGTTTGCTATCCAATCTAAGTTCACTATTACATTCAGTATCAGTAACACCAGCAGAAGGTCTGGGATAACAAATAAAAAATGTATAACAACTATGAACAATAAAACCATTGCTCCTACTGTATACTTCACTTCAGTAGTAGTGTTATTAGAAGGACTGCACTAACAGTAAATCCACCAATCGTTAAACCCCTATAGAGTTTCTTCTTGGATTCAAGTTTATTAATCTCTCTAAGCTGATTCTGCATTACCTGCTCAGAAGCCTGTGCATGAAGCATAAGTCTTTTAATCTGTGCATTCCTTACAGAGTCAGTCTTTTCATAAGAGTTAATCAAACTTTCATAAGATGTTAATTGCTTTTTGAGCTCTGGAATTTCCAGCTTTAACTTCTTATGTTCCAAGAATATTAGATTGGTTGCCTTTAACTGTTGAGGCGTAATTACTACTAATGAATCATTTACCAACTTCGGATAGATATTCTGTGAAGAACACCACATCGTCGGCAATAGACTGATTAGTAATATCAGTAAGCTCTTTTTCATACCAATGTTCAATTACATCAACCTTAACTTTAGAGGAATCTATTACATTGTGTAAAGAATCTCTCTCAAGTTCGAGCAAACTTATTTCACTATTTAAAGAGTCAATATGATTAACTAACTCTTCATAGTTAGGTATAGGTTCCTTAGTTGGAGTTAACCACGTCCAAGCTAATACTCCTATAAGGCATAGAATTACTAGCCACAGTAACCTTTTACTCACCAAGTACGTAGTTTACTGCTTCAGCCATCTTCTCCATTTCCTCATCAGATGCCTCTGTAAGGTATTTGAATGTAGTTTCGGCTTCTCCGTTGAGATTATCAATATAACTCTCAATTCTTGTGCTTCTGTGATACTTCTCAGCATCCCTGTCATATCCAGCCAAATAACGACCTGGATTTACCTTGAAATACTCAGCTTCTTGTTGAAGCAATGCCTTAACCATTGTTTCATTAATCAGCCCAGCATCCACAGCATATAGTGCGTGATTACGATATTTCGTAGCCTTACCCTCAGCAATAGTCTTACCAAGAGTTTCATTGAACTCATCATCAGGACGGCATACAGACACACCGATAGACAACACTTTCATGTCATTATCAATGGGTTCATCATCCTCTTCGATGTAAACTTCTGGTTCACCATGTAGGCTAACAGCAGCCATCACAAATTTACGTTCTTCACCAGTAAAGTCCTTAAAGCTGTCTACGATATATTCTACCTTTTTCATATTAATGTAAATTATAAGATATTTCTAAAGCTAATCTCTGTAGTTCAATAATCTTATGCTTTACGAGATGGCTGTAAGCTATCGGGATTACGATAGAAGGCTAATATAGTAGACTGCTTACGCAACCATGAACCTTCCTCTTTAGCCATGTCCAGAATAGTCCTACTAATGGACTCTTCTTCTACTTGTTCTTTAACAAGACGACCTTCGTCTTCATCCTCACCATTCAACCACTGGAAGGTAGCCCAATCGCCCTCTTTCTGAGCTTGGTCTACAATCTTATTAATACCCATAGTAGTTTCAATTTCTCTATCTACAGTGGCAGCAAAAGGCATAACTCTATTAACTATGTTTACCTTAATAGCTGGAACTGGTGGATATTGAAACAGGGCATCATTAGTAGTTAGATATTTATAAATCCACTCATGGTGAAGATACTCCTCAGCTGCTCTACCAAGCCAGTAGGTAGCTAATTTAGGTAGTCCTTCTACGTCAAAGTAATTAGCAAAGGTTCTATACAGACTATGGTTAGCTAATTCAGCAGACATCTGCTTTACTAACATTTCAACCATAACGCTTGATAATGTACACTTACGTCTACTTTCATCAATGTTCTTCTCTGTATATTGCATTGTAGGCATTGCATCTACTGTCTGAACACCTTGCTTAGTTTCCTTTTGTTCTGGATTTCCTTGTGCGTCTAGTACTCTCATCAGTAACTAATTTAAAGTTGTTTTGCATCAAGTAATCTAGAGGTGCTGATAGCCAAGTAATAAACTTAACTAATCTATAATCTTCCACCTTCTTACTAATAGTTTCCTTCTTAATAGTTAAAGGCGTATCAGCTGCATAGAACTGACTTCCTATACACTCAGCCCTATCCTTCCATATCTTATATAAAGATACTTCATATAGGAACTTAGGATACTCTGTCAGTTTATACTGCTTGTTTGAGTAGACGTTCTGGGTCGATTTCTTTACCATTCCAGAATGCTCTCACAATAGAGCTGCGTTCGCTCTTGTACTTATTCAACAGATAAGGTATATCTGTTTCTGGGCAGTCATGACGATAAGTTGTCTTATCCAATCCTTTGACATTGACAATAAGACGACCTACGAATCGTGATGTTCTTGTAGGAGGTGCCCAACGTGAATCAGGAGCTGGGAAACGACGTTGCTTCTTCCAAGCCTTACGTTCTTTCTCAGTCTTAGTCCACACAGATGGGTCACGAGGTGTTACAAATGGATTACGGATTCCTAACGCAACCATTTCTGCGTCATTGTTTACATCAACTCTCTTATCCTCTTCCTTCTTTTTCTCTTCTTTCTTCATTTTACTAAACGAATTAGAGTTACACATTATAATTTGATTACACTACCACAAATAGTACACTTGTAGATTTTGTTCTCTGCATCGTATAGAGTATGCGTTGTTGGTAAACCACACCTACCACAATCCAGTGTCTTTACTGACTGTACGCGTCTTGTGCCCTTCTTAGGAGCTTTCTTAATTGAAGCCATAATTATGATTTTAAAGATTTAGCTAGCTTAGAGTCAGCTACCATCTTCTCTACTAAAGAAGAATTTAGTAACTCTTCCAATCTCTTTACTTCTTCCTTATAATCTTGTACATACTCTTGAAGAGTACCAACATCTCGCTTACTAGATATTCTGTGATGAATTACCTTTCTAATACAAGTTTCTAAAGGCATACCAAACCCAGCATCCTTAAATTCTTGGCGCTCTGGTTTACCTTTAGGTCTAACAGTATACAGTAATTCTAAATCCCAGAAATGGTCGTTCGCTCCAGATGTCATTCTAAAATCAGCTTCCTCGATAACCATACCTATTCTACAGGTTAAATTGTTTCATTATCATGTCCATATGGGCATAATGTACATCTCTAAGAGTTCCCTTCTTGTATTCTAAATACTCCCTTGCACTCATAGGTTCTTGAGGTTTAGTTAACCGACAACACTCCCAATCAATAACTGCTTCTTCATAATTACATTCCCAAGCAGCTTTATGGTTTTGGATGTGATGTTTGTTAATAGCTCTATGTATCTTCTTGATTCTCTTAGTGCCTAACCAAGGGATAAGAATGTACATAAGAACTTTATCTAAATCATGAAACTTATACTTATAATAGCCAATATACTTCTTCTCAGTTCTGAGGAAGGCAGCATAATGTCTAAGAGTATACGGAATGTGTTTCCAAGAGTCTATAATATTCTGTATAATCATTGCAAGTTGTTCATTTCGACTACAATGTCATTGTTTACTTTCTTAATAGCCTGACTAAAATTATTCATTTTATCTTTCATCTTAGCTTTGAGTGCTAATATGGAAGCTTTCAGGTTATTAATCTCAGAATTTAGACTTGACTCCTTCTGTTGAAATTCCTTCTTCATTTCCACCCTAAATTTAAGATGGTCTGGAAGGATTGAATAAAGGGAAATAAAGCTCTCTAAAACCTTTAATAACTCTTTATACTTAACAACTTTAGTAGTCTTATCTATTACTAGTACGTATGAATCACAATCGTTACCTGGTAAAACATTGATATACTTATCAGAGATAGTATTCTGCCTACCAAGATGGTCACCCAGTCTAACTGTAATTGGAAATCCAGCTAACTGAAAGTATTCTGAATTTGTGTCTCCAACCTGTTCTACTTGAGTAAATTCCTTCTTAGTTAGCCATGCCTTAACTTTACTTAGTCCTTTCACTTATTGACTTTTCAGTTACATTACCACGTATCTACAAAAAAATAAGGGTCAACCCATCTACATATGTAGACAGCATTGACCCCTAGTACTATTGTATGGAGTCGTTGGGAGCCAGAGACTCCAAGTAGCGATTTACTGCTTTCATTGCATTGTCAGGTACTCTTTGCACTTCTTCACTATGATTTACATAATGTAAAGTTGCACCTACGCCAAAGATGGCATAGCATTGGTTTGTTGAGGGAGTAAGTACACATAACACTGCTGCTATTGCAGTAGGTATTACGAAGTGTTTTCTCCTTACACCAGATTTCTTTACACCTTTAGCCACACAAGTTCTCGTTCCGCACACATCGCACTGAGAACTACATACTGACATAAAGAATAAGATAACTGATATAATTAAACCAACAATTGAAAGAACCATTAACAATGTATGAACAGAGTCAGCAATACTACATAAGTATAATACCCAATATTCCATACTATTTGAAAATTTTGCTTAATTGATAAGCCAACTCTCTAACAACCGTAACTACAGAAGTACCAGCTAGAATCAAACCCCAAGTCTCCATAGAGAGAGGTTCGGTTCTAAACATAGCACCACCATATTGAACGATTAAGAATTGACCAACGAGAATGACTAAAGCTATGCCAGCAAATGCTGGATTCTTTAGTAAGCCATCAAAGATACTTCTCCTTTGTCCGAACACTCTAGCATTGAACAGATTCCACCATTGTAACAATACGAATATCGTAAAGAACTCTGTTAGAGATACTGCTTCAGTGTAGAGTAAAGTGACTAAGAATATGAAGAATATAATGCCAACTCCAAAGATTTCACACCACATTTTCTTAGTGATAATGAATGCCTTAGGACTTCTTGGTTTATCCTTCATAACTGCATCATTGGCTGGTTCAGTTGCCAAAGCTAATGCAGCGAATGTATCCATGATTAAATTAACCCATAACATCTGAGTAACAGTGAAGGGTAGGTCTACTCCGATAAACGGACCAATACAAGCTATAAGAATAGCTACTACGTTAATGGTCAATTGGAATAGAATGAAGTGCTGTATGTTCTTATACAGACTTCTTCCCCACTTCACTCCTAAGATGATGGATGGGAATGAATTGTCGAGTAGGATAATATCAGCAGCCTCTTTAGCTACATCAGTACCATTATTCATGGCTATACCTACTTCAGCATGGTTTAGGGCTGGAGCATCATTAGTTCCATCACCAGTCATAGCAACTACCTCTCCCATTTGTTGGAAACGAGTTACCAGAGTTTGTTTATCCTCTGGTTTGGTACGAGCAAATACATCTACTACTCGTAGAGGATTTACTTGTTCTCCAATCTCACTACCCAACATTGGTACAGGGTGTTCACTCAATCCTGCCTGTCTCGCTATTTCAGCGGCTGTAGCTGGATTGTCACCAGTAATGATTTTAACTTTGATACCAGCCTCTTTAGCAGCTTTAACTGCATCTGGCACGTCCTTACGGATTGGGTCTTCAATAGCCATGAATCCGTTATAGGTGAAGCCATTCAGTTTCTGAGCATCTTCTAAAGTCATAGATTCCTTGTAAGCAAAGCCTATAACTCGTCTACCTTTGTTCTGCTCTTCTACTTCTCCTTCAATATCAGTAGTATTACACATACCTCTGACTACTTCAGGAGCACCCTTTATTAAGGATATAAAGGCATCATCTTGTTTAACAACAGACATCATGAACTTAGTCTTACTTGAGAAATCCAGTCTGAACACTGGGGAGTTGTCTCTCCTTATATCATCAAGTAAATCACCTGCATCCATATGCTTAATTATAGCACCTTCTGTAGGATTACCAATAGTCTTATCTCCATCTACATATGCTGTAGAATTTGCTAAGGTATTGATAGTGATATATGCCCTATTAGGCATTACCTCATTTACAACCTTCATCTTATTCTCTGTTAGAGTGCCCGTTTTATCGGTTAGAATAAGAGTAGTTGCTCCTAGAGTCTCACAAGCGTGCATCTTACGAACTAAGTTATTAGCTTTAGACATTCTCTTCATGGAGTATGCTAATGCTAAAGTAACTGCCATAGGTAATCCTTCTGGTACTGCAACTACAATTAATGCAACTGCAATCATTAAGAAGGATAACAAATCGTTAGTAATCTGCATCCAATCTTGTCCTACATAAGCTTGTTCTATAAAGAAGTATCTCACCAATAAGGCAAGAATAAGGAAACCAGCAGCACCAAATGCAATCTTATTGATAAGGTCAGCAAGACCATTAAGCTGCTTGTTTAGTGGAGTCTCTGTATCAGTAATCTCAGCAGCTTTACGAGCTGTCTGTCCGAATGCAGTATTATCACCTACAGCATTGACTATACCTGTTACAGTACCTTCTTCAACGATAGTACCTTTCAGCAATAGCCATGAGGGATAAGTAGCATTTAATTCACCTTCCTCTTTAGGTTGTTTAGTAACAGCCTTAGATTCTCCAGTTAATACAGACTCATTGACCTTTAGATTGTGAGATTCATAAGCTGTTATATCAGCAGGAATTTCTTCACCAGCCGCTAGCAATACTACATCATCAACAACTAGGTCTTTACGAGCTACTTGAGTTACTATACTGTTTCGCCTTACTTTGACAAGTGTATCATCAGAACTCGTAGTCAGCACATCAAATTTCTTAGATGCACTATACTCATTTATAAAACCGATAGTTACTGCTAATAGTATAGCAGCTATGATTCCTACGGGTTCAAGATATTCTGATTTAATAACCCCCAGTATCAGTGCAATGACTGCAGCAACACTTAATATTTGAATTAAGGGGTCTTTAAACTTCTCAAAGAAAAGTACATACCAAGGGTCTCTCTTAGGTGGGGTTAGTGTATTAGAGCCATGACACTCTCTACTATGATTAACCTCAGCATCTGTCAAGCCCTTTAACAATTCTATATTCATCTTTAAGTTATTTAATTATTAAAAGGTGGACAGTTATGCCCACCCGTGAGAAGTGTTTTAGTCTTCGTTATCGAAGTAGTCGGAGAAAGCATCCACAAGGATACTCGGAACCTCGTGTCCCTCTTCTGAACCCCACTCGTTGATAGATTCCAACAGTTCAGATTCAGCGTCGTCGATGTCCTCATCCTCGTTGATTTTGTCAACCAGGAACTGAGCCTCTTCTTCGTCAATCTTACCGTCTGCTAACAACCAAGCCATCACTGCTTCAGCAAAGAATGCATCAAATTCAGATGAAGTGTTACCTTCTTGAGAGTCTTTCTTCTCCCACAGCATTTCCACTTCTTCCTTTGTTACCACTCCGTCCGCCATAACTTCTTTACGAAGTTCTTCTACGTTTACACTTTCTTTACACATAATTGTAAGTGTTTAATAATTAAATAAAATTGGGTAATACCCTTTCGATTTCTCCTATAGACTGCCAAGAGCCTGTGTTACCAAGAGCCTTGAACTTCCACTCTCCATCCTTACGATAAGCATATCCTAAGATGATAGCTTCACGACCAACGAATGTTGTATCAGAGTCTTTACTATCATTGTCTAGGTTGTACTTAGCCAATACATTAGGATTAGAGTTCGGACGGGTTACAGGACGCCCGTCAGATGTTGTATAGATTCGCAATCCCATATAAGGAATCTTATCGAATCTTTGGTGACGATATGAATTGAGGATGAAGGCAACATACTCAACTTCAGGTCTGATTCTATCCAGTTCTACTGAGATAGTTTCATTATCCATTCCGTCGTCTCCGTTAGTATCACCTACTAAGTCATCACCAGAGTGATGGATAGCTCTGTCACTTGAGTCTTTATGACCAAAGTAAACAGTTTCAAGCTTACGCTTATTAGCATCCATAAGAACCACAGAAGCATCGAGGTCTACAGCCTCAGTACCTCCACCGAAACCCATGAAGCCACCAGATTTGATAGCTCCCCAGTTCGCACCAAAGAATACCTTAGATAACTTATTACCGTTATCGTCCTTTGACAGATTGACTCTGCCACCCTTAGATAGATTTATCATAGCTTATAAATCCTTTGGACCAGCGTCAATACCGTAGCCTGACAGAATGTCACACAACAGTACGGACTGATAGTTACCCTTACCTTCGTTCACAGCCTGGAATCTCCAGCTACCGTCCTTACGATACAGCTTACAGAATACTAATGCTCTATCCATAGAAGCATCTTCCTCCAAGTCATACTTAGCAAGGATGTGGTTGCCTTCAGCACCTTCATACAGGTTCACTTTAGCGTTATGAACCATACCGAAGTTCTGTTGACGATTCTTGGCATCGTGGATGTTTACTAAGACAACGATTTCCTGTACCTCAGCAGGAACTTTAGTAGTGTCGATAGTGATAGTTTCATCATCACCGTCACCAGCACCAGTTCTGTTATCACCAGAATGTTTCACAGACTTAGAAGGGTCTTCCAAGTTACCGTAGAACACCATGTGATTGTCGCTCAGGCACTTACCGTCAGCTTTCAACATCAATGCCATAGCATCCAAGTCAAATTCTTTACCAGGTTGTGCTGCATCCCAGCCCAAACCAATTCTGAACACACTAGCTGTGGACTCCTTAGAAAGGTCAATACGTCCACCTTTTTGCAAGTTAATTGCCATAATGTAATTAAGTTATTAAAGTTAATTGAAGAATTAGTTCTCCAAACTCGGACGACTATACGCCCTTTCGTTTCCAGCTAAGGTAGAGTTGAGGAGTTTCAATTCTCTCATCTACTGAGCTGTCCAAGACAAAACAATTAAACCCTAAATTAGTATAATACTCAGCTAAGTACTCTCCTAATTCGGGAATGTTCTCGTCCAGGTCGAATACCAAACTATATTCGTTTCTAGCAGACTTAGCTTGCATTAAGCTAGCTATTTCTTCTATACACTTCCTATGTAAGGTATCTCTATCAAGTTTTAATCCATATTTAGTGATTGTATAAGCATCTAAGGCACTTAGTGGCTTAGGCTTGGGAAACCACTTATCCCTAAGCTTTACTAACTTATTCATATAACTTTAGTTAATTTACTCCATGTATGTCCAGTAAATGGAATATTCCATTCTCCAAACTCCATGTGGGAACAGTCTCTAATTCCTGTACTAATAAGTACATATGGTTTCTTGTATAGTCCACGCATGAAAGGGTCAGCTGTATATATAGTATCATCACTATACAACTTCTCACCCGTTTTGTAATCATAGTGACCTATCCAAAACGCCCTAGGAATCTCTGATACCCATCTCTGAGTATCTTTACAAAACCACGTCTTCATAATGCAATTTCATAATGTAGTCTTACCCAGAATCGAACTGGGAACTCAAGCTCCGTAGGCTAGCGTTTTATCCATTAAACTATAAGACTAAAGAATAGAGGGTGTGCTGTTACACCAAATGCTCTAAGGGCGATTATTGACATTGAACGTATGTACACAGTGACTTAATATATGCACTAGCCGACTTTCGTTTTCCTACTAACAGCTAAGGGTATCGCGTACCCTCCCAATCTTAATTCCAGGCTCCTCTCGTACTGTTGGAACTTATCAATAATTGGCTCCGACACTTAATATCACATTGAGCAACGTATAGGAACCCTCGTCATTTCAGACTTGGAATACTACTCTCCGAGATTAATGCTTATACCTCCCTGCGGTTCTACGGAAGGACCAGTAAGTTCTATACCTCCACGCTTGTCCACATCACGACAGCTAATCGTGACCTAAGGATATACCATAACTTCCGCTCGCAACTCTTTAAATGATGGCTACTCTTAAGCCCACATCCCCTCTATTATGTTAATATTCAAATTCTCTAACACTCTCTTTATAAATGTCTTTTAAGACACTAAAGGCACTGAGCCTAGACTTTGTGTCATTGTTGTCCCACCAGAAGTCTAAACCTGCATGTTGCACTTCTTTAGTAGCTTTAAGGAACTCTGGATTAAATTCAGGTATATTAGTGACTAAGTCTTTATAAGACGGATGTCCCTTTCTATTCTTATCTTTAAAATCCATTCCCTTAGTTGCTGCCACTTTAAGACACCAACACATACCAGGATAACTTAAGTGGCTTGTCTCACTTATATAAGTATCCTCAGCAATCTTTATAACATCATATACTTTCATAATCTTTAATACGTTAAATTAGTATCCCCAGAAGGAATCGAACCTTCATTTAAAGTTTAGGAAACTCTCGTTCTGTCCATTGAACTATGGGGACATAAAAAATGCCACCTACTCTCACGAGCAAGCAGCATACATGGATTACTTCTTCTTTTTATTACTTCAACTTTACTTTTGTGACCCCACAGGGACTCGAACCCTGGTCTACGGATTAAGAGTCCGCAGCTCTACCAACTAAGCTATAGGGTCAAATGGAGAGTCACCACTGTCCTCTCCGTGATAGGTTTATCTACATAATGTAGAAAGGTTTTAATACCTACGGCATGTAGGTATGCGCAAGTCCTACTTAACCTTAAAACTCGAAGTGGTTATTTACCTCTATTAACAGATTTGCATTTAACAGAACCAGGACGTGTAGTTGCCTTCTTGAATGATTCAGGTTGAGCATCCCACCATCTTTTAGCTGCTTCTAAGTTAGCTACCATTTTCTTGTATTTCATATAGAAGAATTTACAAATTCATTAATTAGTAATCTCTATAGTCTTACTAGCTTCTTGCGCCAGCTTATCACAAATCTTATTATATTGGTCGTCTGCGTGTCCTTTCGTCCACTCAAACTCAACCTTAGTATGGAATGCGATTGCTGCATCAAATCTCTTCCACAAATCCAGATTCGCCTTTCTCTTCCAATTCTTAGTATATGTGCAGACCACATACTGAGAATCAGAAATTATGGTAACTTCTGAAGGTGTGCTAATAGATTCAAGGGCAACTATTGCTGCCATCTGTTCCATTCTTTGGTTTGTACTGTTCTTGTACATTTTAGAATATCTGGCTACTTCTTTATCATCCTTAAGAATAACAAAGCCTATACCTCCCTGATTACGAGCACTTGAATATGCTCCATCAGTATATACTCTATATGCACTCATGCCTCAGCCTGTGTAGTAAATAGATAGTCTGTATAAATACCTAATACAAAGGCAACCCCATAAATATCATCCTCCTTCTCTAAGGATACTTTCCCTAGTACATCGTTAATCATATCCAGGATTACGAACCCTTCTCTACTTTGCAAGTAGGGTTCCATCAATCTAGCGAGTTCCTTTAAGTACTTCTTAGCGTTAGTATTCGCTGTAGCCATACTCTTTAGGAATTGAATACCCTCTTCACATTCATTCATCTTAGGAACGTATTCACTAAATTCTTCTCTTAGGAAACCTAAATAGAAGGCATTAGATATATCTCCATTAACCCATTCTGAGAAAGATTTACATCCTTCAATGGTTGTGAAGTCTATTGGGTGGTCAATTATATTCTCAACTTTCATGATTATTCAAATAATGCTTCTAACTTGGCAGCCAAGTTATTAGCTTTAATAGATACTCCATCAAGAGCTGAACATTCAACTTCCAGCTTCTTAATTTCATCTTGCTTCTCAGCTTTAGTTGCTACTGCCTTCTCAGCTGTTGCTTTAAGCTTCGTAATAGTACTCTTAAATGTAGACATTGCATTGTCTACTTCCTTACTAAATCCTGCTGCATTGTTACCAAAGATATTCATATCAGTTATATTTAAGGATTAAGAGTAAATTCAAGGGTGTAGCCCGAGTGGGATTCGAACCCACACGCCCATTTCTGGACACCAGAGCTTAAATCTGGGGCGTCTACCAATTTCGCCATCGAGCCATGAAGCAGTGATTGACTATACAGGATAGTCTAAAGAGGTATTCTGCGCCCACCCCATTCCTTGTACTTCGGAACACGTCTTATTGCATACGCTCAACTCTACTTTAGTTGTCATCGCCTAGCCTAATATTTCAATTCCTTTGACTAAGATTGGGAATATATTATTTACAACAAAATCTCTTTAACTCTTCTGGAGTATGATTATCTCTCCATCGTGGATTTCTATAATCAAACTTCCAATCACAGACATCCCAATCATTTATTAATTCATTGGGTTGTGAGATTTCATATTCTAAAATATCATTAAGACTTGCTATCTGTTTGACTTGTATTCTCTGTACTCTGCGGACAATTCTATTGTACCAAACGTGGTCACTCTTGTCCTTCCATACTGGTTTCTTTCTGCTCCTGCTCATAGATTCTTAATGCTTTTTCATAATCGTACCTTTTGACCATAGGGTATAGCTGACCATATCCTACTTCAAAGTAAGCCATGTTAGGTGTCTTCCTAAGTTTCTCTAAGGCTTCGTCAAGTTCTTTTTGGCATTTCTCTGTCTTACCATACCACCAGTTCTCAGGGTTTTCACATTGAGATAGATGTTCTCTGCACCTCTGAACTAACTCTCTCATGTTAGTCAATTCTTTAGTGTTCGGCATTAGTATTAGCTTACTGTGATACATTCTTTTATACATGGCGTATCTAAGACCATACCACTCAGTTCTTTTACTAAACGGAATGATTGGAACAACCCATCCATTCTCTACACCTTGTGCCCACTTAAATGCAGAGTCTCCAGGTCTAAACATATCACTAAACCTATCACAATACCCTTTTCTATCCCATCTCTGTGGGTAGCTACAGTAGTAATAACCTTCTTTATAGTCTTTAGGTTTAGGGATGTTATGTGAATCAGCCCAATACTTAGCATACATGTTAGTACCTGGAACATGATATACAGGTAAGAATAACATCTTACCGTCCATATCACACCAGTAATTACCTAAGAATTTAGGAGCATCATATTGAGGTTTCTCATAACTTACACTGCCATACTCTGGAAGACAATATCTGTTATTAGTTTCCCTACCAGGAGTTCTTGGAAGAGATACTCTACCAAAGTCTGGAATCTTAACCTTCTTATTGTATGCTACTTGTTGCTTATTAATATGACTAGTTTGCTTTCTCACCGTCTCTGGGTGAACTACTTGAACCAATCCATCATCATCAACATAATAATCACCTCTCCATCTTCTGTATCTAAACTGTTCGAAGTGCCATTCAAGGTCACTAAGTCCTACCTCTTTATGGCTATCTCTTAGGTCTTTAATAAGAATGTAGAATGCTTTAACCAAATCATTATAGGGTTTTCCTATGAACTTATTAATAAAACCAGTTATTCTATTAGTTCTTAGATAACCACGATTTGGGCCCCATTCACAATAAAGACGCCCCACAGATGGTTTAGAATATCTTAGCCTCATCCCTAAATGAGTACCTGGATAGTGATTCATAGCATGTCTAGGAAAACCACTTCCACTACTACATTTATGATGACTTCCATGATTATTCTTCCTTTTCTTAAATAATAAGCCTTTGTCACTCATACATATAAAATTAAGATGTAGTGGCGACAGTTGGGTTCGAACCAACCACCTTGGGGTTATGACTCCCACGCTCTAACCAAAATGAGCTATGTCGCCTTAAAGAACGTAGCGTTAACTACGTTCTATACAATCCGCCTGATAGGACCAGTAAGCTATCAATTTTTAACCGCAACTGTGATTATAGCTCACCACGTCTGGAGAGCGTCAACAGCCTCTTAGATTATTTTCTCACCTCATACTAGTATTGAGTGGTGGATTCTATTTTCTTATTACACTTACAGTCTGGATTGTGTACTATGCCATCGTTACCATCCCATCCACCGTTATTGTTATGGAACCATATATAACTATGTCCCTTATAGGTGAACTCAGCAGCAGTAACGTTCTTAGCAAAGTTGTCAATAACGAAACTTTCCTTACTAGTAGCTACTGTCATTTTAGGCTCTACTCTAGTACATGAAGTGAGCACTAATACAAATAACATTAATACGTATTTCATCTGTATTTACCATTTATAAGTTCTTTTAGTCTTAAATCTCCAAAATCCCTATTTAAAGCATTAACATTACAGAATGGTTCTTCACCTGATTCTCCGTATGTATATTCCTTAAATACCATGTCAGCAATGATATAATCATCGTCGCCACCATTAGCTGGGTTTGGAATAAATTTGAAGTCAGCTACTTTGTGAATGTCTTCCTTTTCAAAGTGTCTGAACTTGTGTTTGCGTTTAATCTCATGGTCTTGAAAGTTCATACCAGCAGCAAACGCACTTGCTACAATTCTAGTAGCATCTTCTAATGTGACTATGCTACCATTAGCACTTGGCTTAGCACACTCACATAATTCTTGAATAAATTCTTTAATCTCTTTCATACTTCCTGTTGTTTAAAAGTTTGTAGGGTAGGAGAGACTCGAACTCTCACGCCCGAAGGCACTGGTTCCTAAGACCAGCGCGTCTACCATTCCGCCACTACCCCATTGCTATTCTTTCTTCTTTATCTTTACTTTAGTTGGTCTTAACATTCCTAAATTCTCTCCAGATGGAGACAAGAAATCTATCTTATTATAGTGTCTCTTGTGCATCTTGTCCATTACTACCCATTTACCTCTAAGCTTAGGGTTATTAGATACTACTACAATAGTATCTCCATAATCATAATGCTTTAATAAGTTATGTGATAGCGCCACCCATCTTAACTTACCAGCATTTAGTTTCTTAACACTAATTCTATTTCCACTAGCTGTAATCCATGATAAACCATGTTTTGGTCCTGCATGATAATACGTTGCAGTAACATTATGTTGACCATATAAAGCTAAAGGAATAAACATTAGTATTAGTAATAAATGTTTCATAAGTGATAGTTTTTGATATGTGGACCTAGAGGGCTTTGAACCCCCGACCTCCTGATTATGAGTCAGTTGCTCTGACCTGGCTGAGCTATAGGTCCGAATAAATACGCAATTACTTAGTCTTTACCCAGTTTGTTCTTACCGTCTCAGACTCCAAACCCCCAGTATGTTGCAGAACTCTACACACCTGCCCTCCTCATTGCGTATTTATATTTTTTATTTACTTGTCTTTTCCAAAGACTTAGTAATATCCAGTAACATCTTCAAGCCTACAGCATCCATAGCTGAATTACTTGAACTGCCTCCTCCGAACATCACAGATGGAACCCAAGACACTTTAGATTCTGCTAGAGCTTGTGCAACTCCTACAGCTGTCTTATAATCCCACTCAGCTCTTTCAGCTGGAGTTAAACCTGCTGATACTAATGCTCTATTAGCTGCTGCCTTAGCTTCACCTTCAGCTTGAACCTTCAAAGCAACTTGCTTTGCTTTCTTAGCTTCTAGTTCAGCTACTTCAAACTCTTGCTGAGCCTTAGTAACTGCTACAGCCTTCTCTTTCTCTTGTTCCCATTTAGCTCTCTCAGCTGCTGCTCTACCCTCTTCAGTAATCTGAACAGTTCTTTGAATTGCTTCCAAAGACTTAGTCTTAGAAGTAATAACAGCTAAGTTAGCTTGCTTTTGGGCATCAATTTGAGATTGAGTGGCTCCATCGTATTTAATATCCAGAATAGATACCAATCCGCAGCTTATACCATATTGACTGAACGGTGATGTTTCTTGACGTTTATAACCACTTGGAGAGTTAGCATCAGCAACAATCTGTGCCTTAGCTCTTAATTCTTTCTCACCAGTAATTTCATTAGTAACAGAGTCACGAACTACAACAGTTTTGTATACTCCGTTATTAAGCTGGTCAGTGATATAAGCAATAAGGTCGGTTCTTGTTTCAGATACAGATTCCAATGATGACATCAGAGGACCACAAGATGTTACAACCTTGTATAGAGTAGGTTTAATTAAGTTTGCTATCAATGCCTTTTCTGAACCGAAGTCCTGTTGAATCTTCTTCATATTGGCATCGTCATTTGGCATAACAACTCGGAAAGAACCGATAATAAATCCTTTACCCTTATCGTTAAAGGTAAGTGAAGCTGCTGGATTCTCACCAGATGCAATATAATTACCTTCACTGACTTCTTTCCAGTCAACGAACTCTATCTGAGAAGTTTTGAAGTACTCGTGTTTGTTACCGAAGCCCTGCCATTGAAGACCACCATCTGTCCATACAACGTATTTACCAGACATAGGCATCTGACAAACATAGTTCTTAGACTTGTCAGCATCTTCAAAGAGTGAACCTGCCATGCAGACTAACAGTACTACGATTACTCCTGCCAAAATAGCAAAGATTGAACTTTTACTTACTTTAGGTTGATTCATTTTTTACTTATTTACATTAAACATTATCATTAATCCTGATGCACCCAATAATAAAATGGGATACATAGTTTGGCGAATGTTACTTTCCTGCTCGTAAGGTATATAATACCAGAGAGGTGTGCAACCACCATAGCATAGTATACTAATATTAGTATAATAAGCACTACTAGAATTACTCTTGCATAAATCATGTTACGTTATTTAATTTTTTGTACACTTGCTCAACCCATCTTTCATAATAGCCTACGCCATCCCATACATAGGGAACACCAAGCTCAGAAGAGTCAATATATGGATTACTCCATGCCTTCTGAATCTCTTCCCTACTGATAGGTAGATGCATAAGTACTTTATGAGCTACACGTTTAGCTTCAATCCTCCAGATTCTTCTCGTTTCCTTATCATAACTCCAGCCGAATTTCTTACAGCCATGATTCTTAGATGTTAAGGAAGTACCTCCGAATTTCTTCTTATCCTTCATTGCCTTCATAAGATTATCTCTTAGTTGGGCTACCAGGATTCGAACCTGGACTACAACAGTCAAAGTGTTGTGTGCTAACCGTTACACTATAGCCCAATAAAACAAACGACCTTCCCATTCAACTCTTTAACCTCCGCAATGGGCAGCAGAGGGGTTTTACTATTTGAAAGTTAAATATGATTACTTGCTGTACGTCGTTTTATAATATACTATGTCAAACAGTGAGTTTGTCATAATAAGATGTTCGTATGCTGTTGAATTGTTCCTCCCAATCACCAGATAGAAGTTCATCATTAAACTGAGATGTAATTTCATCTCTATGAGTAATAACTAATACTCTTCTGTGAGTGTAATGGTGTGGGATGAAAGTAGAATCAACTAATAAAGAGTGTTGGAATAAATCCACATCAAACTCTACAGCTCTAAGAGTTTTTTGAAACTCGTTGAACCTATTATTAGGGTCATTTACTTCTCTAACAGGTTTAGCAGAAGGAATTGGACCATTACCATGTCTGGTGATATATGGTCTGATAACATACACATGGTCTGTTATCTCTTCCGTCATTCTATCTAAGTGGTTCTTAGATTCTTTTCTAATCCTATTAATAATCTCCACAGCATTTTGACAAGTGGTGTTACTTGGAGTACAATAAGGCATTATACCAAACCTCTGGTCTAATAATATACCTTGTGAGCCTTCAAATACCTTGTACTTATAACGAGTTAAGATACTCTCGTCATGTACAATTACGGATTTGAAATACTCATGTACTTTAACACACCATTCATCAACATTGTACATTGGAAGGTTGGAACTAAAATCATAATAGTTCTTGATAAGTGATGCTATCTTGGTTCTTAAAACCATGATATTAGCACAATCTCGAACTGTAATATGATAACCAGCAGCTACTCTATCAAGAGCAGATTTGAAACCAGTTCCTACAGTACCATGTCTAAGGTTGTTCTCGTTATTCCATTGACTAATAACGTCAAAGGGAGTAACAACCTCGCAGAGTGGATGATAAATAATCTCAGGGTTTGCTCCCATTTTATTTAAATCAATCAACTCCTTCATAGTAGTAATAGGGTCTACTGTACAGTAACTAGACCAGTACGTTGGTATTCCTAGTAAAGTACCACTACCATAATTACTAAATGTGTGTTCAAGCTTTCCATGCCTCACAGTATGTCCTACTTGGTGTCCACCACTAAAGCGAATAACTATTGTTTCTTCTCTTGGATGTGCCTTACATAAATTATGGACAGTTTGTCCTTTACCCTCGTCACCAAAGAACGAGCCTAATACGATTTCATTCATTCATCTACTATTAATAGGTATAAGTTCCGTTTTCTTTACCTGCACTGGTACTATTAGGAGTGTCAGCAGGAGTTGCTGCTTGTGCCTCATAAGGTATTCCAGTAAGGTCTTCGTGTTGCTTAATGGCTTCTGCAATAACATTGTGAACATCATGTGAATCACAAGTTAATACATTCTGTCCAAGTAAATCTTTCCAACCTGGAGCGATTCTTGTACCGTAGCTACCATTAGTAACGTGAATATGATAGACATTATATTGCTCTTGAGCCTTCTTAACAGCCTCATCCGCACTAATAGGATTAGCAGGATGTTGATAGCCTAAGAAATCTTCTAAAGCATGTCCACTGATGTTACGCAAGTTGGGTTCATCACCAATAGTGAATAAATAACCTTTCTTGTGCCTCTTAAACCATGAATCTGTTTCAGTGTGATACCCAGCAATTATATGTGCTAGTAAGTAGCTTTCGCCAGCATTACCACCGCCTCCACCTTCGAGTACAAACTCTTCTAGTGAATTTACAATCTTCTCAGTATCAGACTCAAACTGTCCAACTTGAATTGGATAGCGGTCATATTCATGGTCACCCACTGCCATAAATAACAGCTGCGGGTCTTTGACTCCCAGTTGCATTAGAGCATCCATGAGTTTAGGGAAGTTATCCTTAATCATTTCATGAGGTGTTCTACGCATTGAACCAGTAACATCAAGAGCAATGATAATTGGAGTTGTCTCTGGGTGTTCGTTGCTATCTCTACTTTCTCTAACACCAGTATCAACCATTTCTGGTTTAATCTGAGTGTTATAAGTTCTTGCGTCTACATTAGACGTTCTAATGTCTGATTTAGCTGATAAAGAACGATTCTTAAAGACAGCATCTGCTGACTTAGTAGTGTATCCTCTATCATTTGACAAGCAAGAATAAGCTGCAAAAGAATAACTTCCACTTCCCATAAATTAGCTCAATTTAGCATCCTCTTCTAGCACTGCTGCTACATTAATTTGTTCCTCAGTTTCGTCAGCTGGAAACTCTTCTCCGTCAACTTTAAGAGCCAAAGCATATTCAATGTTAGCAACTCTTAGGTCACGTTCCAATTGATGTCTTTTAGCTACCCAAGCCTTCGGGTCAAAGCCATTACCAACCTCTAACGAAGTAGTGGACTTTACAGATAGGTCTCTGTGTTTGTTCAACTCATTCTTGATACGAAGAACTTTCATCTTACATTCCTGAATGAAACGTTCCTCTTCAATTTTAGTCATTTCATACAAGTTCTGTGCCCTTGCATCCAATACACTCTGACCACTTCTTCTCAATCCGTCTTTAAAGCTACTCATAAATCATTTTACATAAAAACATTTGCAAATGCTAATCTTTGTAATACTTAACTGAGAATCTTGTTATTAGAAAGAATAAGTCCCACTGTTATTACTAACAATAGGACCAATTTTGAGCCTCCTGCCAGACTCGAACTGACAACCTTCTCATTACAAGTGAGTTGCTCTACCATTAAAGCTAAGGAGGCGAATTAGCGTACATACTTAGATGTACGCCCAGAAGACTATGCCTGTTTCTAAATACATTCTAACCATTAAACTACTATACCCATCAGGACTTTGGCGGTATAGGCAGGGAATCGAACCCTGCATCTTTCACTTACCAATTGATTCTTAGTAGTTTGATTTGCTGTAAGTCTTCTTTCAATAAAGTATTTTTACTATGTTTAGCCGAGAACGTGGGACTCGAACCCCTCTACCTCCGTGACAGGGAGGCGTGCTGACCATTACACTACGCCCTCGATTAGTTATCTATTCTCACGAACTGATAACTCTGTTATAAGATGATTTTCATAATGGTACCCCATTATCGTACTCCCAACGGGACTCGAACCCGTATTTTCGGCTTGAGAGACCGATTACCTAACCATTAGTAGATAGGAGTATTTTAACTGTTCTAACCCCTGCTAAGCGTTTAACTAGTATTATAAGAACAGTTAAAGGTGGATGCTAACCGTTTCTATTCCACCATTGCGTACTACGCTGTTAGCTAGCGTCCAGAGTCTCTCTTCCTCACATCCCTCTGGAGTTTACTGGATTAATATTGCTACTGTTAAGTAGGAGGATTCAGTAAAAGGTACTGGGTAGGGGAATCGAACCCCTATCTTCACATCGAAAGTGTGAGGAACTAGCCGTTATTCGAACCCAGCGTTAAATAAGTTTAAATTCCAGATATTTGTCGCCACTCTTATCTGTTTCTGCTACTTTGTATCCAGAGCCTTGATACAAAGCTTTAGCAGTCTCTATCCAGTTACTACCCATAATTACCTCAATGGGATAATTAGTAACTAAACCAACAAACGCCAAAATGTCATTTACACGAATGGTACTACAGTTACCATTCCAATTCTTCTTTATAAGCTGATTAATTACAGCTACTACCACATTAGGGACTGTAGACTTCTGCTCTAATGTTTTAGGGTTTAACGGATGAACTTCATTCATAACATTGAATCTTTTAAAGTTATAATAAAAGTTCCAAACATTCGCGGAGAGCAGTGGAATCGAACCACATACACTTTCGTGTACGAAACTACTTAGCAGGTAGTCCCTATCACCATCAAGGTTTACTCTCCATACAGAGTTTCTTTAACCTGTAACTCTGTAAAACAGCTGAGAACTATTTGTTTATGAGGCTGTTGCTCTACCGCTGAGCTACATTAGCCTAAGCTAACGTGAGGATTCGAACCTCAGACCAACTGCTTGGAACAATGCTAATGCTGTTAGTTCTCGTCTACTAATCGACGTGGGGCGAGGAGGAATCGAACCTCCAACGCCAGGCTCTTCAGACCTGCGCTCTACCATTGAGCTACCGCCCCAGAGGAAGGATTTATTTACGTGCAATCCTTCTAAACCACGTTAAGGCAATAGTAAACAAACAGGAAGATTTTATTTTTAAAACCTACTGCCATAAGGGTGTTTAGTGGTAGTCGAAACCACATCTACTGAACCACAATCAGTTATTCTAACCGCTGAACTATAAACACCATGTTAGACCTACACTCGTACCCACTTCCATTTATGATTAGTGATGCATCACCAATAAGGTACGACCTCATCCACATAAGGCACTACCCCTACCACAACCTCGGTCTATAAGTTAACCTTGCCAAGTTAGTACCCCGACTAGGAATCGAACCTAGATATGTAGCTTAGAAGGCTACTGTTCTATCCGTTGAACTATCGAGGCATCATCAGAAGTCATTTGTTTGCATATACTGTGCTATCCGTTACACTACAACCTCCATGAAGTACTAATAATTTGGGAGGTTGCTGGGAGTCGAACCCAGTCCAGTCGAACCATAATCGAATTGCTAATTTGTTGCTGTAAGACTTCTTATAAATTAAATAACTTAAAACATTGCTATTTCAAGTCTAGTTTCCTTTTTAAACTTTCGTCTATTATATCGTTCTCCTTTACATAACCAACAACTACATGGAGTACTTGTCGATTTATAAGGTAAAGTCCAATGTTGATTATAGTTATCACACCACAATCCGTAATTACTAGCAGGAAACTTCTTTAACCTAGTAATATATTTCTGGACTAACTTCTGCTTGCGCCAATACTTGTTGCGTGTCCACTTCGTTTGATTCTTTCTTTCCATCGTCTCTTTCAATTAAGGGTTTTAGGAAAGTCCAATCAAATACAATGTCTGCTAATAATACGTCAATCATGCCTTTATTTCTTTAAATTCATCCCAATGTTGTAATACAATCAAGCAAAGATTATATCTTGCTGAAAGTTCTCTTATAAATGCCTTCTTCATTTTACGAGGCATCTTCTTCATGTGACCATTCACTATAAGTGATTCAAGATGTTGAAATCTCTTTAATAATGTCTGGTTATTATCATCAGTAAAGCCATCTTGAACAGCTTTAACTACAGCGTGTTCCTTATAGAAGTACGCTAATGCTCTATCCCATAATAAGGACATCTTGTGTTTACTAATCTTGTTAATTGTTCTAAATCTTCCTGTCATAATACTTTGTTATTGATAGTTGAGGAAGTGGTGGGACTCCAACCCACACATCGCTGTTACACGATTACTGGCGGTTTTCAAGACCGCTGCCTTAGCAATTAGGCTTACGCTTCCATAATTTGTTGATTTACATATTCACTTCAGCAGCATAGGAACTTACTCCTTTAGAATAGGGAGAGTTCCAGTAGGGTAAATGTAAGAATTAGCAGTTCTGTCCAAATACCACTTAACAGCCTTCTTAATTAGTCTAATTGCTTTCATAATAAGATAGTGTTACTGAATAAATATGTCAATCTTGTTAGTTAAAATAAACCTATCCATAGTCCAATAAGGAGTGGATAGGTTTAACAGAGGACATGGGGTTTACATTTTATGTCTTCCACTCTCCCAATTCAGAATGACTAGACACTATACTTACCTAGCATAGTCAGGGCTAATTCTCATAGCTTAGTACATTTACTTCAAGCGTCCTACTCTAGTCTTACCTGCACCCTTACGGGATTACTTCGGAGACAATCGTTGAATCATTTAATAGTTGTATGTACATTTTGCTGTATGTCCTCTTACAGTAAATTTTGAAAAGGAGGTGTTATGAAAACACCTTGTCACCCCGCTGGGATTTGGACCCAGGACCCCGATATTAAAAGTATCGTGCTCTAACCAGGCTGAGCTACGGGGTGAGAAAACCCACATTATTGAATTAACAATAGATGTGGGTGCAGAAACCATTTTTAATACGTTGCTCTATCCAATTGAGCTAAAGTGGACGTATCCACCTATGGGACTCGAACCCATAACCTACGGCTTACAAAGCATAGAGGTATTGCTGTAAGGTTTCTTATGTAATAGAGTAGGGTAACGGAATCGAACCGTTCTAACTGGTTTTGCAGACCAGCCCCTAACCGCTCGGGCAACCCTACATAAACACTACTTTACGTGCATTTATGTTTCTCTATCTGGGTCTAATTTAAATTAAAGTTGTTTAATTATGAACTCTAAGGTTCGTGGAGCAGGTGGGACTCGAACCCAATCCTCCAGATTGCAAATCTAGCGCATTAGCCAATTATGCTACCTCCCCATAAGCAGAATACTTCTTTTCATCCTCTCGGACTACACCAACATTTCAACCTTCCCTTTATGTCTGCATTTTTGTTTAGGCTGGTGCAAACCAGTACACTAAGGCACCTTAGTAATACAACCGACCAGCTTTTCGTGGGAAGGGTAGGAATCGAACCTACGTTTAAGACAAATTTACTGTTTGTTTGAATTGCTTAAGTTTTGCTGTAAGTATTCTTATATAACTTAACCATAAATATGTTGGGAGGACGAGATTCGAACTCGCAACCTCTACATCCCAAATGTAGTAGACTAGCCCATTGTCCTACCTCCCAATTTAACAGAAGACTATTATTGATATTTGCGGTCCAAAAATACTGCTATAATCATAATTGTTTGCTGTAAGTCTTCTTATTGATAACTAATCGCTGCACGCCGTGAGGGATTCGAACCCCCATATCACGCTTTTGGAGAGCGTTGCTTCCCAGTCATGCCACCGACGCATATAGTAGACTTGTTTCACAACAAATCTACGTAGAAGTTCTCTTTTGTGTACATATTAGTACGTGAAACCTCGCTAGGTTGAGGGGAGTGTCGGGTTCGAACCGACAACCTACGGGTTAACAGCCCGTCGCTCTAACCAATTATAGCTAACTCCCCAATTACTACAGATAACACTACCCTTGCTGTAGTACCAACGCCACCCTACGATGTGGATTCCATATTTGCTGTCAGGGATAGGAATGTCTACGTCACGCTAGCCTCACGTGCATTACGTAGTCCCTGTAGGGTTCGAACCTACGACCCTCTGGATGTAAGCCAGATACTCTCACCAACTGAGCTAAGGGACTATTTACAGAAGTCGCTGTAATCATTAATTTGAATAGCAATCAAATGTTGGATTGGTAATTTGCTGTTAGACTTCTTATTCTATCATCAAGATGTTGGGTGACTGGGACTTGAACCCAGAACCTCCTCCTTATCAGAGAGGTGCGCTAACCAATTGCGCCATCACCCAATTTAAACAGAAAGCAGTTTTAGCGGTGTCAAATTAAAAGTTTGATGCTTGAATAGTTGCTGTATGCTTTCTTATAGTGAGTTATGAGTTTCACCCCTCATACTCTTCGTAACTACAACAGTCCTAAGTGTATTCCACTTAGCATTGCCTGGTGTAATAGGCGCGGGGGTTGGACTCGAACCAACGACCTCTAGGTTATGAGCCTAGTGAGCTACCAACTGCTACCACCCCACACGTTAATTATCTGTTACCAGTAAAACCTTGCATTAAGACATCACCAGTAACATCACCTAATACATTTAGAAGATATTCAGATGCATTATTCTCAATAGATGGTTCTGTATCTTTATGAATACGTTTTGCTAATACAAGCAATTCATCTAATTTTTGAATAATTAAGTCTAATTTCTCTTCCATAATACATTAAGTTAGTTGCGGATACAAGATTCGAACTTGTGACACCTTATGAGTGTTCCAGCTTATGAGACTGGCGAGATAGACCACTTCTCTAATCCGCGATGTTAATAAAGGAATTTAGTTGGACACAAGGAAGACTTCAATCCTCACTTCATTGGTTTCCATCTGTTATGCTTCTAAATTCCTGTCATTAGGCTATGCTAGCTTTACCTAACCTCCACTAAAAATCTTTACGAGAGCCTTATTAGCGAATGCTCTCCATGCTTTCAAGTTAGCATGATACTAAGGTCTTCCTAACGTTGTGCCCTTAACAATACGCCTCCGTTTCACCCGTTGGAGGATTGGGGAGATGCGGTGCATACGAGAATCGAACTCGTACCCCAAGATAGACAGTCTAGTATCCTAACCATTAGACCAATGCACCATTAAAGAGAATTTCCATTATACATTCACATCGTTCTATGCACAATATAACATACATTCTCTTATTCACCTATTTCTAGGCTCTGCCACCTTGTTTTGAAGATAAAAGGTAGGTCATAAAATTCTACTGGACAATTTACACTCACCAGCCTTAGAACTTGTCACGCAGTCAAACGTACTTACTCTAACCTCGAAGTAATAGAGGTGAACGAGAGCAGATAATGAGAATCGAACTCACATCCTCGGCATGGCAAGCCGATGCACTAACCATTGTGCTATATCTGCATAGTTTTGAGCAGGATAAGAGAATCGAACTCTCATATTCAGATTGGAAGTCTGACATACTAACCATTGTACTAATCCTGCAAGATAAGATGTGCCCATCTTCACAGACGAGCACACTTTTCACCAAAGCACTTGACTTTAGCAGATATTGTTGTGGGAGTAGTAGGATTCGAACCTACTCAGCCCGAAGGCAACGGATTTACAGTCCGTCCCAGCTCTCCAACTCTGGCGCACTCCCCTCAACAATGGGATAAATAAAACACAAACACAATCACGTTCTCTCAACGTTTCTGAGTACAAAGATAGTGTAATCTTTAGACTCTACAAAGTGAATAATGTTAAATTTTGTAACAATCGAATTTATTACTATATCCCATTATAGAAACCATTTCTTAATGCTCTACTAATAGTTATCTATCTTCACAGACCAATAACTGCTGACAAATGTAATTTTTACAAAGAATTGTAAGGAGAGAGGGATTCGAACCCTCAATGTATACACCTAGAATATTATACCACAGTCCCTAATGACTGCCGCTTTACCGTTTGCGTATCCCCTTATATTACTACCTATCTTCACAGACAAGTAGTTTGTGATTATGATATATCATCTATCCAACCTATCAAAAAGCAGAGGGTGGGAGAGTCGAACTCCCACTCCCAAGAATTAAACGTTCTTGTGCTTTAACCATTAAGCTAACCCCCTAAGGACTAACTCGAAAATCCTCGATGATAGTCCCTAGTTGTGAGATAACGTTCAGTAGTTTCATGCTAATGCTGTTTATTAGTCTGACGTGTTAATCCACTTCACCAACGCGCCATGTTAGTAGAAAGGTGAGAATCATACACATAAGAGTCATACTGATTGCTGCTTACTTGCAATACTGCTTATCTAGTATGTTGATTCTTATGCTTCTATCTCACCTTTTAAAACAAGGGATTATGTTTAGAGGCGCGTACAGGATTCGAACCTGCGAATGGTCAGATTTATAATCAATTGATTATTTAAGCTACTGGTTTCTCACTGTAAGGCTAAAGCTAAAGCTCTTGACTCAATGCTTATGCTAAATATCTAGGATTTAGTAACGCTGAGGCTTAAGCTAAAGCTTTAGTCAATATTTTATTTCTTACTTACCATGATGCAAGAAGTTAATGAGTTTCTCTACACTGAGATTTGGACTCTGTGCTTCGTTGTCATTAACAACCTTCAATGCCTCAATAACTGCTGCGAGAATCTTACTTCTTCTTTGCAGTAATTCAGCACGCTGTCTTTGTGTCCATGCACCAGTAAACTTCTGCAATGTATAATCACCAGTCTCTACTGTTTTCTTCTTAACAGTAACCTTAGCGTTATAGTTAGCAGGTAACTTAGCTGGGTCAAGATTCGGGTCTTTAAGGATAACTTCCTCAGATTCAGTAGTACGAGTTATACCTTTCAACATTTCTGTTTCATATACATCACGTCCCTGATATTCTGCATCAGTTCCTTCAAGCCAAACTTCAGAATCTGAACGCACTGGTATATTGGCGTACATATCTTCCAGCTGTTTACTAGTTAGGATAGTTTTAAGTCTCATGAGGTCAAGAGCAGTCAACTTACCAAATGAAACACCATCTACTATCAATTCAACTCTCGGTGCACCAGCAGAGTTAGTTGCCTCAACAGAGAATAGGTCTTTCAAATAAGGAATTGCATTCTGCTCAAACCATGTGAGCTTCTCCTCTACAGTTGTAGCTACTTTAGTAGTGCCCATATAACGAGCATCTTCTGCGTAACCATCTCTCGGTTTGAAAGTCTTCTTGATGCCCTCAAACATACCTTGCTTATTCTTAAAGAACACAGCATAATCACCAATCATTCTATTGAATGTTGATGTACCATGTTCTACTTTAGCAAGTAAAGTGTTAAGCTTAATCATACTTATTTCTTATTCTTTTTAAAGTTTGTATTCTTCTTAGGCTTGTTAACCACCTTTCGTTCAGACACAACAAGGCGATTTAACAACTCTTGGTCCATAGCTGCATTGAACAATTCTGTTGCATTCTTAGGTGTAGCCTTAAACGGTTTAGTTCCTAAGATAAATGCTACAGCAGCAGGGTCATAGCCACTGATATAGAAATTGTTCGGAGCGTCTGCAAAGTCTTCAAACTTAGGACGAAGACCTCCACCATAATAACCGTTAGGCAAGTCCCAAAGAATTAGTTTGAAGTTGTCTACATACTCCTTACTGAAACCACCTCTAAGCAGTCTTTGTCTGAATGCAGTAAAGTTAGTAACAGATGCACCTGAACCACCCCAACTACGAGCTGAGTCAAATTCACCATCACTAACCAACAGTGCTCCTGTTGGGAACTCATTCTCAGAAATCTTCATTGTGCTTCTCAGCTTAACGAACATGTCTGCTACAGACATTAAGTCAGTATTACCAAAGTTGCTGTCTACATCGTTAGCCCATTTCTCAATAGGAGTCTTACCTTTCCATGTACAGAGCTTGCAAGTACTACTAAATGTAGCATAAGCATCTTTAAATGGACCATCCAATAGAGCAGAGAAGTACAATGCCATTGCCTTACCAACAGCATAAGAAGACATATTAGTTCCAACTGCCTGAGAGGTCATAGAACCAGATATATCTCTAACTACTAGCAGCTTACTATTCTGGTTAAGATTCTGTCTTCCAGTCTCAACCAATCCGTTAAACTGTGCATTAATAGTCTGTTCTCTGTACTCTTCGAGTCTGTTAGTACGATAGCTGTTACCAAGTGGTTGGAACAACTCAAACACAAATCCAGTGTATTTAGCCACTTTGCGACCACTTATCCACTTGGAGTACTTCTCTACCAATCCTTGATTTTTCAAGAACTTAGAGCCTACCAATAGGCTCAGAGCGCGTCCATGAATGGTATTGAAGTCCAGTTCAAGCAACTTCTTCTGACTTATTAATTGCTGCCAAGTATGAGCAGTTCCACTCTGTTTGAGCTTCCTATATCTACGTTGTGCAGCACGGCTATCCGCAGTCTCTTTATCAGTCTTCTTGTCCTTCTTCTTACCATAGATGCAAGAAGCAAGATATTGACCGATGATGGTACGAGCTTGTGAATCAACAGTTTTACATTCTTTCATTGAACGAATAGTCGGAAGGTATTTCTTTACCAATTCACTCGTATGACCATTAGCTAATCCAGCTAAGATAACCTTACGCATGAAATTCCAATCCAACTTCCTTCCTTCCCAGCCATGATATTGTAAATCAAGGCTCATCATTTCAAATACATCCTTCCAGCTACCAGCAGCGATGAAATAAGGCATGTTAGCCATGAATGTAGGTTTGTGATGCATAGCTAACCATAGCATACGCATAATACCTTCATTCTTCAATCCCTGTCCTCTCTGAACATCCAGAGTGATAGTTTCATTAGGAAGAACAATCTGAGTCTCACGAGTAATCAACCGAATATATACAGCGAGTTGCAGACACTTCTTCGGATTAATACTCCACAATTTATACATATCTTTAGATACCTCAGCATAATCACGAGGTGCCTTAAAGTTTGCAATCATTGAGAAGTTGTCTACGAATGCATCGTTACTGGTGCTATACTTCTTAGCACCGTTTCCACTCACAGTCTCAGCTGATAGCTTCAATCCCTCCTTCACAAAATTGTTCTCTTGTGTTGGAGTTTCAGTCTTAAAAAGACTTTTCTTTTTCTTACTAAATTCCATTGTTTATCTCTTAATTTATAAATTAATTGAGATAATTATATAGCGTGTTTTACCTACATAATCTATCCGTTAACGTTCTCATAAAACAATCACTCAGCTACTGGCAATGAAAGATGTTTGTAGCTGAGTGAAAGGTCAATAATGAAATGGAACTGACGACCTACTCTTGTATTGCTTGACCATTAATCAAAATATTGTTACACATTTAGATGAATTTTACAAGAGACATAAGGATTTTCTCCTTACGTATTACATTGAGGAGTTGCACCTCATCCTCCTGCTTTGAAGGCAGGTGAACACTTCTTATTCGTATGAACTAGGTTTCAACTTTTATTTATACACGTTTAAGTCAACCACATAGTGCGCACTATGTAGCCTAACTCATCAGGTCAGTTTCGTGTTTTAGACTACTAAACTAGATAGTCTGCTTGAATCAGAATCTGTCTATCACCCTCTTCTAAGGACAAATATCCAGACTCTAATCCTTCTGGTTGAGAATTGAATGTAGTCAGCTTAGCTACCATGTCTCCACTATCCTCAATAAGGAAGTATCCCTTAGCTCTCCAAGGCGCATGGTGTGTTCTACATTGATTCATAGGGATAGTTCTATAATACAGATAATTATCGTTATATCCTTCTGGACTACCTTTTACAGGCGGAACGAATACTATTTGTATATAATCTCTACCCCATTCGTGATTAGCTCCTGTCATTTCTAACTGGAACCTAGCCAACGAACCACCAAAGTACAATGCTAATCGCTTCAACATTGTTTCATCATCCCAACCATCGTACAATCCTCGATAGCATCTTAAGTAATGTTCACGCTGTGCATCACTAATAATACCTCTCCAGCCATTAGCTTTCAAGTTCTTATAGCTTTGCAATGCCAAACACTTAGATGGGTCAGTTTTAATCAAGTCCTTAGACTCAATAAGATAAGCAAGAATACTAGCCGTGTTAGCATTTGCTCTCTGATAAAACTCACCTGCATTTACCATCTTAGATTCACGTTTCGGATTCATTTCTCCCATCATGTGAATTAGAGATTCTAAATCATCACAATAGGACCAACTATTCTCCTTACTAAACGTAGGTTCAAGTTTAAACAAATCCACACCACTCCAATCCTCAATTCTGATATTTATATCCAACCCAGGACTGTAGTAATTCTTTATTCTACGGTTTAGGTCTGCTAATGTAGATAAGGCAACTACTTCAGCTATATCCAGTCTTGCACTGAAATCAGCCTTAATAGAACCCCAAGGAACTAGTACAGGAATAGGTTTTCCTATACCAACACAAGCCTTAATGATTTGACGAATACGATACTGTCCTTCTATAGAAGGCTTAGCACCATATCTAATGTTCTTAGTAGAGATAAGCAAATTAGTTATAATATCTAATGTTGCTCCATCAATCTCAGGTACAAACTTCTCATTCAAACCATATAGGTATTGCATCATATTAGATGCGAAAGGATTATCTCCTTGGCATTTCATTCTCATTTTACAGTTACCTCCTCATAGATTAAGATAGGTTTAGAAACTCGATAACCATTCTCAGTAAGCAGTTTGATAGCCTTATTAATAGCTTTATCAACTGGTACAAGTTCTTTACGTTCGTGAACTGGTACTTCTTCAAGCACCTCTTCAATCTCCGTAGTTTCTTTAGGTTGTTTTACTGGTTCAACCCATGTACCTTGTTGTATAGCTTTCTTCTTTTGACTATACTTTCTTGCTTGAGCAGCTACTTTCTTACGAGTAATAGTCATAAGCTCTACTACCTTATTCATGTGAATAGGCTCTGTGCTAGACCAACTAAATCCATCTTGATATGTTAGTCCTGCCTGTACGAGAACACCTTGTTGAACCAATGTTGTAGCAAACTCGCTATACATAGGTACACCCAGGTCTTTAAATGCACTTCTAATATCCTTAACTCCGAATACTCCAGAGTTCTCAGATTTCACTAGATTTACAGCAGCTGACAACTCTTCAGCTGTCATCTTACCATAATTTCGTTTCTTTTTCTGTTCCATTTCAAATTGTCGATTAGTTAAACATAATGTTTTGTGGACTTGGGCAGAATCGAACTGCCGTCCAAACAACCCTTATTACAAGGATAACGTGTGTCTCATTTTTATTACATCAGCTAGTGAGTTCTAGCATGTAGATAGTTTTGCAGGACACCGAGGTATATTATGAACTTATCGCCCTGCTGGATAACCTCTAAATACAAACTATCAAACTATGGGCTGACCGAAGTCGGCTCTCCACCACTCCATTTACGTTGGAGAACGAGTAGTACTTTTAGGCATAGCCCTTGCGTCTCTACCATACACATTGTGGAGAATCTCAGCTCTACTAACCTTTGGCGTTCAAGTTAAGTGGGCTGCTCTATATGCTTCTTCCCACACCTCTTCTGTTTCTAGGTCTTCTCCGTTAACCCGACTACATTAATACGTTAATATTAATAAGCCACAGCTTAAGCTGCCATTCTTACTTCAGTGTTGCCACTTAAAATTGTGTATCATTTTTATAAGAGTTGGTACGAACTCTACACGTCCTTATAACTTGTAATCGCCTGTCAAAACCATGCAAGCCCATAAACACTAGGCGCGACCGCCCAGTGTACTATTTAACTCTTCCAGTATCATGTCTATTTCGTCTATCCGTCCTTTGCATCTAGCAATTACTTCCTTCTTACTTATAACACTCTCTGGAATAGGTACAGTCATGTCAGGGACCTTAGCTCTTCCCGCTAAGTACATTCCATACGCCATATTACCCACAAGCACCTTCAGTGTATCTCTTTCAGATGCTAAACTAATGATTTCAGAAATTCTTTCTTCGCTCATGTTAAAAAGGTAAATCAGTTATGTGTTTATACCTACAGAACTCATAGACACGCACATTACTAATCTGTGCATCTTCTACAGCCTTGAGAGTCCTCTCATAATCCCAACAAGTAGTTATTATTCTCTCAGGCTCACAGAAGAACCATTCCTTAATAATATCTTTATCGGGTATTGGCTCATCAATAGTCCATTCCCATTCTTTCTGCAATCGTAAATCATAGTGGTGCAATATCTTGTATTCACCTCTACCAAACAATTCATCAAGTAGGTAATGCATCAATAAACCACTTATAGCATCACATCCACAGAAGATAATCTTCTCCTTAGAGTGTAACTTTCTTAGTGCATAATCCTTTGGCATGTTATTTATACTTTTTAGCAAGTTCCCAAGCAGCTGGAGATGTTAGTTTATTAATAGCAGATTTATATCCAGCCAATACAGACTCTCTTTGTTCTTCTGGAACTAAGAATGAGCAAGTTAATAATGGTTCAGTACCATTACCAAACTTCTTACATATTGGTGGTCTTCTATCATAAATATTACATCTACAATTCTCAGTTAAGAATGGACATTTATTCTTGTCAGGGTTGTGGTCTGTGATTGGATAACACATTACCTCACCTTTCATATTCTCATCATCAATAACGAGAATCTCCTTGACTGGATTAACAATCCTATTCTTTAATGCAAATATGTATTTCTTAGGCAATGGAGCATTGTAACAACAACTCGCATGGCATTTAGATATATCACACTTTATCATAGGAAGTAATAATCTCCACGTTCAAACGCCCAAACAACATGCTGTAGTTCCCAGTTCTCATGCCATCTTGTGCCACTCTTATCACATACAACTTTCAGAGTATCACCTTCTATTGATTGTGGTTCAACTCTTCCAGTAAAAGCACCATTTCTACCAGAGAAAGGTTTGCCTTCTTCTAATTGCTTCAGTATATCCATTTCATTATTAGCTTTAAAAGTTGGCGGAGCTAGCTCACTTCACAGTGGACTAACCCCTTGATATTTGTCTTCAAAAACCTTCTTAGTTATCGCCTTTCTTACGCAGCTTTGACATTACAATAGCTGCACCGAGAAGAGACTTGAGTTCCTTAGGCATACCTTCAATGATGTCCTTAATAGGATTCTCATCAATGTCATGGTCACTGCCCTTACGATTCTCTAACGCATCTACTGTGTTGCGAACAGACTCTGCATCTTCTATAGAGATAGAGAATGTTTCGCCACCAAATACGGATGCTTCCATTCTCTTGGTATCAACGTGAGCAACGTCATTGCCATCAATGTTGAATATAAAAGCTCCACAGTCCTTACACTGTTTAACTCCAAGTTCTTCTACTATACGTCCGACGTATACTGGAGCTTTACCTACTGCAAGCAGTGCAAACGGTTCGAGAATGTTAGATAATTTGCTTATCAATGAAGGGTACTGTTCTTTAGTGCCATTCAAAATCATGTCAATCTTTTTCATGCTAAATCCTTATTTTTAAGTTGAATAATAAAAATGCCTAATAACACACATAATACTAGAGGAATCCATAAAGATGCTCTAGTACACTGCCAGCCTAAGTATCCTACCATAAGTAGGAATACAGCTTTAGTCAATCTTGCTCTCCACATACTTATCAAGGTTAGTACGTGATAACAAGATACATACACTCCAGTCCATCTTGGACTCGTCACACACTTCTTTAGCTGACTTGATGTATTCTACACAATCATCAACTATAGTTTTATGCTGCTCATCACTGATTTCACCTTTGTTGAGTTTGGCGTCCGTTTGTTCGATGATAGATGCCATTTCAGCTACAGAATAGGCAATGATACCTAACTGAATGTCTTGGTTCAATACTTGAGCACGATTCACTAATTTGTTCTTTTCAATTTTCATTTGCCGATTAGTTATTAAATTAAACAATATGACCAATTAGTTTCACCTATAAATAGGTTACTTATAGCACCGCCACGTAAAGGCTTAGTCATGGTGCCGACCCCTTCACGGGGTATAGTAGAATCATATCTACCTATATATAAAATTTTAATCTATGGAACGCAAGACCTTCCTGTGCCTACAGTCTCGACAATAACCTCTGCTATTGAAGTGTACACGACTGTCTTCGATTGCCAGTGCGCCATGCAATCTCACAATACTTTGCCTTATCTCTCGATAAGACATCTCTCCAGTATCAAAGGACATACTGTTTGGTGTAAGAGATGCTCTGCATTAGTCTCAGGGCGTACCCATTATGGTCTGTTAAAGTTGTAACCAACAGTTGAATCTTCAAATCAAGTCCAACGCATTTTACACCTAAAACTTACAAGGGTAATAGGACTCGATGTTAATCTATCCTAAAACTTCATTTATTACCTGCTAAAAGAAGCAGAACTCGTAAGAAACTGGTGCCCTCAATGTCTTGGGAAGTTATTGAGTTTTTATTACTACCTACAACCATACTTGGTGCTCTGAGTATCCACGCTTTTACGTACGATATTAAACGCTTCTTCTTATACCAAGTGAGCACAGGTCTTGGGTTACTCGACTCACAGTAATTAACTATCTAAGCTTTTAGATGTTACACTTGTGCTTTCACTTATTCTCCTCACGGAGAACCTGCCTTAATTATGGACAAATGGTGCTAGCTATTAAACTAGCACCCATTACGTAGGTTTATTCAAATGTTCCAGACACATAGGTGATACATATTCTTACTTTCTCCTTGTTGGTCTTGAACTTATTCCATATATCACATATAGCTTTCTGCTTATCAAATCCTCTACAACTCTTAAGTTTCACCCTTCCAGTAGCATAGATACTTAATCCACTTGTAGCTAGTCTGTCTACAAACTCTTCCAGCTTTGAGAACTTATAGCCTTTTTGTATGTACAGATAAGCAATTATACCTCCGAGCATAGATGGAGTAATTATACCTTTCAAAGTAGCAGAATACTTACCAATAAGGCTAATTACTTTATCAAAGTCCTCCTCGTGCTCTCTATATAACTTTAACAGGTCTTCGCGAGTAATACTTGAACTACGAAGTCTGTGCAAACTACCAGTATCAGCAATACCATTCAGTCCTTGAACTAGGGCAGAGAACTTAGCAACTAAAGTAGCCTTAGCAATGCCATTCTTAATTCCATCTATCTGGAAGACATCTCCAGCACTACGAACCTTGCCAGTATCTACTGTAGTCCAAGTCTCGTGAGGTACTCCAGTTACTAATAAAGTTCTAAATGGAACTCCTGCTTCAATGCAGGCAGAAAGCCTATGGTAGCCATTCACACAACATCCCTGGTCATCAACGATGATTGGTTCACCGTTTAGTCTCCACTTCCCATCTTTCATCTGTTTGGCATACTTGCGTATATTATCGTTATAAGTACGTCTATTGTCCTGGAATGTGTTTCTGAGAGCTTCAGCTTCTCTAGGATTGATTTCTACAGTTTCAGCCTTAATATTAGTTTTGATTACTTTCATGTCGATTAGTTATTTAAATTGTTACTTATTTTATTAGTTGTCAAAGGAAATAATACTACCTATTTAATAGAATCATAATATTCTTCTTTTAGAACATTAGCAATTCCACTTAATACATAGTGAGGAACGTTGCCAGATAGCTGGAACCAAGGTTCTCCTACTTCATTAGTAGTATATGTTATAGCCAGCTCAATCTTGTGAACTTTAATAACACGAGGACGTCTGTCAGATGTACTCAAGTTATTGTATTTGTTAAGATGAGCATAAAATGTATCAGCGTCATCTGGAATGTCATTCCATTTAGAGGTTTTAGACTCCTTTAAAAATGGCAGACAAGGGATGAGCTTAGCAGGTTTGTCTATCTCTTCTGCATTAGGTAATGAGACAAACTTACCGTTGTACTTAGCAACGATTGCCTTAGTATCAGGCAGATAAAATAATTTCATAATTTAATCCTCCAATTATAGGTTTATACAATTAGTTATTTTCTTAGTGAGTATAGAGATTCTTGCCTCTTTACTTTCAAAGCAAGTTCTTCATTATTTGGGTCTTGTGATAGTTTTCTTCTCCAACCTTGTAGGTAATCCCAATGCTCATGCTTGGTCAGTTTAAATCCATCCCAATTTTTTAAGCACCATTCTATATAAGATGGATAGAGATAACAAATTCTTTTTACCTCTTGATTCTTATATTTACCAATTTTGAAGTGTCTCCACACACTACCCAGTGCTATGGTATACTTATTATCAACCTTATAGCAATCACTCCATTTAGTCCTCATAGATATATTTTACTAAAATAGTATTGTAGCGCCTGCATTAAATTAGCATCCTGTGAATCAAAATCATCAGTATGCTCAGATGCATATTCTAATGAATCTAATACTTTAAATGCTTCTTCAATACTACTAAAAGTTGTATCATATATCGTTGATGGTACAATTACTTTATTAGCTATTGCTCTACCATAACGTAATGATAATGATGTTGCTTTACCGTTGTCTAACAAGGACTTCATAAACTCTTCTTGTTGAGGAGTAAGGAGCAAGTCATTACTCTTATTCGTAACCTGCCCGAATTTGTTTATTCTCATGGTGGATTTATTTTATGTTTAATCTTTGAATACACATGATAATATTCCCACTAAGAATATACAAAATAGAAGGAAATAGATGAGTATATCCATACTATTGCGATTAGTTAATTTAGTTATTGTGACACCTATCTCTAGGTGTTTCGTCTTAATTTGCAAAGACTCGTCAGACAATTTCCTAAATTTGGATTTAAATAGTGTAAGAGAATACAACAAACCATTAGAAAAGTGTATTCTCTTACTAAGTCCCTAACTAGTTCCGAATTGAATGTTTGGAATGATAGAAATTAGTTAGGGATTGGGTTACTCCAATCGCTCTTCTCTCTACCTTGTTGTTCTCTATTGTGCGGATATAGAACAACGTAGTTAAGAATAGCATATACATATCCAACTTTCTGTAATAGAAAGAAACATGTATCATACTTAGGAACGTCTGGATTAGGTAAGATAGAGTAGATGACAGTTCCTGCTCTAAGGATTCTGTCACCTACTAATTCACCTTTAACAGTTACCGTTATACGAGGTCGATTTTGAATACCCACTGATTACCCAATGTTCTCGTACCATTAGCTCTTTGGCGCATGGTCTGAATTGATTGAATCTGTGAGATTTTCACCTTCTTACCCGCAATGCTGTTCAAAGCAGACTCTGCATCTGCAGATTGTTTCCACAAGTCAACAGCTGTACCTGTAGCAATCACGGCTGGTAGATTGTTTCCGGCAGCATCCTTTGCACGAGTAGAATCATCATTGTAAGGTACAACAGCTTTTACGAATGAACTGAGATACAATTCTTTCGGTTGACCGTTAACCTCAACGAAGATACCTGGAGCAGGATTACCGTTGAACTTACGAATAAACTTTGATGCTTGTAAATCTTCACCAGCAGGAATTTCAAACTCATCCCCTTCAGCAAACATGTTACTACCATCATTTACTCTCACTTCGATATTAGCAAAGCTAACACCATTACCAACTTGACCACCAGCAACCTTCACTCTCTGGAGTGCAGTTGCAACATTTGCACTTAATGCCATAATACTTAAATTATTAAAAAGTTAATCTATTCCCAAGCTAGTTAATTGTTCCTACATTGCCTCTTGGGACAGACAAAGTAGAAGAGAGTGTTTATACGTACACTCTCTAAACGTTTCACTAATCGCCCAAGTTTACTTATGCAGCTGTGGCTGGCTGCTGCCCAGGTTATTTAAAAGTGGAACTTCCACTCACCTGGGATTGGTTGTTTTTAATCATAATGATGTCCATTTCAATTCAATACTGTAAACGGACATTTACAATATTAACGATACATACTATACATATCGTCAATATACTGTAGGCGTTATACACTTAGGCTATATTATAAGTTTTATAGTTAGGCTATATTGGTATTATTTATATTAAGAGAGGGATTAGTCCCTCTCTATTAATTCAGTTCTGTAGACCATAAGTTTAATATCTCTTTCGTCCGTAATGTTATCATATTGCCAATAGTAACCATCAATCCATTTAGCTGAAAGTTTTTCAAACTCAATGTTGTATTTCTTCTTTATCTCTTCTCTAATCAAGATTAAGTCACTAATGTGGGTAATGCAGCCCTCAAATGATTGGTTGTGAAACACGTTGTTACCCTCCAATGCGCAAACATATATTATCTTCATATTATTGTATTATTGTGGGTAGTGCTGCCACCACTACCCTATTATTAATTAATATCTTAAACCTTCGTTATAATCGTCTTGAATTGATTGAAATGTTTCTATTGCATCTAAATCAAAGCTAATAATGTCTGAAAGGTTCATATTATCGTATATTCTAATGTCTTCTAAAGTTGCCATAATGTTGTGCGGTTTACCCTCCCACCACAAAGTTTTAAATTGTAATTATTATTTATGTAAGCAGTTTAAAGACTTGCTTAGGTCTGTTTGCTTACTCTGCAAACTCGAAGCCAATTAAAGCAGCCGGTACTTCAAACGGTCTTCCCGTTTTGGTAGGAATTGAACGTGCATAAATCTGTCTATGGCAGATTATCTCTTTGTCCTTGACTAAATTAACAAACATTTCGCCCAACTCTTTATTAGTTGTTTGGGCTGTTAGCTTGTTTCTTAGTTCAACCGATATTGAAGAATTATTAACGACTTCCACCGTTTTATCTCCCTTGCGTTCAAATGCAGTCTTTAACAGACTTGAAAGCCAAAGTTCTTGCTCGTTACCTTGTTCGTCTATTAGTAGAGCAACAACACTAACTCTGTTTGAACTCTCAGACCTTGCAAAGCAATATCCTGATGCCGATAGTTTGAACTTCTTACCGTCTTGGTATGGTGAAAGGTTCTCATTTGGCACACTGGCTTTTTGATTTGCTAACTGATTGAACAATGCTTCATTGTCTTTGTTAATTCTTGTAAAACCTTCTAACATGGCTTTAATGTTTTGACACGTTGGACTTCCTTTTAGTCCTCTAATGGTTTGTTTCGGGTTTGTGTCATTACCCTAACGACCTATCGTTTCCCCTCTCGCACAGGGGAGCTACGCCTTTGTCGCTAAATTTATGTGAGTGTTATAAATTTAGGCTTGATTTTTCTAACGAAACCCCCAGGGGGTGTTTCGTAGAACACTACCCTCCCTTTCATAATACACCTCATTTCACCTACTACATATCTCATAACAAACTTAGACTAAAGAATTTGCAATTCGCGAATTGCGAATCAAACAATTATCTGTCAATAAAACTCAAATATTTATTGACTGGTCACCTCAATGGGGAGGGGGCGTATTTTTGGAGTACCTAGTAATTGAGTTCGCCCATATTAAGTATATTTAAGTATAACTCATTAGGTAATCCATTTAGAATGTATTATCTTTGTATTACCAAACAATAAGGAAGAAATAACATATTAATTATAAAATTTTGAATTATGGCTAAAGAAGTAAAAGAAATTGTAGCAACAGAAGAAGGTTGTAAATGTCAGTGTGGTTCTTGTGAACCTAAAGAGGATTCCATTGTATGGGGTAAGGCTATGGTAGCTAAACTGACAGTATTAGATAAAATCATATCAGGACTAGAGAATGGTGCTAATATTGAGCATTGTCTAACATTATCTAATATTTACAGAAATCTATGCAATTAAAAGCTATACTTGATAAGTATGATGTTATAGAGGCGCAAGTACTCTATAACAAAGCTGTAGAACTATTACAGCTAATTAGTGATGAAGAATTGGAAGAGATATTTACTAAGTATCCAGCATTGTTCTCTAAGATTACTAATGTTCATCTAACACATGAACAGCTACTAAGAGACAAACAAGCTATTAAAGATGCTATTGATGTATTTATAGAGACAATTGAATCACGTAATCTATCTAAAGATGAATTTGATGCAATGACTCTGGATGATATTAAGGATTACTTGGATAGCATTATTACAAGTAAGATTCCAAGTCTTCACAGAATTATTAACGAACTAGAGGATAAGTTTAACAATGATTCCAGAAATCAGACAAATTAAAATGAATCTAACTCTATTTGAACAGGGTGTAGAGGAGTTTATGAAGAAGGCAGAACAGGTTAAGAATGATAACATAGCACTAGCTAAAGAGAACTCCGAATTGAAGGCTAAAATTCTTGAGCTAGAAAATAAACTGAAGAAATAATGACTATTGATGAAATTGAATTATATGATGTAGAGGCTGTTGATGAAATATTATCACACCTATCTAATGGAGATGCAAATGTTGTACAAGAAGCAATATCATCTTTATGTGGGATGGTTACTATTAGAGATAAATACATCAAGGAGTTAAAGGAAAAGATACGACAGGCTAGTAGTGTTTTAGATGCTAAAACTATTACAGAATACGAAACTAAACGTATTCCAGGCTGCATCCAAGATATTGCACCCAATAAGAAGTGGTCTAACACATTATAATATGATATACTACAGGGATAGAGTGTGTTATATAGTCCTTCAAGAAGGAGACCGTACTGTACAAATTGCTCATACAGTCCCAACTAATCCTCAAATTGCTGAGGAGTTATTACATATGCACCTAACCAAGGCTTATGAACAGATGGCAGAATTGATAAAGAATGACAAGAGAAGAGCATTAGAAATTGAAACATATGGTGAGAATTACTGACAATAAAGAAATAAAGGAAGCTGTATTAGCAGGCTTACAAAGGAACAAGGAGAAGTATGGTAAAAGGTACTGTCCTTGCTCCTTAGTAAGGGATGATGATACAGTATGTATGTGTAAAGAGTTTAGAGAAATGGAGGAGGGCATGTGTCATTGCCAATTATATATAAAGACTAAGGATGAGAAATAATCAATTTACATTTATAACTGGCGAGAAGGGCGCAGCATTATTTAACTTAGCTGTTCTTAATTATGCTAATCCGATGCCTCCTGCACTATATAACCTAAAGTGCAGAGCTATACAAGAAAGAGCTTATGTACATCCAGGCTGGGACTATCTTAAATATCCAGCGGTAGAACTGGAAGTGTGTTATTCTAACTTGGAATCTAATAAGATGTATGATGAGGAATTAGATGAAGATGGTTATCCAATCCTTGTATTCGTGGGAAGGTCATTATAAAATTAAAGGCGAACTTAGCTAAATGCTAGGCTCGCCTTATTTGTTATGTAATGTAATACCAATCATTTCTATCTCTTACACCTTTCTCATTTAGTTGTTTACTGTCCAAATGATAATCACCATCTCTAAAGTTTAACTCTTTAGTACCATAGTTCCAATAGAAGTATCCGTGCCAACCTGGAAGCATTAATATCTTACCAGTAGCAGCATGGAGTGTAGCTTGATTATAATTCATAGTACTAAGATTCCTAAAACTATTCCTAATAAATCTGCTAGTAAATCATCCCAGCTCCAACCTTTGTATTTTACTTCATCATAGGCTTCTTTACCAAATGAAGCTATCAGAGCTAGAGCAATTCCACTAACTACATTTAAGATTAATCCAAATACTACTACAATAGCAAAACAGCATATCATATGTAATATCTTATCACTCTTCAGGAATTTCTTTATTTGGTCTATCATGTTTATCAAATTTCTTCCAGATACCAGTTATTGAATCTATACCAAGTAGTGCCATACAGCATACTAAGAATGTATCTATCATTAATGGGGCTTGGATAACATGAACAGTACAATATAGCAATACTACTATAGCTACTATCCATCCTAATACTCCACATACTCTCTTACTACTAATACCAGAGTGTGAAGTAACCATCCCCTTTATAAAGGTTATAAATTTCATGTTCTTAGAAATTAAACATCTGTATTCTACTAGCTACATCCGTTCCACTTCCAGATTTACTCCAATGTCTATCAGATGGGTTAGCTAATCCTTGTAGGTACTTCCTAACTCCACCATTACCAGCTAACCATGCTCCACCTAACAATCCAAATTTAGTATATCCTTTTTGTGCAGCTAGCTCTAAATCTTGTTTATTAAACCCTCTTTCAAATTGCTTAGCTAATTTAATAGCAGCTTTAATCTGTAGTTTAGGATTATTCCTAAATGTATCCACATCTGTCCCAGCATAAGCAGAAATATTATTATACTTCTTACCATCTTGCATGAATTGGAAGTAACCATAGGCAGGAGCACCAGCTCTGTTTTGTATTGCACTATTAAATCCAGATTCCTGTTCAGCCATCTTAGTAAGGAATTGTCTATAGTTCTTAGCTTCTGGGTCTTCTTGTTCCACCTCATCGTACCACTTATTAAACTCATCTAATCCTTTAGATGGTTTGATGTTGAATAACTCTCTCTTCATAGGTTGTTCCTCTTTAATAATAGGTTGTTCAATTGGTTCCTCAGTTCTAGATTGCACTACTATTGGTTCATCTCTAGTAATAGGAATATTATACGTACTAAATACATCTGGAGAACCTAACTCTAATCTTGGAATATTAATACTCGGAGATTCCACTGGGGTATAGGACACAAATCGTAATCCTTCTTGTCCTTTTCTAACTCTATTGTTACTATAAGTAGGTCTATCGGACTTCATGAATTTCTTCCTCATATCTCTCTTATTGTTAAGAGTCTTAGAGTTCTTTACTAATGTAGAATCTTTAAACTTGAATCTTCTACCATCAGATACCAGACTACCACCCTTCTTCATAGTTAATAATGCACCTTGCATCATAGGCTGCCTTCTTATATATGGATTCTTAGGAATACTCTTAATGCTGTCCCATACTCTTCTTCCACCTATATAAATAGGATTCTCTTGCTGTAATATAAATGGAGTTCCAACCTTGTCCATAAGTGCAGCTTGCTTAGTAGCTCTAACTCCCTCTGCTGTACTCTTACCTGACCATCTCTTAGCATAATCAGCTGGATTAAACTTCCACATATCTTGAGATATTTGGGTTAGCTTTCCCTTATTGTTATAATCAATCTTTATAACATGACCTCCTACATCATCTATAGGTCCAGCATAGTTAGTGCCAGGTTGTCTAAAGGTTTGGAAACCATCTGGCATTTCAATAACCATGTCTCCTTCCTTACCTTGTAACTTACCTATACCATTAGAGTATTCATTAAACTCTTCTATATCTCTAAACCTTAAAGGTCTTGAATCTCTAACTACAGATTGCATTTGGTATCTTCTATTCTCAATGCCTGGATATAGTTGATTATATCTATCTCCATGACTGAACCCTTTTCCTTTAGCTGGTTTAAATGATTGAGCTACCTTTTGAAACCAAGGACTCTTACTTATTAATGGGTCATTCTGGAATAGATACATTCCTAATAAGTCCCTATCACCATTATTACCTTCTGGTGTTGCTGAACCTGTATATGTAGACTCATTATTCTTTATATCCTTTAAAGATACAGAAGCATTACCTTTAGTTCTTCTACCTACTTTATAAGCTGCAATTCTTGCTGGAGTCTTCTCTACATTAGATAGGAATGGCATTGCTCTATTAGCAGCAGCCATAGCAATGTTAGTAGGTGTACGAGCTTCTCTATTAAATATCCAATGATTTCTATTGAGAGCATTCCAACCTAAGTCGGCATCACCCTTAATAAACTTAGAAACTAACTTGTTTTTAGTAACATTAAGACCTTTACCTCCTCCATATACTGCACCAGGATTTAGATATTCTCCAACTTCAGCTGGTATTCCAACCTTACCTTCCAACCATTGACCAAATCCACCAGTAGCATTATTAACAGCTTCACTTCCTAATAAACCTCCTACCACTGTAGCCGGAGTAGTTACTAATGCAGCACCAGCCATAGCAGGCATTACAGTCCTTTCTAATCCTACTAATGGATTAGTTCCATTCCTCATAGAAGACTTAAACCTCTCCTTAGCCCCTTTAATAGGATGCCAATAGTCCCTATTCCTTTCAGCAGCTGTTCTTGTATCAGTAGAAGGTTCTCCACCTAAATCAATAAGTTGGTCTTGTCTAGGTTTAGCTTTAATGATTTCTGGAATAACAGGTCTAGATACTCTAGTATTGTCCTGCTTTAAAACTGTACCTTCTTGGGCAAACAAAGTTCCGTTAGTTGTTGGAGCTACTTGTGCTACCGTATTCATTAGTAGTTCTGACTTATCCTTACCATAATCTATGTTATACTTTCTAAGCCAGTACTTCATATCCTTATAAGTATAGTCAGTCTTTTCTGGATTCATCTTAGCTTCCCTTCTCATACTATTAAGTCTAGCTTGAACCTCAGCAGCATTATTTATATAATCATTATCACCGCCAGCAACAATACCTCCTCCAACTATGTCATTTATTTTCATAAGGCTAGGTGTAGCAACTTTTCTAGAGTTCTCATCAAATTCCTGCTGTGTCTTACCATTAACAGATGTTGATTTTAAGGTTGCTGCATGGGCTAATTCATGTGTAAGGATTGTATCAAAATCTCTTCCGAATGATGGTGCTTCCCTCTCATACGTTGGGTCAGCATTAGCCGTTATTACAGTACCATTGTCTGTCACCTTAGTAGTACCGTTAGCATTATTGTTTCTATAATTAGCACCATCTGATACTATAACAGCAGAATTAGTTGTCTTATCATTTATAAATGACATAGTCTCAGGGTCTAACTGGTCTTCAAATCTTCCAGTTGATTTCCTCTTAGCATACCAATCAGTCTGCCAATCTCTAGCAGATTGTATGCTTTGCTTCACACTAGCCACTCTACTTGGGTCACCAACACCATAATCCCTATTTAGTTTAGGAAGGGACCTATATGAAACTCTTTTAGGAACTCCTCCCTCCTGAAACATATTAACTATCTCCATACTTAATAATATTATTATGTAGTTTCTTGTGGCAGTTTGAACAAACCACTATACATTTATTCATCTCTTTTATAAAAAGAGGAGTGGGAAGGTTCTTAACTGCTCTAGATATTGTATAGAGTTTATTCCTTATATGATGTAACTCTAAGCAGCAGTAAGTAGTCTCCCCACATATACAACATTCTTTCTTCCTCTCCCTTAATAAACTTTTGTTAATTTTAGCTGTTTCAGCATTCTCTGTCATAATTAATCATTAATGATGCCACTTAGCTGCATTTCTAGCGAAATTAGCTCTCTTCTTCTGTAATGGAGTAGCATTAGGATTATTAAGTACAGAACGAGCATGTTCTTGTACTGATTGTCCAGCTTTCTTGGCAGATGCTGTGAACTTACCTCTATTCTCTTTCTTAATATGAATACCACTTCCATTTTTACATCTAGGTATTAGCTTACTTCCTTGTCTGAACATAGGAATACTTTCACAATCTACATTACTGCACATCTCCTTTAAAGAGACGTACATTGCACTCAATTCTCTCTGATTTAGTTCCATAATTAAATAAGTTTATGTTTCATTTTTTTATTTACAAAATTAAAGCTAAATTTGCACATTATCAAATGAAAGGTAGTAAATTATAAATAATGGATTGATGAAAATGAATTAGAGTTTATTTTTAGACGGACTAACATTCAACATTTAAAGGAAATAGATTAATGTCGTTAAGTAGACTAGAAGCAATTTATGGCTGGATTAATAACTTAGGTCCAAACGTTAAGACTATCATTATTATAGTTTTATCAGTGATAGTAGTGGAAACTAGTTTTAGAGGTCATACGAAACTTATCTTACAAGATTATACTGAACAAGTCCAGCAGGAAAAGTACCTAGCTGAGGAATATACAAAGATAATCTCACCTTCTATTAATGAATACATTGAAAGAATATTGGTACAGGACAAGGATGCGTCTAATGTCATCTTATTGAATTACCACAATACCTTGGTTAGTACTCATGGATTATCTTACAGATACCTCACGGCACTAACTGAGAAGAAGAGAGGTCTGGATACTAAGAGCTGTTTAAGAATATGGAGGGAGTTAGAATATATAAACTATGGAGATGAGATTGAAAAGATAAATGAGAATAAGTCTTTAAGAATGGATAGTATTCAGCAGTACAGTTCAAGGCTACCTAACTTAGTAGAGTTGCTGCAACGCAGTAGTGCTAAGTCTGCTGCCTTCTATACATTATCTGGTGTAGATGGACCTGTAGGAATGCTGGTAGTTATCTATCCTATGAAGAAGGAGTATTATCTGGGATATTATCAATCTATAATAGCCCCATCTCTTCAACCTCTTACAACATGGTTAGATTATAATTCAGTAAAGGATAAATTTAAAAGGCTATATGAAAGTGGACAAGCAGAACCAGAACGTTTGCTACAACGATGAGAAGCACATGTACTGGGATGAAAATGGAGTGTATGTATCAGTAACAACATTAATTGGCAAATTCTGTCAAGATTTTGATAAGGATTTCTGGTCAGGTTATAAGGCATTAGAGAAGATGTTATCAGCAGAAGAATTTAAAGCTGAGAAATCTCAACTACTAAATACTCATAAGATAGATGTAGAATACTTCTGTAATATGTATGGGTTTACTCGTAACGATTACAATAAGGCTCAACAAGACATCTTAGATGAGTGGCAGAAGACTAATGCCGAATCCTGTGAAAGAGGTTCTAAAATTCATGCTGAGTTAGAAGGTAATTATACTTCTAAGAAACAATGTGAATTAAGAAAGTTCGGACTTGGAGGTAAGTTTGAAGTAAATACCAATGACTCTTTAATGGAGCACAATAAGGATTTACTTGATATTGAGAAGGGAGTGTTCCCCGAGTATATGATATATAGGAAGTCAGATGATGGTAAGTTTAAACTTGCAGGGCAGATTGACTTACTAATTAAGGATGGTAATGACATCTATATCATAGACTATAAGACTAATAAGAAGTTAGACGATAAATCCTTCTTTGATAAGAGAACTAAGAAATGTCAGATGATGAAGTATCCTATGAATAACATTATGGATTGTAACAAGATGCACTATGCACTACAGTTATCAACCTATGCTTGGATGCTTCAGAAATTGAATCCTAAGTTCGTAGTTAAGAAACTATTACTTATACATTATGACCATCAAGGAAATGTCACAGAACATGAGCTTGATTATCTAAAGGATGATGTGGAAAGAATGTGTAGGTTCTATAAGAAAGAAGCTATATTAGAAGCCAGAAAGAATAGCAGAAGACCTATAGAATTCTAATAATACCTATATGAGTATCTTTCAAACAATTAGGTTTGAGATATTAGCAACTTTATGAACTAAATAGAATAAATATGGGTCTTGGTGCTATTTTAAATGGTCACACTAACGAGATGCTTGGGCTGAATCAGAATATATCTGCTGCCCGCATCCGTTTGTGTAAAGAATGTAAGCTCTATAAAAAGAGTGTGGTATTGGGTGAGATTTGTAACAGTAAGTTATGGATAAATCCAAACAATGAAGATGTAAGTACAGAGAAGAAAGATGGATATATTAATGGATGTGGATGCAGGTTAAGAGCTAAAACAACTCTGCCTAATGCAACGTGTCCTATAGGAAAATGGTAATTTAATTTTAATGAGTATGAATAGTTTAAGTACAGTAGAAGCAGTGTTAAAAACAAAGAATCAATTGGTTAGAGGAGATGCTAATGGTAAGAATAGTTTAATGGGTAATGGAGAAGTATTTATAATGTCTCCTACTGTAGCTGAAATGGCTAAACAAGATGCTAAAGTAAAATTCAACGAACAGGTTGAGGAAGCTAGGGCAGAGTGGAATGCTAAAATTGATGAGCAGGAAAGACACGCCAAGATAATGGATGAGAAGATGAAGGACTTACAGATTGTCCCCATCAATAGTTATATATTAGTACAACCTTATGCTAAGAACCCATTCCAGAAGATGAAGGTAACTGAGTCAGGGTTGATACTTCCAGAATATACAGGTACATTTAAAAATCCAGACTCTGGTGAAATGGACCAAGAAGAGAACTTATCAGTTCAAGCATTAGTAATAGAGGCTAGTCCTTTATGTAAATTTGTAAAGGAAGGTGACATTATTTACTATAGAAGAGCATGTGGAGTTCCTATCCCATTCTTCGGACAAGGATTTGAAGTTGTAGCTGAACCTCAAGTTCAAGTAGTAGTTAATTCTGGACTAAAAGATAGATATACAAAGGAATTTAAAAGTGATAATGCATAATGGAAGAGAAAGTATATTTTATGCCAGGTGAGGTAGTAACTCTTAAACAAGATATACCTAACAAGCCTGTAATGATTGTGGTTAAAAAGGAGACTATGAATATTAGAACTCATGGTGTTCCCAACGTAACAGAAGATTATTTTAAAGGTATTAGATGTAGATGGTTCTCTACAGAAGGCGTTCTACAGGAAGCAATCTACAATACTAAGGATTTAGTTAAAGTATGATAAGTATGTTTCAACAGGGTGGGCAGATGAATGACGAGCAAAAAGCATTCACTGCCTATCTTATTAAAGTCCTAAACCCTAAAGATGCAGCGGACTTTGAGAACAAAGTAGCACAGCTATCAGAAAGTGATTTAAAAGAGTTTTATAAACAATACAAAGCAATGGAAGGTAATCAAATTTCAATGGCTAAATTAGGAGCCAAGTTAAGTTATGTTCAAACCCTTAGAGGTGAGTGCCCAGAAGGATACGAGGTTGAGAAGTATATGGCTGGAGGCTGTGTTAAATGCAAGAAGAAAGCTGAGGGTGCTAAAGTAGTAGATATATTTAAAGATAAGTGTGGAGGTAAAGCTAAGAAGAGAGTTAAAAAGAATATGGGAGGAACCGTAGATAACTCTTGGTCAGTAGCTAAAGACCAAAAAGGTGCTGTAGTTAATAAGGCTGATACTGTACACACAAGTAAGGGAGTATACAATGTTAGTAATAAGAAACTTCCTTATAAAAAGATGACTCCAGCTGACTATAAGAAACTTCCCCATAATGAGAAAGTAAAGGTTGATATGAAAGACCAAGCTAATGGGAAGAGTGCTAGTGGAGCAGGAGCTGTAAAGAACAAGGGAATTGGAAAGAATTACTTTGGAGGAACAATCCAAAGACGTATAATTAAACAATAATTATTATGACAATATTTCTATATGATAATGTAAATCATGAATTGCGATTAAACGAACCAGAGATTCTTCTTATTAAGGAGTTCGCTGAGTTATGGACTAATGATAGAAATATCAGTAAGGAAGACCCTAAGGGTATTAAAAAGCTAAGAGCATTCAAAGAGTTCACCTATATGTACCTAATGATTGACTGGCAATCACACTATTCACAATTTACTGAAGCAGAACGTAATGAAGCTGCTAAGCAGGATAGTGGTATTACAGAAGAGGAGTTTAATGACCCTCTGTTTAGAGCTGCATGTAGGAAATATAGAGAGATACAAGAATCAGCAAGAGACATTAAGTTAATTAGGGCAGCTCAAAATAAGGTAGACGAGCTAATTGATTATTTCAATGAGGGTTCTGATTTACAAGAAAGAGACCCTATTACTGGTAAGCCAATCTTTAAAGCTAAGGATGTTATCGGTGAAATGTCATCTATATCTAAGGTATTAGATGAATTAGATGCCTTAGAAGCCCGTATTAAGAAGAAACAAAAAGCTGCTACAGGTCTTCGTGCTGGTGCTGTTGAGGGATATGTACCAAAACTAAAGTAACATGGCACGTGGAAGGAAACCTAAAAATAAAATCCAGGAGTCCCCTACTGTCCAAGCCTTAGTTGAAAAGGTTACTGAGGTAGGGGAGAACACTGGAACACTAGAGCAGAAGCTCACAGAAGTTGAGTGGGATGTCAAAATTGGAGACCCAATAGACTATTTTGATTCTAACCTATCGTATGAACTTACTGGTTATAGACCCATTGATGGTACAAGAGGATTAGACTTTGACCCAGAATGGTTTATGGAAGCTAGAAAGACTAAAGCCACTACTGGTAAGTATTGTAATGAACCATTGATGGGTAAGGCTTATGGTGAGTTTTGGGACCAAGAATATGATAGATGTAGAAATGGTATGACTGTTAATGGCTACACCATTACTGGTGATAATTATTTCTTTATTAATTACTATCAGTTACCTAATCTATCTTCTGCAACTAAGGCTGGTGGTGGTCGTTCAGTAGACTTCCCTAATTTCTTTGTAAAACAATATGAATACTTCCATTATATAGAATTGTGTAAGATGCTGAGAAAGAATGCTATTGGTTTGAAAGCCAGAGGTGTTGGATTCTCAGAAATAGCTGCTGCTATACTTGTTAATGGTTATACAACTAGACCTCACTTTAGGGGAGTGGTAGCTGCACAACAAGAAGGTTATGTTGATGATACTTTAAGTAAATGCTGGACTCAGTTATCATACTTAGATGATAATACTGAGGATGGTATGAGATGGTTAAGGCAAGTACATAACACAGCTAAATGGAAGAGAGCTTCTAGTAAGAATGTAGATGGTGTAGAATCTGGATGGATGTCAGAGATTGAAGGAATTACAGCTGACAAGCCTAACAAGATTAGAGGTGACCGTACTGATATTCTGATGTACGAAGAAAGTGGTTCTTGGCCCAATTGGAAGAAAGCATTCATTCAGGGTGACGCCTTGATTGATATTCAGGGACAGAGATTCGGTATTAAGTTAGCTTGGGGTACAGGTGGTGATAGTGGTCCTGCATTAGAAGGTGTAGCTGCTGCATTCCATGACCCTAGAGGTTATGATGTACTTCCATACAAACATAACTATACTAAGGAAGGTACTTATGTAGAAACTGCATATTTCATTCCTGCATATACTATTGTTACTGCTCCAGGATATGTAGACCACAGAGGATGGACAGACCCAGAAAAGGGTAGAGAGTTCTACATGGCTAAGAGGGCTACTAAGATTGCAGACCCTAAAGGTTTAATGCTATACTCTGCTGAGTATTGTTTTACACCTGATGAAGCATTAGCTCTGGAAGGTGATAACCAATTCAATACTGTATTATTAACAGAGCAGTTAGCTGCTATTAAGTTACATAAGATTACTCCACAAGAGCTTAAACCAAAATGGGGACAGTTAGAATACACATTCCAAAACAATGTACATTCTGAAGAAGCTAAGAATGGAGTAAGGTTTATACCTAGTGATAAAGGAAAGGTTTGTATTATTGAACATCCTATTAAGAGTGAAAATGGTGCAGACTTTAGAAATCTATACGTAGCTGGTATCGACGGTATTGACATGGGTATGAATGATACATCTGATAGTACTAGAGACCCATCAGACTTCTGTGTAGTAGTAAAGAAGAGATGCTTTGGATTACAAGAACCAATGTATGTTTGTATCTACAAGGACAGACCTAATAATCTTGAGGAAGCATATAGAACTACCTTGAAGATATTGGAGTATTATAACTGTAAAGCTTGTTTGGAATCTACTCGTATTAGTATCTTAACATGGTTTAGAACTAAGCACAAGGAAGAGAGATTCTTAATGAGAAGACCAAGAGCTACTCAATCTGATATACAAGCTGGTAGAAGTAGACAATTTGGTGCTCCTGCAACTGAGGCAGTTATTCAACACCAGTTAGACCTTATTGATTGCTATATCAATGACTACTGCCACAATATGTGGTTTGAGCCAATGATTAATGAACTTATTACTTATTCATATGAGAATAAAAGAAAGTTCGATATTGTAGCAGCAATGGGTATGGCTGAATTAGGAGATGAAGAGTTAAGTGGTATTCCACCACAGGAAGCTGATAATGGGGGTAGGAAGTTGAAGCTATTTGGCTACTGGACTGATGAATATGGTATAAAGCATAAAGGAGTTATTCCAGATAAACAGTCTATAGTACCTAAGTTTAACTTATTCCCTACACAATATTATGACGACACAGGACATCGAACAAGCGATACGAGATTTAATTAAATCTTTGTATTGTGTAGAGTATCAAGGAGTCCTAAAGGTTTACGAAACCACTTATAAATTTCCAGGTGAAGAACCTGAGCATGTGGGATATAGAATGGACCTTGGACTTAATAAAGATGAGAAGCCATTGTCCATTGCATGTGATGGAACGGCTGAGGAATTTATAAAGTTTATTGAGAAAGAATTAAAGGAGAGAAGCTTAGTAAGAACTAAGTACTTCACTGCTATACAATTATATGATTACGAAGATGAGTGCAAAGCAAAGAAGTGATGATTATTTGATAGAGAAGATTGACAAAGCTGTAAATGAGTTAGTCTTCAACAAATGGAAGTTACAGAAGGCATACAACTATTATAACGGTAAGAGAGATGCCGAACAATTTAGGTATCTTGAAGAAAACTTTGGAATAGGTAATCCTACTTCTATTGAGTTCACTCCTCTTATAAAGAAACATGTTGATGCTTTAATTGGAGAGTATTTAGACATTCCAATTCTTCCAAAGGTATCTTGTAAAGATAAAGATACAATCTCAAAGATTACTAGACAGAAGGAGTTAGAAATAAGTCAACAAGTCTATACGTTCTTACAAAAGCATTTAAACAATCAAATACTAGCCTTTATAGGAGGAGGTAATGTTAGTGATGCTTCTGTTGAGGCAGATATAGAAAAGCTAATTGAGGATATTAATAATAACTTTATTAGTGATTACGAGAAGGCTGCTCAATATGTTATAGAATATGTAATCCAATCAAGGAGTACTGACTTAGCTAATAAACTAAAGGCATTACTGTTAGATTTACTTGTTACTGGCTGTTCATTCTATAGGGTTAAACCTGCTGCAAGTGGTAAGAATATTACTATTGATGTACTTAATCCATTAAATACATTTGTCGATAGGAATCCAGAATCTCCTTATGTAAAGGATAGTTATAGAGTTGTAGTTAGGAAATGGATGACTAAACAGCAAATTCTTGTTGAATATGGCAAAGACCTAAGTGATGAGAGTAGGGCTGAGTTAGAGGATATGTATGAACACTATTCTGATAGTTCCTATATGTATATTAGGGCTATGGAGAACCAAGTGGGATGCAGACCTATTATGGAAGGAGAAGGTGCTGGACTAGATGCTGGTAAAGGTATTGTTCCAGGATTCCCTGCTGATACTTATGAGTCATTCAATTATAAGCTATTACCTGTCTATGAAACAGAGTGGATTGACATAGACAAAGAAGGTGATGAGTACGTTCAAAACAGATATGAGGGAGTTAGAATAGGACAGTCTATATACGTTCTTACTGGTAAATCGGAGAATGTAATTAGAACTAAGGATGCTCCTACCAAGTGTGGACTATCTGTTAATGGTGTATATCTGGTTAATAGGGACAATGTTCCACAATCCTTAGTATTACAATGTGCTCACCTACAGGATAAGTATGACTTAATTACCTACTTCAGAGATAATATCTTAGCTAATAGTGGTACTGATGGTGATTGGCTAGACTTATCTATGCTTCCAACAATATTAGGTGATGACCTTACTGAGAGGATTCAGAAGTGGATTGCATTTAAGAAGACTGGAGTAGCTTTAGTAGACACAAGTCAGGAAGGTAGAGCATTTAATAACAATACTTCATTTGCTGGATTTACTGACACTATTAAAGTGCAGACTATTCAAGCATTTGATTTAGCACTACAAAGAGTGGAAGACCAAACATCATCTATTACAGGTGTGTTCAGAGAAAGACTGAATGGTATTCAACAAAAGGATGCAGTTAGTAATGTAGAAGCTGGAGCTAGAAACTCTTATACTATTACTAAGCCATTCTATCAGACTATGGATACATTATCAATAGACATTCTTAGAGATTGTCTTGACATAGCTAAGATAGTATGGAAGAAGGGATTAACTGGAACTCTAATCTTAGGAGACAAACTACAGAAAGTATTTACTGCATTACCAGAGCATTTCACCCATACTGATTACGATATACACATCGTGCCAAGTACTCAGATTATGAAAGAGATGCAGAATGTTCAACAAATCATTATTGAGCTTATAAAGAGTGGTCAATTAGACCCAGATATGATTGTTGATGCTCTAACAGCCAGAAGTCTTACTGAACTCAAAGCTAAGGTTACTAAAGCCTTTGCCAAGAAGAAAAAGGAGATGAATGAGATGGGTCAGATGCAGCAACAGCTTGAACAACTACAGCAACAGAATCAACAACTACAACAGCAACTACAACAAGCTCAAGGTAAGATTGAAAGTCTTAATGAGGCTAAGTTGGAGATTGAAAGACAAAAGGTTCAGAATGAAGCTGATATTAACTGGTATAATGCTAGGACTCAAAGAGACAAGTCTCAAAGTGATGCTGATAATGATACTAAGAGAACAGACATTGAATATGCTCAATTATTCGATGGTAATCAAATGAATAACGAAGTTAAAAACGCATAAGAAATGATTAACCTCAATCAGAATGAAAGACCAACCTCCCTGCAAGTAAGTAGATTATCTCTACTACCTGCAGGTGACTTTGAGTTACCTTATGGAAGTAATGCAGTTCTTGTTAAGAACATTACAGAAGATAATGTAACTGTAGAGGTACTATTAAAAGATTCAGAAGGTCAGTATGTAGCTACTGTGTTCTATCCTGGATGGAATCCAGAATTAGTTATAGGTATTAAAGCTGTACCTGAAAGTACATTACAAGTAGGTAACTAACATGGGAATTTATATTGGCATTGGTAACCATATTGGGAGAGCCAATTTAAAGGTTATCTCAGTTGTAGTTAGAATTATAGATAGAGGTACTGGACTACCCTTAGTAGGTGCTATAGTTGTCTTTAAGGGTAAAGAGTACGTAACTGATGCCAATGGACAAGTAATATTAAAAGGATTTGAGAACAGCAGTTATCCACTGATAGTCAAAAGACAAGGACATGAATCTGTTGTTATAGACAAGTGGAAGTTAGAGAATGGAGACATTTATCTTACTGATGTTACTAGAAATATTCTTGCCGAAATTGGCGTTAATATACTTACAGAAGATGGCGGTCTAATCTTTAGAGATTTGGCAAACATTATATTAGAAGATGGTAAATTTATGGTTACAGAAAATGGTGATTTAATTTTATTTGAATAATGGCAGCAACTGACATTAAAATCTCTCAAATGACTCCTGCTACAACACTAGCTGGTGATGAGTTAATTCCTATTGTTCAAAACGGAGCTAACAAATCAACTACTGTTAATAAGGTAATTGAAGGTTTAGCTACAGAGCAGTGGGTAACTGATGCAATAGCTGATGCGGGAGGTAAGGTTCTTGTTGTTACAGAACTACCAGCTAAGGGTAATCCCAATACCATTTACATGGTTCCTAACGAAAGCTCTAGAGCTAATGATGTATACGATGAGTATATATGGATGGTTACTACTGAGAAGACAGGATGGGAGTTCTTAGGTAATAAACATGTTGAGGTAGACTTAACAGGTTATTATAACAAGACACAAGTAGATAAAGCTATTGAGGATTCTGAGGCAAGAAGCACAGCTGCTATTGCTCTAAAAGTTGATAAGGTAGACGGTAAGCAGTTATCTACTAACGACTACACAACAGCTGAGAAGCAAGAAGTAGCAAAGATAGCTAACAAGGTAGATAAAGTAAGTGGTAAGGGACTTTCAACTAACGACTATACTGCTGAAGATAAAGCAGCTGTAGGTACTATTGCAGATAAGGTAGATAAGGTTGAAGGTAAACAATTATCTACAGAAGATTATACAACAGCTGAGAAGACTAAGTTACAAGGTGTGGCAGCTAATGCTAACAACTATGTACATCCAACTACAGCAGGTAATAAACATATTCCAGCTGGAGGTACAGCAGGTCAAATACTTGTAAATACTGGAGATGGTACAGCTGAATGGCAAGACAATCAAGGTGGAGGTGGTGGAGGAATCGACTATACTGGATTAGAAGACATTTACTCTTATGGAGTTGAATGGGATTCTACAGTAGCTGACCCTACATTAACTAGAATTGGTAATCCTCTATTACATAAATCATTACCTATCCAATCCCAATATAAGGGTTGTGTAGCTAATGGCGCAGAAATCAATTATTATCTAAACCCTAATGATTGGTCACAGAAAGCTGATGGAACTCCTTCTGTATTAGATGGAACTGATGGCACTGTAAGAGTACATATACCTAAGTTCTATGGTAAGTCTGGAGTTGAAGGTACTAAGAGATGGGTTAGAATGTCTACCATTAAAATGGACAATACGTGGATTGAGATTCCAGAAATGCTAGTTGATGCTTATAGAAGTACAGTTAATCAAACTGGTAACAAGGCGGTTTCAGTAGTTAATACTACAGCACAGTTCAGAGGTGGTGGTAATAGAACTGCTAACGATACATACCTAGATACTGATGCATTTAGGAGTGACTTAGGTAAACCAAGAACTAATATCTCAAGAGCTAATATGAGAACTTATGCTACTAATGCTGGCTCAGAAATGTTATGCTATGAATATTACAAGTGGATATTCTACTGGGCTTGGGTTATTGAGTATGCTACCCTCAACTCACAAGCAGCATATAATGCTGATTTAACAGCTGAAGGTTATCATCAAGGTGGATTAGGTGATGGTGTTACTACATGGAATGGTGATTGGAATACTTACAATGGTTATTATCCATTAACACCATGTGGATATTGCAATGAGTTTGGTAACTTTACTGGTGTTAAGGATTTAGTTATTCCTGAAACTGTAGTAAGTGAGTCCACAACAGTTGCATCCAAGACATTCAAAGTTCCAAGATGGAGAGGATTTGATAATCCATTCGGAGACATCTGGACTAACTTAGATGGTATTATCTTAGAGAGAACAGCAGCTAATCAGCCAAGTAGTGTATACACTACAACTGACCCAACAGCGTTTGGAGATGATAATACAGCTAAAGGTAAAATGACTGTCGCTGGTACTGAGATTGCATCTGATGGATACACAAAGGACTATGACCTAGGAGAAACAGGTGAAATCATACCTTCGGTGGTCGGTGGTTCTACTACTACTTACATGTGTGACTATCACTACTGCAATGCTTCAAGCACAGCACTAAGAACGCTCGTCGTTGGCGGCCACGCTCATGATGGTGGTCTTGCTGGTCTTGGCTACTTCTATTCTGGTTATGGGGTCGGTTCTGCTTCTACCTATGTGGGCTTCAGAACACTAAATAAGGTAGTTTAACAAAATATACAATAGATAAAA